GTATCTACAAGTGTGTTCTCTGTATCTACAAGTGTGTTCTCTGTATCTACAAGTGTGTTCTCTGTATCTACAAGTGTATTCTGTGTATCTACCAATGTATTTTCCTGTGTACCTACCAATGGGATATTTGTTTCATCTGAATCTGGAAAACCAACATTATCTACCAATGAAATATTTGTTTCATCTGAATCTGGAGAACCAACACTATCTACCAATGAGATATTTGTTTCATCTGAATCTTCACCACTAGCATTACCATCATAACTAGGTGTTTTAAATATGCCTGGATTATCGTGTGAATCTGCCAATGATATATATGTTTTTTGAGAATCAAATATTTCTTCAGAATCTGATTTATATGTCTCTTCAGAATCTGATTTATATGTCTCTTCAGAATCTGATTTATATGCCTCTTTAGAATCTGATTTAAGTGTCTCTTGGGATTCAAATGTATTTTCACACATCTCATCTATAAGAGGGTCTTCCATATATTCTTTCTTATACTGTTCAACCTCTTCTTCAAGGAGCTCAAAATAGGCTTGTGAATCTTCTCTGATAGAAAAATCCTTATAATCTGTAGATTCTACGGTCTCTTCTGTCTCTGCAGATATTTTTTCACCATCACCAGTATCGGTTTTTCCAAAATTTACTTGACTTACTTCTTCGTTATATTCTTTATAATAATTACTAAGGAGTTTTCTTAAATTTTCCAACGCAACTTCTCTCACTTGATTGTTTTTGTCCAGTTGTTTTAATCTGATACGTTCACTTGAACGACTCTGTTGATTTCCGGACTCAATCTCAAGTATCACACGTTCTACTTGTTTTAAATTCTCATACAACGACACAATATTCTCTTTCTCTTGTTGTTTCTTTTGTTCATATTTTCGTTGCTGTTCTTCTTGTTTAGCTATTCCAGTATTCATATCATTATAAGTTACTATACGATGTAATGCTTTTAAATACATAAGTGTTTCCGATACATTATCTATGTTCAACTGAAACGTTTTCTGTATATCTTCCGTAAAACTTTCATATGCCGTCATATATCCGTCTACTGTATCATATAAATCTTGGAACATTAACACAAGATTATCCTGTCTACCTTGCAATTTCTTGTTGAGATTTAATGTTGTTCCATAAGCACCTCGTAACTCTGTCCCGGTCTTTAAGTCGTTTTTTGAAAGTGTTCTCTTCCTTGCGCTTACCATAAATTTACTGTAGTCGACAAGATTAAAAACATAATAGTCTGATTTTGCCTGATTACACGTATGATGCGAATATGCAAACTCTAATAACCAGAACTTAATGAAAAAATAAAAAAAATTATATAATTCCTGGTTATGTTCAAGATTTTTAACATTTTCCAAACCAACTAATTCTTTTTCAAGCATCTTCGTTCTACCTTCCTGGCTTTCTGGCATCTCTTGTTTGCGTTTTAGTAACCTCTCTAGTGTCGTGTTAATTTCGTCCTCTTCTAAGGATAGTATATGATTTAATACTTTTATTGTTACGTTCTCCTTAACTTCATCATAATCTATCACCAATTTATTATTTTTTCGTTTCCAGAATTCACGATATTTTGTAGTCATCCAAAAATTATCGAATACTTCTTCATATTTGTTATCTACTTCACCTGCATCATAAACGCCTTCATTTATTGCGATATATAATTGTCTCAAGGCACTATTCTTGTCACTATGTTCCTGACGATTTATATAAGTGTTCCATAATTTATACATTGTAATTTGTTGACCGTTCGCATAATCTTTTTTACCTATATACGCTTTTAACTCACGATAAGGACGCATAGCACTATAAGCTGATGCTACTGGATATTTATGTTCCATTTCAGGGCAAGAACTTATTGGCACTATTTTTAAATTACATAAATAACATTTTGCTTCTCCTCCTTTCGCATAGTCTGTTATATGTTTTCCCCACATATCTATCATCTGTTGTGCATCACCTATCTTATCTGTAATGGCTGGACGAATAGTTGACCGTGGTACACCGATACCTCCTCTATTTAGAATCTTAACTATCTTATCTACAGGGTTATTTTCTGTAAGAGTCTTACTGGATGCTTTCGATGCGAATTCAATGACATTAGGAATCATGCTTTTCATGTCATTCACCACATCATTTGTATCTGGATTTTGGCTACCGGTTTTAATTTTTATTGGACTGATAGTGCTAAAATGTTCATTCACGTTAAAGTCAAGGTCATCATCATCAAGTTTCACTTCAAAAGAAGTTACCTCGTTCACTTTCTGTGATTGTCCCTGTGATAATTCATCAATCTGTTCAGATGTGTATTCCTGTGTTAATTTTTGAAGTTCTTCAAATTCGCTATCTGGCATAAGTACTCTCAAGCGTTCCAATAAACCCTTTTTGTATTCTTCCCTTAAGTTGGGGTCTTCAAAAATTTTTTTTTCTTGTTCATCAACATAACCTGCCTTGTTTGAAGCACTATATTTTTCTTCATCTGAAGAAGATTCAAATAATGCTTTTGCTTCGGTATTTTTATTTTGATAACCTGTATCTTGAGATTGAGAACCTGTATCAAATTCAAAATTTGCAAGGTTAACACTTTGACTATTTTCGTCTTCAGGAAATAAATCCATTCCCTTTCCTGACATTCAGTTATAATATTCATATATTATATTATAACCCATCCCTCCCTAAAGATTTCTTACTTATACTACACAAATACAGACGACGCCATTGGATAGTTTACTATAAAAATCTCTTATATCTTGAAGATTTTCTACCTCTTTTTCTTTGTCAGTTTTCTTTTCCTTTCCTTCTTCATTTTCTTTTCCTTCGTCGTCTTCCTTTTCGTTTCCTTTTTCCACACCTTTACTTTCTTGAGACTGTTTATTTGGTTCATCCTCTTCATCGCTCTTATTGTCATCATTATCATCACTATCGTATTTACCTAATGGACGAATTATATAATTCATAGTCTTCTCAAAGGGGCGATAAGGATATGTTGTTTGGTTACCTCCTTCCATTATATTCTCATCTACCTTGACAGTAATTTCTTTTGCTCCCAGTGCAACAAATTCTTCATATTTTTCTATTAATCGTTCTTGTGCTTTCTCCTTGTTCTTACCTATATAAATGCGATATACACACTCACAATCTTTCATATACTATACAAATAGATAATACTTTATCTAGTTTAACAAAAATTGAAATAACTGTGATATCTTGTTATAGATATAACTTACTTGGTAAATATGGTTAAAAATACTCACGGTGGCAGCGGAACAAAAGGTCTAGCAAGAAAACATCAACGACAACACGACAGTCGTCTAATTCTCCCTTCTAATGAACTAGAAGTTATTGTATGTGTAACTAAAATGTATGGAAATGGTATGTGTCAAGTGTTTGATAATGAAAACAACGAATATATTGCCCATATTCGCAATAAATTTCGTGGAAAACAAAAAAGGCATAATATGATTAATGTATCCACTATTGTGATGGTTGGATTACGCGACTGGGAAAAGCCATACAAAAACTGTGATATTATGGAAATATATTCGGACGACCAAATATCTCAAATTAAGCAAAACCCTTCCATCTCTATTAATAATGTAATCGCAATAAGGAATAACACTCTTCACGGTTCTTCAAGTGTTGAAGAAGACGCCTTTGAATTCACAAATGAAATCGTTGAAGAAGAAGATGAAAACCTTAAAGAGAGTTCCGTTCGTATGGAAGAATTCACTATTAAGCATACCGATGAAATTGATATTGACGATATTTAATCGGTTCCCATGACTTGTAAATAAAAAATGTAAATAATGTATATTTTTTATCTGACTACACCTGGAGTGTCTCATAAGTTGTATCTGCATCTATCTCATTTTCAAAAAAATGAATAGTATAATCAACTACTGGTTTTTCTCTCAAAACAGTCGCAAACTCTGACATATCTCTATTTAACGCTGATAATACCACAACACCAAATATAAACCCATTATTAAAAGGCACTTTTACTTTAAATCTATCTGATGCATCCCAACTACTCTTCAAACTATAATCCCAAGTTCTTGGATTTCTTTTCCCAGCTAATACTTCATAATCAAGTTTCTTACATTTCTCTTCCAACAAAATAAACATTGGTCTCACATCCTTCATTAAACCAGAACACCACTTACAACTTAAAGATTCCACATCTGTATCCCACATCTCTATACGTAATTCTTGTTCTGAAACAACAATGTCTTCTTGACAACCAGAACAATATACCGTAATCGGTTTTTGTAACATTACGTCATACTCTATATCTACATCGTCTTCTTTCAATAAATTTACCCAATATTCAAATTCATATTCAAGTTCATACATATATTACAATAAATAGGTTCTATTTATATTCATATCATTTGACACCTTATTTTCTTGTATGTAATATACTCATCTTGTAAATAATACATCTTCACAAACACATCATCATATATCTCTTTTATTTCATTACTGCGTACTTGCTGAAATAAAGACAATTCTGGAATGAACACTTGATATTCATTGTATTCCCCACCCACATCTTTATCAATAATCACTCCCTTAAATTCCTTGTTCAAGTCTATGTTATGGGTCTCAACGCCTGATAATAAATTCATTTGGTTCTGAACTTTTTTTATTTTCTTCAATCTCGCGTTCATATCATCTATCATATCCTCTATTCTATTCATAAAAAGGGCTGCTTTCAAAGAGACCTCATTGTTTGTAATTAATTGAAAATAATACTGATTGCATATATCTACCATTCGTCGTATTGGACTGGTTACGTGTACATATTTGTCTTCCCTCATTACACTATGTGTCAACCCATCGTGCTTATACAACATATACTGGCTGTGTGTATGTAAATATGTTTGTATTACATCTTTATGTTCTAACGATACGTCCGTTGGTAACTCTGAATAATGAGCGGTTCTATAAATACCCTTTTCGTTGTTGTGTAGGGTATCTGCCATCCATTTATTTGCTTCAACCATCCAATAAGATACAACCTCGTGTGAATCCATATAATCTGATGTAATATTTTGTGTCAATTCCTCTAATAATAAATAATGTTTATTTGATTGTAGTTTCTCTTCATCATATACATAGTTCTTCTTAATCGTTACCAACGCATTGTATATTTTTGATTCTGCTTTATTTACATTGTTATTTTCAATACAAAACTCAAAAACTTGAACCAATTTCTTTTGCTTTTCCAGGAGACTACAGAATTGGTCTCCTAGTATGTTTGGTAACATTGATTTCTTTTCGTTTGGCAGATAAATTGTGCTTGGTTGATTTGTCAGTTCTTCCCACAAATCCAAATAGTCTATCCATAACAATACATTTGCTATATAAATACGCACAATATACTTTGTTTCACTCACTTGGTCTATAGACATTGCATCATCCAAATCCTTACTACCTGATGGGTCTATTGAAAATATATTTTTATGTTCTAATGATTCTACGTTATGCTTCTCTACAATATCCATTAACGTTGTATCATAATCTATTTTTCCTATTTTCTTTTGAATCTTCTTATGGCTATAAACTAGGTCATTACAATGAAGTAAATACATACTGGTATTTGTTAGTAAATTCACATCTCCTATAGTCTCATCCAATAATCCATATGGATGTTTCGTATCCCAACTATCATACGAAAACAATACATACTTATTCTGAAAATGTTTTGAGAACCCTATCTTCAATTCATACGGAACTAAAAAAACTGGCAAATGTTTATTATGCGGAATACACTTATACAATAACCGATTCTTATGTCGTCCATACGTCTTGTTCCCTTCCAATAATAAAATACCCGGTATTTTTTTTAATTTAACACTGCGTTGTGATAATACAAATTTATCATCCAAAATATCTTGGTCAAATAATTTATCTTGAATAGGATTTATACTTCCTACCTCTACTGGTTTATTATTTGTTTCATCAATTAACCTCCATGATGAATAATCCTTATGGTGGATTTCTAATCTATATGTAGTCATTTACATATATATTACACAAGAACACTTTATATCTTTCCATAAATGGTTCCTTACTTATAATAAAAAAATTGAAAAACACATAAACATAACTATCATACGAATGCATATAATAAATGTCGCTAATAGATTTACCTTTTGATTTACTTGCAATCATTGTAACATTCACTATAACTTCTGATATTAATTATAAAAATTATAAAAATACACCACATATTCTTAATGCTCATCCATATTTTAGAAAAGCATTGGGTTATTTAAATAATGATCAATGGAAAGACATTTGTAAAAGCATTGTTAATGACCCCTATGAGCATATTTTGGGTAACTGGCATAATACATTTATTAATTTACCTAACAATATCACTTTACGACTATGTGATTTAGCATCACAAGGAAACTATGGAGCTATTCGTAGAATGGAACAAGAAATAAAAGAAAGATATTCTAATTGTGTTATTCCCAAATGTGTAATCGAATGTGCTTTTAAATGTGAATCAAACGGTGAGTTACTCCAAATATTACGAGAAATTCTCAAATATCGTATCGAACCAAGTATACGTGAATACATACCTACGAGGGAATACTCTAGTCATAATAAAATACATCTATACCGAGAATTTATAAACTACATGAACAAATACGAACGTGAGATAGATTTAAACTAATCATCATTCATATCTTCTCCAGGAAATACGCTACTTGTTGTCTGACACCCACATTGAGTGATTAATTCATCATTTTCATTTTCAGAACACTCATCTTCAATACAACTTTTTTCAGTCCAATCACACTTGATTAACCGATTATAATAAAGGTCCATATTATGCTCACTAACTTTCCAACAATTAAACAATGAGAATTGGAACCATGTATTGTAAGAATAGTTATAAAACACGTCATATGTATCTTTTTTTAAACAAATATTTGTTCCTACATGTTGAAAGTTAATCATTGGGGCTGCTGTAATTATGTCTTTTTCATTAGAAATACGATAATGAGTAAGGTTTTCTTGTTCATCAAATCTTGTTCTAAACGCTGGGTTACCAACTCGTGGACTCGCAAATGAAATCACGACTATATCGTTTTGTATTTCTTTTGACAATTCATAACCAAACAAAGTAGATAACGCCGCACCTAAACTATGACCTGTAACGTATACTTGATAATCTGGATTTTCATCTAATAACTCTTCAACGTCTTTTTTTAACTTATCATACATATCCTCATTATGGAGTTGTCTATAAAATCCACCGTGCACCCATACATCATCGTGTAAATTTATTTTAAATAAAGATAAATCATAATACCAATCATATTTAGATTCGCTTCCTCTGAATACAACAGATATTCTTTTATGAGTTTCACTTATTGTAATACCCACCTGGAGGTCTGTTGAATCAACACTATAGAATTTATGAACTTTTCCGTGCGGGGATGTTTTGGATAAATCTTTAATAACACTCATTCTCAATTCGTTTTTTATAGGACAAACTTCTTCTTTTTCCAAATTTCCTACAAATGTTTCAAGGTTTAAATTTTTATCTATTGTAAATGATTTACCATATTCATAAACTAACATTGTTAAACGTGCTAAATCACAAGTATCTTTAAAATCTGGAAGTGACATTTATATAATACATCAAGTTTTTATTATATAAATTTTGTGTATTGTTTATTAATTATGAGATGGCGCGTTAATGGCATCCCCATGGCTCAAAATATTCTTTATCACTTTATTGTGGTCTATTAAGGAGTAATATACTGGTACATTACCAGCAATATCCACAATATCCTCTTTTGCCCCAGCAATACGTAACTCTCCAATGGCAACCTCATCTCCTTTATCATAGGCATAATGTAGCGGTGTCTTACCCTTTTTATCTTGAATATTCACATCTATGTACTTATCGGCAGTAAACAGTATTTCAACCACTTTCCCATGCCCATTTTCCGATGCGTAGTGAAGTGCTGTCTTACCCTTTTTATCTTGAATATTCACATCTATGTCATCCTCATTAAGCAGTATTTCAACCACTTTCCAATGCCCATTTTCCGATGCGTAGTGAAGTGCTGTCTTACCAGTTTCTTTACGGATCTTATTTATTTCTACAGCTTTGTACTGAATCAGGTCTTCAACCACGGAACTGTATCCCTTCTCTGAAGCATAATGAAGAAGTGTCTTACCCTTTCTATCGGCCTTGTTTAACTCGTTTATGTCTCTGTCTTCATCATATATTTTTTGAACCCTAGCCAACATTTCATCTTCTGTTTCATTGTCTCCTCCTGCTTGTGTTTTATTTCTTCGGCTAATGCGCTTGGTTTTACGTTTTCCACCTATATACCCTCTAATGTCGTATCCTACATCCAGTGGTAGCTGAGGGTTAACTTGTCTTACAACTGACGAAGCAGCTCTTCTCTCCATGATAATTTGATTATATTGTTCTAATACTCCATCTCTTTCAGCGTCTTCTCTTGTGTATTGTGGAGTTCCTTTACGTATTAATAGATATACCATCTCTGGATTATTTTTGACACGCTCTACTATACCCATGCCAAACATATCAACCCATCCAGGGTTTGCGCCTCTATCTAACAATTCATTTACCACATGAATGTGTCCTGACATAGCTGCCTCCTTTAGAGCATTAAAGTTAGAACCAGGAGCTTGCAACATAGCACCGTAGTCTAGTAGCAATCTCACAATATCCAAGTTACCATTCCTACATGCTACAATCAGTGGGGTTACACCATTATTGTTCGTGTAATTCACATCAACGCCAGTTTTTAGAATATTAGTAACCATGTCATTATCGTTTCTCACTACAGCATTAATAAGTGTTTGGGTTCCTCCTGCTTGTGTTTTATTTCTTCGGCTAACACGGTTCTTGGGACCTTTCTTTGCTTTGGACCTCTTGGTTTTACGTTTTCCACCAAAACGCCCAAAATACGATCCAATAGGACCTTCACGGTTTCCGAAATTCAATGGTAGGTTAGTAGTATCTCTTACAACTGTCGAAAGAGCACGTAACTCCAAGTAAATTTGATCATATTGTGCTAATACTCCATCTCTTTCAGCGTTTTGTCTTGTGTATCGTGGAATTCCTTTACGTATTAATAGATCTACCATCTCTGGATTATTTTTAACACGCTCTACTATACTCTTGCCAAACATATCAACCCGTTCAGGCCATTCAGGGTCTGCGCCTCTATCTAACAATTCATTTACCACATGAATGTGTCCTGAAATAGCTGCCTCACCTAGAGCATTAACGTTAGAATTAGGAGTTTGCACAATAGCACCGTAGTCTAGTAGCAATCTCACAATATTCAAATAACCTCTCCAAGATGCGAATATTAGTGGGGATACACCATTATTGTTCGTGTAATTCACATCAACGCCAGGAGTATTTAGAAAATTATAAACACTGTCCATATCGTTTCTCATTACAGCATTGATAAGTGATTGGCTTCCTCCTTCTTGTGTTTTATTTCTTCGGCTAACGCGCTTGGTTTTACGTTTTCCACCAAAATGCCCAAAATGACGCCCAAAATACGATCCAATAGGACCTTTAGGGTGTCCGAAATCCATTGGTAGGGAACTAGCATCTCTTACAACCATCGGAAGAGCGCGTCTCTCCAAGACAATTTGATCATATTGTGCTAATACTCCATCTCTTTCAGCGTCTTCTCTTGTGTATTGTGGAATTCCTTTACGTATTAATAGATCTACCATCTCCATCCTCTTCACTGCGTTCAAGTTCAAACGTGATTCAGTATTGACACGCTCTACTATACCCTTGCCAAACATATCAACCCATCCAGGGTTTGCGCCTCTATCTAACAATTCATTTACCACATGAATGTGTCCTGACATAGCTGCCTCCTTTAGAGCATTAAAGTTAGAACCAGGAGCTTGCAACATAGCACCGTAGTCTAGTAGCAATCTCACAATATCCAAGTTACCACGCCTAACTGCTACAAGCAGTGGGGTTGAACCAGTATAGTTCATGTAATTCACATTAACGCCAGTATTTAGAATATTATAAACTGTGTTCGTATCGTTTCTCACTACAGCATCGATAAGTTCCTGACTTCCTCCTTCTTGGATTTTATTTCTTCGACTAACACGGTTCTTGGGACCTTTCTTTGCTTTGGACCTCTTGGTTTTACGTTTTCCACCTATAAAATCTCTAATAGGACCTCTAGGGTGTCCTAAATCCAATGGTAACATAGGGGTAGCATCTCTTACAACTTCCGAAGCAATTTCTCTCTCCGTGTTAATACGTTCCTGATATTGTTCTAATACTCCATCTCTTTCAGCGTGTTCTCTTGTGTATCCATTAAGAATACCTTTACGTATTAATAGTTCTACCATCTCTGGATTATTTGTTTCAGTATTGACACGCTCTAGTATACCCAGGCCAAACATATCAACCCAGGTAGGGTCTGCGCCTCTATCTAACAATTCATTTACCACATCAATGTGTCCTGAAATAGCTGCCTCATTTAAAGGATTAAAGTTAGAATTAGGAGTGTTCACATTAGCACCGTGGTCTAGTAACATTCTCACAATATTCAAATTACCTCTCCAAGATGCTAGCATAAGTGGGGTCACATTGTTACTATTCATGAAATTTGGATCAACCGTCATCAACAGCTTCCTAACGTCGTCTTCGTTACCTCTATCTGCAGCTGTAATAAGCTCTTGGTTTCCTCCTTCTTGCGTTTTATTTCTTCGGCTACTACGCTTTTTTGAGTCTTTTTTTGCTTTAGATTTCTTGGTTTTACGTTTTCCACCTATAAATTCTCCAATGGCACCCTTCCTACAACCAAAACCAAGTGGTAGTTGTTTACCTTCAACCAATTCCTGTTTCGTTTCACCAGAATCATCTTCCGTAATGACAGTATATGGTTGATGTGAACGACCCTTAACTACAACTTCGGCTAGCCCACGTCTTTCCACAGCTTTTCTCCATTCAGGGAGTGTCCTATCCTTCCCAGCCTGTAGTTTCCCATAATTTGGTACTTCCAATATAAATTCATGCATTAATCGTTCTACAAGTTCGTCACTTTCGTCAGGACCTCCTTTTTTTTCGGCAGCAACAGATACTACTGTCTTACCATCAAGTCGTCTACCTGCACTCACACGTATATCTGGGTGAGAAAGCAATACATTAACCACATCTGCGTGCCTGTTCTTCGATGCAAAAAACAGTGGTGAATTACCAATCATATCAAGAGGATTCACTTCTGCCCCCTCGCAAAGCAAGGAACGCACCACATCTGCGTGCCCATTCTCCGACGCAATATGTAGTGGAGTCATCTTTGAAACAGTCGTTTTGTTTATATAATCTTCACTACTGTCAACTTCCAACAGAGCATTCACCACATCTACGTACCCTTTCTCCGAGGCTATATACAGTGGTGTTTCTTGAAGCGTACAGATAACTTTGTGATTCGCCCCTTGCTTCAAAAGAGCACGCACCACATCTACATGTCCATTCTCCGATGCAATACACAATGGTTTAGTGAATTCAGAATCGCTTTCTACGTCTGCTCCATTTTCCAATAGAGCTATCACAATATCTAACATTCCTTCTCTTGAAGCAAACCCAAGTGCAGTTTCCCTATGATGACCTCCATCTTCCAAATTTATTTTTGGATGTTTAATAAGCGCTTTTACTATATCAATATGATTGTTAATTAAAGCATAAAATAATGGGTTTAGGCGTTTCTTTGAAATGTGAACATTGTTACCGTCTCCATTCACATTTATATCAGGATGTGTAAGAAGAGCCTCTACAGCACCCAAATGACCGTAACCTGCCGCAAACTGAATTGGTCTAACGCCAGTTTTTTCCCTCACGTTCACATCTATATTATCTACGGAAAGCAACACTTTCAGAACATCTATGTGCCCCATATATGAGGCAATATGGAGTGGAGAATTCTCATTCTTATCACGTTTATTTACATTTGCCCCGGCATCCACAAGCAACTTTACCACATCTGCGTTCCCTTTCTCCGAAGCAATATATAATGAAGTCCTACCGTACTCATCTTGCTTATCTAAATCTATTGGTTTATCTTTCAACTTACTACTAGTATCGTGAACTAATTCTCGTACTTCAAGAGTGATCTGTTCAGGCGTTTTGTCCGGGTCACTTATCACATTAATAAGGTCTTGGTTTCCTCCTTTTTGAATTATTTTTTTATTTCTTCGGCTAATACGCTTCTTTGAAATTTTCTTTATTTTGGATTGTTTCTTTACCATTCAAAAATAACTATATATTCATATCTATATATTTATCTAAACAATAATATTTTCTGTTCATTTCTGGAGGTTGCTTCTTCGGCTTATGTGCTTTTTGGACAGTTTCTTTGTTTTGCGTTTCTTGATTGTGCGTTTCTTGATTGTGCGTTTCCCGCCTATGAAATCTCCAATTTTATCTATCATTTCTAATGGTAAGGTAACACCTTTTTTTTCATCGCTCTTTCCTGGAGCACTCTTATACACAACATTAGTTACCCCATTTCTTTCTACAGAACGCTGCCAGTGTTCTCCTAGTCCATCAGCTTCAGCATCTTCTCTTGTATAATATGGGTTTTCTCGTAAATATACATACATTAACATGTCTAGAATATCTTTCTTATCGTGTAAAGTAGCATACATCAGTGGCGTTCTACCAAATTTATCACGTTTACCAACGATTGCACCTGCCCGTAACAGAGCCTTTACCTCCTCCACACGCTCTTCTGAAGAAGCCAGATGAAGTGGTGTCTGTCCATCATTATTAACTTTTTCTATAGATGCCCCTGCTTCCAATAAAACCTTAATTGAATCAAGATATCCAAAATAGGCGGAAATGTGTAATGGAGTCATTCCATATTGGTCCCTTTCGTTAATTTGTATACCAGGGGTAGCAAGTAATTCGTTTACTGCATCTAATTCTTGCATTCTAATTGCTACATGTAATGGAGTGTCACCACTGTTATTGACCTTATTTACATGTATCCCTGGAACAGCTAGTATTTCCTTGATACCCTCTATATCCCCTTGAGTAATGGCAACATGTAATATTGTATTACCATTCCGATTTGCATAAACTTTGTTTACATTTTCTTCATTCAAGAAGTCATATTTACCATTTTGTCCTCCTTTTTGGATTATTTTTTTATTTCTTCGGCTAATACGCTTGTTTGAAATTTTCTTTGTTTTGGTTTGTTTCTTTACCATTCAAAAATAACTATATATTCATATCTATATATTTATCTAAACTGGTAAGCCATTCACGAATTACAATTTGTAAGATAACATTTTACGCCAATGTTGTATACGTGTATGTGCTTGTCCAGAAAGAATAGTATGTTGTTCATTAGAATACGGAAATAATAATAATCCATCTTCTTGATGCTTAAATATACGTGTTTGAAATAAGTCATGTGCGTTTTGAAAAGCCCCCTGAACGTCTACACTATTTTGGGACATATGATAAATCATACTTCGGTCAAAATCATAGGCTGCTAATAAATCTCCTTCACGAACTACGTGATACGCAGTTTGATATAATCCTAGGTCAGGGAACCCGTTCTTTTTAACTTTTGAATAAGACATTGTAGTGACTATATTTTCCATGACAGTTAACTCATCATTACTAATGGAATCGTAAACATACGACTTTATTTCCTGAAAACCTTCATCTTCATCCATATATTTTTTATCACACATGTCGTGTAATATTGCAGCACTATATATTATTTTACGATGTTTCTCTATTTCAGGTTGTGTTTTTATAACACAATCAATCAAGTGGTCGCAATTGTGAAGAACATTCATGGCATGAATAATTCCATGGGACTCATCTATTCTGTATTTACTAATTGTCATTAACACTACATTAAATAACTTTGAAAGATACATATTACTCATATACTAGTAAAATGTGTTTATATTTATTTTTTTGACTTCTTCTTTGATTTCCTTTTTGATTTCCTTTTTGATTTCCTTTTGTTATTCTTCTTCACTTTCTTTGATTTCTTGTTTACTTTTCTTTTCTTATTTCCACCAATGTTTTTATCTAATGTAACTATTTCTTCAGTATCTATTGGAAAAACTTTTTCAGTATCTATTGGATAGTATTTCCCCATATACTCACGAACATTTGTACAATTACTATGAATAGTGTTACTATCATTATCCAAATGATATAAATCAATATGATAATAACCTACCTCATTTAAAGCCTCCTGTGCTAATCTTGTGGCATCAATATGATAATAACCTACCCCATTTAAAGCCTCATGTGCTAATCTTGTGACATCATTACATATATGTTTCCCTTGGTCAATTATGCTAGTTCCTAGTTCTGGAAAATAAGATATAGAATCCTCATAAATGGCGTCTTCATATGGTAAGAGTCTTCCTGTTTTTTTGCCATATAAATCATTCCAAATTTTTACTGGTTTATCAGATGTATGAGGTTTTGTATAATATTTTATACCACGAATCATATCTGTTGATACAACTTGATATGGACTTGAAGAACGATTCAAATCTAGTTTTTTAAATGCCTCCTTTTCGTCTTGTTCGTCATATTCGTGCCCAAAGGTAGGAATTTCATTATCTTCATCAGATTCAGACATATCAGTATTATACTATATAATAAGATATTCAGGTCTCTAATTTTATAATACAAATGACATAGATACAATACAGTCTATTATACAATGAAAAAGCGATTTTTCAAAAAGAAACCATACACAAAGAAACCGGAAACAAAAAACGTATCTAATGCAAAATATTTGGTTATTGTAGAGTCTCCATCAAAATGTTCAAAGATAGAAGAATACCTTGGGGCTGATTATGCGTGTATTGCATCGTTAGGTCATATTCGCCATATAAAAGGTCTCAAATCTATTAACGCTAAACTAAATTACGAAATCACATTCGACTTCATCAAAGAGAAGGAGTATCACATCAACCAAATGAGAGATGTTATTAAACAGTTTGAGACCACAAATATTTTACTTGGAAGTGACGATGACCGAGAAGGGGAAGCAATCGCATGGCACGTTTGTGAAGTATTTAACCTTCCAGTAGAAACAACAAAACGTATTATTTTCAATGAAATTACAAAAACAGCTCTTATTAATGCAGTGAATAATCCTACCGTAATAAATATGAACCTTGTATACGCACAACAAGCACGACAAGTATTAGATTTAATGGTAGGATACAAAATATCTCCTTTCCTATGGTCATATTTATACAGAGACAAAGAAAACTCACTATCTGCTGGTAGATGTCAAACTCCAGCATTACGTCTCATTTATGAAAATGAAATGAAACAAAGGGATGCTACGTGTGAACAAACATATTCTATCAACGGTCTCTTTTACGAACGCGAACACTCTTTTATCATTCCTACACCATTAAAAACAATAAAAGACTGTAAAGCATTCTTAAATGAATCCAAGACATTTGAACATAAAATGTCCATTGGTAAAGATTCCTCACACAGTAGAAGTCCTCCAAAACCATTCTCCACTTCCAAATTATTACAATCTACAAATCAATTATTAAGTATGTCACCCCATGAGACAATGAGTATTTGCCAACAATTGTATCAAAGTGGATTTATTACATACATGCGCACAGAAAGTAACACATATTCAAAGACATTTCTGGATAAGATGAAAAATTACTTACATAAATACTATCCAAATGATGAAGACTGTATTCCTTCTTCTTGGAATCATATTGAACATAATAAATCTATTCACCCGCATGAAGCAATACGTGTTACAGATTTAAACATTACTAAAATAGAAACTAGCAACACGCGTTTAATGTCTGTATATAGACTTATACGTAAAAACACCATTGAAAGTTGTATGACTGATTATAAGTATAATTGTTGTAAAATCTTCTTAACTGCTCCAATGAGTTTACAATATGAACATAGCATTGAAATACCCACCCAATTAGGATGGAAGGTTTATTCCGAACCAGACCCTCTATGCGACTTACAACATAAAGCCCAATCCAGAGTGATGCGTTTTCAATCCTATGCGAATAGTATTGCTCCGTATGTTAAAATAACTGCAACCGCACAATTCAAAAAGACCGGCAGCTACTATTCAGAAGCCTCTCTTATCCACAAACTGGAAGAGTTAGGAATAGGACGCCCATCTACATTTGCAAGCATCGTTCAAACAATTCAAGAACGTAAATATGTAGAAAGGGGTGACATTCCCGGGACGAACGTAAATGTGACAGACTTTATACTGGAGAAGGATAATATACAAGAAACTACGAGTGTCAAAGTAATAGGGAAAGAGAAAAACAAACTAAAAATAACGGAAATTGGATTATTAGTGTTGCCTTTTCTCACAGAATATTTTGAAAAACTATTTTCGTACGACTATACTGGGTATATGGAAACCAAATTAGATGAAATAGTTAATGGGTCTCAAAAACATTGGTATGACCTCTGTAAAGAATGTGAAACAGAAATAAAAGCTAGTTCATCACCTATCAAAAAAATAGAAAAGAAATTTTTTCCATTAGAAGAGAACTACGATATAGTTTTTGAACGCTACGGACCATCTATACGACACCATTTAGAAGATGGTAGTATTGAATTTTTCAACATCAAAAAAGAATATTCTATTACGCTGGACGGAGTTGAAAATAATAAATACAACTTAAAAGATATTATTGACACCCCCTCTGGATGTATTGGAATGTGGGAAAATGAAGAAGTATTTATAAAAGAAGGGAGATTCGGCATGTACTTACAGTATGGAGAAACAAGAAAACCATTGAAGCATATTCAAAAACAAAAAGATGAAGTTACATGGGAAGACATTTTACCTACATTGGAAAATAAACAGTCAGACCCAAATGTTCTCCGTAAATACAACGACTCTACTTCATTACGAAAAGGCAAGTTCGGACCATACATTTTCTATCAAACAATGTCTATGAATAAACCATCCTTCTTTAATATCAAAAAATACAAAGGCGACTGTTTTCATGATGATGTTGAAACTGTTTTAGAATGGGTTGATAAAACCTATCTTAACAAATAATATGTAATGATTATATAAATAATGGCTGATTTCTTAACAAATATATACGAACAAATAATAAGATACTTGGAGGACCCTTTCAAAAGGGACACATTATTAAATGGATTCAATTACTTAATTATACTTTTTATGACTGTTACTGGCGTTTCTGCGTTATATTTACCAAAAACAGAAATTATTGGATTTGGTATTTTAACAATAACGTTTTGTGGGTTCATCTTATATGTGGCAACCCGTATGGGTTCAATAATGAAAGACAGTAACTGGATATATAACACTCTTTTCCTTTCTATTTTTGCCGGGTTCTCTCTTGTAACTGCTGCGATTACAATAGTATTTTTAACATTTACTTCATTAAGGATTAAGTACTACAACAAAAAAGGAGAAAATTACAAAGTGCCAGATGCACAGGCTGAAAACGTTAACATAATCAAAGACCTATTTATTCCTATCTTTATTATATTCACGATTTTGATTATAGTAGTTTTCACATGTAAAGATATCCTTATTAATACTGTTCCTGGTTTCAGTGATTACAAACAAATGGTATATCTATCTATGTATTTCTTATCTGTATGTGGCTTCATACTTGCCGCTGTGCTATTATCTATAGCAAATAAATTTAAAAAATCTAGAAGACGCTTAACATAGAGTTACTACATAAATGCGTATAAACATTACATTTTATAATATTTCTATACGTTAAATGAAATATTATGAAACCAAGTTTGAAGAATATATACAAAGTGAAAAGCTATTCTCACTTCACCCTGAATTAGATTCCTATAAAACCCAATTACCTAATAACATAAGAGAATTAAAAAACATATTCATATACGGACCTCCTGGTTCTGGTAAATATACACAAGCACTGTCTATTATTTCTCAATACAGTCCATCTCAATTGAAATATTACAAATTAATGAATATTGAAAACGAAAAAAAGAATATTGTTATTCAAATTAGTGATATACATTATGAAGTTGATATGGACTTGTTAGGATGTCACGCAAAAATATTATGGCATGACATTTTTTTTCAAATAGTTGATATTATTACTTCTACATCAAAGAAAAATGGAATTATTTTATGTAAAAACTTTCATAAGATTCACACTGAATTACTTGAAATATTTTATAATTATATTCACCATTTTTCAAAACAACATTCTATACATATCAACTTCTTTTTCATTTCGGAACAAATTAGTCACGTTCCTAGTTGTATTACATCCCAATGTCAAATATTATCTATTACAAGACCAGAACAAATGAGATATAATCATATTATAAAAAACAATCTTATGCATCATAACCAATATGACAAACAAAATGACTTCCTATCAAAGGTTGTATTACAAAACTATTCTTCATTAGCAAACGAACATACAAAACCTACACGACGCTTATCTGAATACTGTGACATTGATACCCATAGTATCTATAATATAAAGGAACTTAAGTGGATTCCTTACAGTGATACAAATGACTACCCTATGAACTTATTTGATAAATGTTTTACCAATCTTAAAGAGTATTCTGAAGATATAAACAAAATCAACTTCTTACAACTCCGAGAACTTTTATATGATTTACTAACCTATGATGTTGATATTTACGATTTCTTATTTCAATATACAAATCACGTATCAAGCAAACTTTCAAAAGAACAAGTTTCAGATATATTGACTAAAATATACTCATCATTGAAATATTATAATAATAATTATCGCCCCATTTATCATTTAGAGAATATGATATTATATATAATAAATTGCTGTTATCAAAATGAACAAAACACTAGCGTGTCAGATACTTGAAATAGACCCAAAAAATATTAATGAAGACATAATTAAAAAGCAATATAGAGCATTTGCACTACTATACCATCCAGATAAATCAAAAAACAAACATAGTAAAGAACTTTTTCAAAAGGTCAATGAAGCAAACAAGTATTTATTAACCCATTGTATGAATCATGAATATGTATTTGAAGATGAACGTAATCAACATTACTCTTCATTTGTATTTAACTTTTTCAATCAATTATTTCAAGGGTACCAACAGCAAGAACTATGGATTTCTATCCTAGAAAAAATAAGCACCTCCTGTAAAGAACAAGTTTTAAATTATTTACAAACATTAGATAAAACACAGCTTATAAAAACATACGAAATATTACATAAATACCGAGATAATCTCCATCTAGAACAATATATTTTTGAAATGATAAAAACCATTATAAAGGAAAAGGTTGACCTCAATGAAAAAATAATATTAAATCCTAATATTGATGACTTATATGAACATAACGTATACAAACTAACTGTAAAAGACAATGACTTCTTTATTCCTTTATGGCATTCATACTTAAGTTATGATATTAGTGGTAACGAACTAGAAGTTGAATGCATACCCGAACTTCCAAAACACATATGTATTGATAGCAATAACGATGTGCATATTGATTATAAAGTGAAAAAAGATTCTTTACTAGAGGATTTCCAACTTATGATTACATTTGGAGACCAAAATATTCGTATTGACGGACAACATATACGGTTTCAAGAAAAGCAGACTATTCTACAGAAATATAATGGAATTCCTATTCCAAATAAAAGTAACCCATATGACGTAACAAACATTAGTGATTTATACGTCCATCTTACTATTACATAAATACATTACTTGTAATTACAACACAAATAATATATGCTGTAATTACACATAAGAAAATATGAAACTACATTTATTATTATTGCTATGTTATGTGTCGACTAGCATATCTTATTTTTTAAATTTTAAGTTTGGTAACCCATTCAAAGTTAGAGATACAAAGATAAACATACCGTTACCCGATAAAACACGTGAGAGAATAGAAGATGTTTCTGGGTTCTATGGCTTGATTGGTCCTAATGTAAATATGATGAATGTTACTTCTTTATTCCAAATGTTCATGGGTGATGGAACCATACAAGGAGTATTTTTCGACCAAGGTAACGTTACTTATGTACAACATCATATTCAAACCGAGAAGTTAAAATACGAACAAAAAAACGGAAAAATACCCAAAAACCCATTTGTATTTGCTCTTTTTCTCGTATTTAGTAAATTAAGATTACTCCCGAATCATTTAGGATTGGCAAATACAGCGTTACTACATACAAATAATAACAATACCTATGCACTATACGAAAGAGACCTTCCATATCAACTAGATATAGACTACACTACTAACGAAATCCATACCATTAAGCGTAATTATTTACCTCACATACGTAGTTTTTCAGGCCATACAAAATATAGAAATAAAATGATTGAAACCATTGACTATGATGTTATGAGTCAATCAGTGGATTATTATATTTTTTCAGAAGATTTAAAAGAACAATATAAAAAAAGAATAAAAACCAATTACATGCCAGTTATACACGATTTTGTATCAAATAATAACACTATTTTACTTACAGATGTTCCAATCATTATGGATTTTACACAAGTCATAAAGACTACTTTACCCGTTCGCTTTGATAAAACAAAACCTAGTTATATCCACGTTCTAGACAAAAATACAGGAAACTTGGTTACATATGTATATGATAAAGGGATCTACATGTTTCATCACTCTCATACTGTTGAAGATGATACTAATATTTACTTATACACTTGTGTATACGATGATTTTAACTACATGTCAATTGACATAAAAGCCAGTTATAGATGTATTGTACTCAATAAAATATCAAAAAAGGTTTCTGTTATTCGTAACGAAGAAACTGAAAAGTATAATCTTGATTTCCCTGTTATATACAAAAACAAGACTGTATTGCGTAATCTTGTTAAGATAGAAGATGGTTTTCGTATAAACGGATTTGTCTTATGCGATGGATTGAATATAGAAAAAAAATACATTTATCAGGATATTAGTTTCTGCGGTGGAGACCCTAACATTGTTGAAATAAATGGAAATCCGCATATATGTAGCTTTGCATATTCTACTGATTTCAAAAAAAATTACTTCTGTTTCATTCCACTACATGATGAAGAACCTATATTCATAGACCTACCTATTAAAACTAATGTTGGCTTTCATTCTATTTTTATTAATAATCATAAGTAAAAAATAACACCATATACAGTGTTATTTTTCGTGGGGTTTGTGAATCCATTAATAATTGTTACTTATCTACATAATACATATATTCTCTTATTTTTTCTTTGTATTTAATCTGTTGCTGCTGCTACCTTCTTTTTCGTTACCTTTTTCTTTGGTTTTACTGGCTCATCTTCAACATCTTCTACAGGAGCAGCCTTTTTTGTTACCTTTTTCTTTGGTTTTACTGGTTCTGGCTGTTCAACTACTACCTCTTCATCTGCTTCTTCGTCGCTATCTTCTACTTCGGTAGAAGTCTTTTCCGTGGCAGTGGATTCAAATACTTCTTCCTCTTCTTCGTTAATTGGATCAGTAGTCATAATTTCTTGCTTTTCCATCTTTGTTTGTTCATCATCAGACATTGGAATCTGGCATTTTCCAAACACAGTGTAATTCTCTCTTGGTTTCACAATACACTGAATCATCTTCCAAGAAACACCCCAAGAATTACCACCAGCAGTCCAGATACCTGTGCATTGAATTAAACACATTACCTTACTGCTCTTTGGAATCAAATCAACTGGAGTTACATTTGTATTTTCCTTATCAGGGAACAAAAGCTCTTGTTGAGGGCTGTAAATCTCAAGATTCTTCCATTCGCCATTTTGGTAATGAACCTTTGGTCTGAAAGAAGGTGGTTTTGAATAATCTGGCTGCCTTGTTAACTTATCCTTGCTGTATTTCAAGTAAGAGTAATAAGTCTCCTTAATTACTTCTTTTGAACGGGTTTTACCAAACCAAGCTTCACTATGTTGAACAGCATCGTCAATTACACGTTGCTCAAATACCTTTAATTTTTCTAAAAATGTGTTTGTTTCTGGTGTTTGGTAATTTTCTAATGGGAAACTCAATTGAATAGTATAACGATTATCAGACTCTCCTGTTGTGGGGTCAACATAATCACTAACTCCCCAGGTCATCAATTGCGGGGTAGTTAGCTTCAATCCACGGTTAGATTGACTACTAATAATTGAAATCATTCTACCACCTCTGTCGGTAATACGAGGTTGCATGTATCTAATAGAGTTGGTATCCCAAGAATCGTAAGTAAGAACGTCTGATACTGACATATTGCTATGATATTATTAATAAGAGTCTTCGCTTTAAATCAATTTTTGTAACAATACAGCATTTATGGTCTGTTATTGAAATGCTTTCACCATTTATATATAATATACCAATGAATATAAACAATTTTTATATGTTAGTATATTATAATGGAGACCTTAAAACAAAACACAGAAATTATAACGATTGACAATGATATGCTTGATGGAAATATAATAGCAAACGAAGTTATAAAACCGAAATCCCCAAAGAATAATCCAAAGAAATCATATAAAAAACGAATATACGAACACGAACTCAATTATGACAATTTTATAAAACATAAGCTTGAGTTATCATCGTACTTAATTCATGACCTTAAACAAGCATGTAAAACATGTAAAGAGAAAATTACTGGCACAAAACCTGTTCTTATTGATAGACTGAATACAAAATATCTTACTATTACACGTTGTATTAAAATTCAATCATTATTTAGAGGCTATTACGTTCGGTTAAATAATAATTTACGCGGTAATGGCTTTATGAACTTGTCTGTTTGTAATAATACTACTGATTTCTGCACTCTAGAACCATTAGAAGAAATAGAACATCCATACTTCTTTTCCTATACTGATAGTAGTAATTTTACATATGGATTTAATATTTCATCGCTTATATACATATATAAGCAACAACGTAAAATAAAAAATCCATACAATCGTGATTTAATACCTAGGAATATCCTCAAGAAGATCTTTATTGTGTATTATTCCAACTTCATTTTGTATTCAAACTTCAAACAAGACCATTTAAATGATTATTTAAATGCCCGATTATTTCTTCATCCAAAACAACCCCGTAGACGTGCTACTAGACGTCTTCGTCGTGAAAACAGTATATTAAGCCCTCACCATCAACAACAATTAGAAGTGCTTACAAACAACCGAAATATGACATACGAACAACGTGTTCGCGAAGTATTTATAGAAATAAATAGACTTCAAATCTACTGCGACCATACTTGGGTCCTTTCATTGAATGCATCATTATTGCGTCGTTTCTATATTTTCTTGACTGACCTCTGGAACTATCGTTCTAATATCCCATATGAAACAAAATATAAAATATGCTACTTAACTCCTATACGTGGTAATCCATTTGACCGGTATGTGCGAAGAGGTGATTTATTTCAATTGGAAACCGATGAATTAAAAGAACTTATTGTTTACACAATGGAAAATATGGTTTTTACTGGATTTGATGAAGATTTCAAAAAAATTGGTTCTTTTCATCTAATGACTGCATTAACAAGTGTATCTTCTTCCGCTAGAAGAGCTCTTCCTTTCTTATATGAGACAATCCAATTCTAATTTCTTGAATTTTTCTTATTTTTCTTATTTTTCAAAAAAAAATCATTTTGTTATTGATAACTAATGTGAATATTTACATTAATTATTATTATTGCTGTGAAAGAACTTAAAAAAGTAACACAGTATATAGTATATAATCAGAGATGGTTAAGAAAGCTGCTGATAAGTCTACTCCTGCTAAGCGTGTCAAGAAGACCGCTACTCCGGTTGAACCTGTTAATGAGGTTGTTGCTGCTCCTGCTGTTGAGGAAGTAGCAGAAGATGTTCCTGTTTCCGCTACCGCTACTGTTGTTGGTAAGATGGGTGAATTCGGTGCCAAGCTAATGCAAATGACTTCATTATTGTCTACTCTTAAGAGTGACTTCAAGACCCTTGAGAAATCTATCTCTCGTGAGATGAAGGTTCTTGAGAAGGCTTCCAATAAAGGTCGCCGTTCTAATGCTAACAGAAAGCCTTCTGGCTTCATCAAGCCCACTCTAATCAGTGACGAGCTTGCTGCTTTCCTTGGAAAGTCCGTTGGAACTGAAATGGCTAGAACCGCTGTCAGCAAGGAAATCAACAACTATATCCAAACCCATAACTTGAAGGACAAGAACAATGGTCGTATCATCCACGCTGATGCCAAGCTTACCAAGCTTTTGAAGCTTTCCAAGGATGATGAACTTACCTACTTCAACCTTCAAAAGTATATGAAGCACCACTTCCCAAAGACTGCTTCCGCTTAAACACATTGTTTATGGTCTTAAATAGATAACAAAATAATAAAATAAACAATATAAATATTCATAACTGTAATATTGTATAGTTATGAGTTCATCTAACTTACAGGAAGACATTGATAAATTCCTCATTGCAAATAGTAATAAAATTTGTTTATATATCCTCACCCCTTGCTATGGTGGACTTTGTTATACCCCCTATGTTGGTTCATTAATGGAAACCACTGATGCGTTGAAATCATATGGTATTGAGGTTCACGTTGAATTTTGTAACTGTGACAGTTTAGTTCCACGAGCAAGAAATAACCTTATTGCTCGTGCCATGAATAACCCCAAGACTACCCATATGTTATTTATTGATGCAGATATTCAATGGAACGCTATTGATGTATTAAAACTATTATATCATAATAGATCCATTGTTGGTGGTGTATACCCACTCAAAAATTATAAATGGGATAGATTACTAGAAAACCAACAAAATAATGTCACCGCATGGATTGATAATAAAAATAAATCTATCTTGAGAGATTCTATTTCCGACCAAGATATCGTCAGTCACAAATTATTGAAGTATAACTTAAACTATGTTTCTAATAACGTTCATATCCAAAACAATACCGCAGAAGTACGCCATATTGCTACTGGCTTCATGATGATTCAACGAAGTGTTATTGAAAAAATGATTTCTGGGTTTCCATATACTAAATATGTTGATGATATCGGATTCTTAAAAGGAACTGAAAATAACTACGCATATGCTCTCTTTGATTGTGGTGTTGAAAATAATCATTATTACTCCGAAGATTGGTTATTTTGCGAACGTTGGCGTAAAATGGAAGGACAAATCTTTATTGATGTTTCTATTAATCTCAATCATATTGGCACAGAAACCTATAAAGGTTGTTATTTATCCAGTCTAATTTAATTCTATCATAAACCATAACAATAAAAAATATTGTTATTGTTTCATTTCATCATTTCCTTCATTCGTTACAAAACAAGAACCCTTCGTGTTGCATTATATCCTTTATCTTTTGTTTGTCCTCTTTTCTTGATTCTTTATCAAAAGAAGTGTTCTTATGTTCTATCTCTTCATTGTTGAAAACTTGATATGTTTTGAATAATTGTTTCAAATCCGTTATATATTTTGTATTCTTTGCTAACCATAAATAGAAACCATAATATGGTTTATTCTTTTCTTTATTCTTTTTAATATAATTTGTATACTGATTATACCATCTTAATGTCTCTATCAAATTTGTATCACTATCCGTATTGTAATCAGTTCCAGACAATATTAGGATTTCACGGAAATGATTAAATGGTATATTCAATTCATCTAATATGCTTGTTGTATCATACATTAATATAGAATGGTTTAATAAACTAAAATTACGTAATACATACGGACACCCATATAGGAACATGTCCATATCATCACTTATACACGCATACGCCATTCCACTTTTTACAAAATATACACATAAATCATCTGCTTCATATGGAGCATCATAATATATTACCCCATACGCATCCATTAACTCCTTCACTTTCATTATATCTTCATTGCGTAATCGCACAAACTGCCTTCTTAATGCTTCTAATTCTAACTGCATTTTTTTTTCTTCTAGTTCATCCATCTTTCCATCTTTCTTCAAAGATAAAAGTTCATTGTATTTTTCTTCAGCATCTTTTTTCTTTTGAGAACGTTCTTTTACTAATTTCTTCTTCTCTTGTGGGGTTTTACCATCAAATATAAATATTGGTTCTATTCCGTAACTCTTCAATATAGATATAAATAAATACATATTTTCCATTAGTGCATTCTCTGATAAGAAGTGATACAAATATATACTTGTATCTACCACTATACGCTTTCCAGCAAAATGACTCAAATGTTTTTTGTTTATTGATTTACTCGTACATTTTTCTCTTAGATACTTATTTAATAACTTAATTCCCATTCATTTATTTATGATTCTATTACCACCTAACTCTTTATTCAATTTTTTACAATATTGGAAAAATTGAACTTTATTATCTCTTATTGTCATATGTATCTTTTCAAACAAAAATGGGACTTGTCTGTAGCACTATTCGTCACTTTCACATTGTTAAAACAAATGAACCTCCTCAATGTTTCCATTGTAAGGGTAAATTCGATGGAACACTACACGCACAGTGTGGTATTTGTGATGTTTACTTACATAATCAATGTAATTTAGAACTTTGTAAACAAGACAATAATCGTCAATATTGTATATGCCCAAAATGTAAAAGTGTTGGAACTCTATTTACTACAATTGTATAATCTGATAAAATTAAAAATCATAAAAAAAATATACGGGGGGTTGTATATTTTTTTTGTAATAGTAATAGTAATAGTAATTAAGGTTCTTTATTTTTTGTTAATTCTTCTAATTGTTTTTCTAATTCTAAAATTCGTTCATCACGCTGCTTCAACTCATTTTCAAGATATTCATTCGCTGCTGCTAATTGATGCACGTTCAATTCAATACTTACTTCTGGAATTGGCTTATGGTTTATCTTAAACAATAGGTATCCTAATGCTTTGTCACCATTTGCGTCCCGACTGTAAAACGAACGTTGTTTTACTCCATCATAATAGCCACGTTGTCTGAATGTTCCGTGTTCATTCAACTTGTTTCGCAAATATTCTACATTTTTGTTGTTGTTCCAATATTTGAAGTGAATATATGCTGATTTACCAGATAAAGATTCATTTGTATCATTTCTATCTACAAAATCTACCCTTGATACTTTACCTAGATTCAAATCTCGTTCAATGAAATCAGACAATTGTCTTGGATAGAATGACTCTATTCTTCCATTGCGATTTTCCAACATCAATGACTCGTGTATGTATGGAATGTATAGACTCGCCCAATCAGATTCTGCCAATTCTAATTTTTCTACGATTACTTCTTCTTTTTCTAATTTTTCTACAATACGAACTGACAAATGTGTCATTGTTTCTCCATTCTCCCAGTAAAATGGGGCTTCTGTCATTAACATTACTGTTCCTGGCTTTGATGACGATGCTGCTCTATATAAATCTACTGCCGCAACGGAATTAGTATGTTCTTTTACTTCAATAATTGCACTATAGGTTAATGTTTCTTTTTGTAATCTACGGTTATAATTCTTTTTTTCTGTTATTTTTATTTCACCTAGCACACCTAGTTTTAATACATCTTCAAATAATTTTTTTACACCTTCTACATCTGTATGTCCTCTTGGTAAAGACATTACCTGATACAGTGAACCACTATACATTGACATGTCTTCCTCGGTGGATATAGCCATAGCCGAAGTTGTACAATAAACGGTTGGTTTTTCCATAGAAACGTAAGCTGTGTTATTCATGGTTTGTGAATCCATATGAGAGTTATGCTTTCATATGGAAAAATATTTTTATTTCAATTTTTCATTATTCTAATAAAATTGTTTGACGCAATTTCATCAAACTTATATCTCCTCTTCTTACTTCCTTTTGTAACGCCTCATTCTTTTGTAAATTTACTCCTGGAATACATTGAATCAATTTCGCCTGATTAGTTGCTGTTAATACCTTCTTCAAATCTTCATTCTGATTAAATTTCTCATATAACGCTTTTTGTCGTTCTACTATACGCCGTGGGTTTTTTACTGAATTATAATCATCATCTGCCTTCTTATCTATATTCTTCAATGTTTCTTTGATTAATTTTACATCCTTTGATAAATCACTGTTGCTATCTAATGAAAATGTGTTATATAAATCTGGATAACCCTTCTTGAATTGACTTCCTTCGTGATAATGTGTTACTGTTAACCATTTTCTTCCATCTAACGAAAATAATGCCTCTTTTGTTGGTCTTTCCCATCTATCATCTAATTTCCTTCGCCAATGTTTATATACATCATTTGTTTTTTTCGGTTTTATCAACTTACTATATAATAGTTTATTTTCCTTTGCAATAGTATCACCTACTGCCTTACCTGGGTCGTTTTCTGCGGATTTTAAATAGAATCGCAATGTATCTGTATTATTATACAAATCATTATCTGATGTTGTATCTAACTCCTCGCCAAGTGCTTCACCTGTCATATCCAAATGTTTTATATATTGCTTGAAATCATTGTTTCTTGCAAAATCCCCCGCATTCTTCTCTATACACTTTTCTACAATCAAGTCTTTTATTTTTTTAGGTAACTCACTGAAATTAAATCTCGTATGGTTCTGATAGGTTATGAGAACATAATGAATTCCTGTATATCCACATAGTATATAGTATTCTGGTCTTTTTTCATCTTCACGTGAGCTATAACCACATTGTAGCACTGAATAATAATCCTCCTTTTCAAACATTTCTTCAGACATTATAATACATTTTACATTCAATTCACTTTCTATTACACTTATTGCCCATTCATCCGCCCAGAACTCTGATTCCTTTACATGGTCTCTTAACTCATCTAGTGTATTTACTTTCTCCATAAACTTAAACTCTGTCATTATGTATTCAATCTTCTGTTTCTCATTTTCTAATTCTCTGTATTCATTTGAGACCTTTTTTGCATCTTCTAATAATTTTTTTGACTCCGCTATCGTTAGTCCTGCTTTTTTAGATAACGACCTTAACTTGGATAAGTCCTTTGCTTTCTGTTTAATCTCTTCTTGTTTCGTTATTATTTCCCCATTAAACGATTCATATAATTCTTTATATCTATTGTATAAGGATTCATCTACACGGGTTGCTAACATTTCACGCTGTTCCTCTACACTACGTTCCTTATCAGTCCCCTTTAATGCATCTCTAATCATAGCGAAAAAACAATCACCACAACCCTCATTATCTATGATATTATAATCGTTATCTTGTAAATATTCATTTATCCATTTGCTTTCCTTTGACTTTTTATATTCTGGTTCTTTCACTTCTACCTCTTCTACTTCTTCTACTTCTTCTACTTCTTCTACTTGTTTCTCTTCTATTAAAGGTAATAATGATGATTTATTAATAAACGGGATAAATCTTCCATGACTCAATATGAAATCACCGTCTTCATCATAACTTGTTTCTTTCTTAGATGCTAATATTTCCCAAATACCTATCTTTGATTGAACCTTCTTATCCTTGTATAAATAAACTACGTGATGTAGCACCCCCTCATTTTTATACTTATCTTTTTCAGAACCCAATACTACATCAAGTGCGTGTCCGAATAAAGTCACAACATATAATGTACTTGCGATAAACCCCTTATCTTTATTATAATCCGGGTCATTTTCAGAATATACTATTTTTTCTGGGAACAATTTTGATCTAACCATATATACAATAACAGTATATATGATTTACCTATAAACTACTTTTTTGATAATATATCTACAATGTCTCTGTATTTAAATACTATTCTAGATGATAATGATTTTGTTTCTTTTACTTTTAACTCCGTGCATATATTTATCATTTCCTTTATTTCAGCCCATTTATTTTCCTCGTCTACAACAAACTCTTCTTTATTAACTAAAGAATTTACCATGATATAAACATTTTCAGATAATTCCTCTACTAGTAATGTTTTTCCCTCCTCGTTTACACCTTGTAATACTCTTGTCAAACACCATTTTAACAACTCTACTAACTCATCCATCTTCAATAAATTACTATTGTATAACCCTATGATGAATGATGAATTATTTCTCCTCCGTTCATTTATTTTCATTAATGTACAATACTTTTCATAATCTTCACTTGGATTTACATCTACCATTTTCTCATAGCTAGTATAATACTCATTTATAAAACCGTCCAAACAACCTACAAAGGTTGGGTATTTTCCTATCAACTCCTTTAAACAATCCACATACATATTATTATTCTTTGTTTGACAAACAATACTTGTCAAAATAGTGAACACTTTTTGATAAACTGTTTCATTTCCATCACTTTCCTCATCATCACTTTGTTCGTTATCTATTAATCCTTCTACCAACTTTTTTATCGTTGTCATAAGCACATCATAATTCTTTGTTGTCAACTTATTAAACGCTAACTTCAATTCATTATAATGACCCTCTTTTCCTTCTTTCATTACTGATGGCTTCTTATTGAACACTATTTCCTTATTCCAAACGCTTTCACTATAAATATTTATCGCATTTGCTGTCGGACTTACCTGTCCACTACTCTTGAAATTTGATTGGTTTGTTGGCGAAGATGGCTGTCCTGTGTGAATATACCCTTTATGGTTTCTTTTGTATCGCTTCTTATAATTATCCTCTAACACTGGTAACGTTTTTACATATTCATTTATTTCGCTGTTCAATACGTGTATCTTATCTTCCGTTGTATCATTTAATTTTACACATACACCACTAAATAACATATCTCGGTAATCTTCAAATGTATAACACGACATTTGCTTTATAGGGTATATATAGTAATGTTTATACTATTTTTTTTTATTATGCGTTAGACCATTATTATTTGTTTCACACGTCTCTGTATATGCATAATATGTTATTAAATCAGTATTTTTGTATGGAACCAGATATTAAGTTACACGAAAATGATGAAGTTCCAGAATTATCTTCATTCCATCTACCGGTTTGTTATTTAGAAAAAAAATATAATTTGTCTTCATCATTACAATCTGACCTTGAACTAGTACACATTACACAAGGTAACAATGGGACCGATTCAGACAATCAACGAAAATCTGTTTATCAAACAATATTAACTCCATCCAATTCGTTTGCTTCTAAAATGATTCCTAAATGGAGCGAATATTTTACTAATGATGTGGTCTTTTTAAATGACACTCAAACCATTATTCGTAATGTCTTTGATTCTAGACTAAACCAACAAATGTCACCAGATGAAGTTAATAAAATGGTTGAAACATGGGGAATGTTCAAAAGAGACCCACATTTCCTTGAAACATATGCCTTCATTGAATGGGAAAGATTTTCAGACTTGAACCGTTCCGGAACATTTTTACAAGTTCTATCTGCCCTCCATATATTGTCCCCTGTTACTAGTTTATTACTGCCAATTCTTCTTCTTATTTTTCCATTTATACTCTTAAAAATACAAAGTATACCCATTACCTTTTCTACTTATATTGACACATTGAAGAAGATTGCTAAAAATCATTTCATTGGGAGGTCTCTAACTAACCTTACTTCTTTGTCTTTTGATAAAATTTTTTACTTCTTGGTTACTCTTGGATTGTATTTACTTGGGATTTATCAGAATATCGACTCTTGTTTCAAGTTCAAAAGAAATATGGAACGGATGCATCACGCTCTTACCTACACCAAAACATTCATTACTAATTCCATAGAGAAAATGCGTCATTTCATTGTTATCAGCTCTGAATGCTCTACATATGAACCTTTCCGAGATGATATCCGCAAGCATATTTCTCAATTGGTCTCTTTACAAGAACGTTTAGCTGATTTACCTCCACTTAAAAATGTATTTACACAGTTCTCTCAAAATGGTTACCGTCTTCGGTGTATGTATGAAATCTTTGAAAATCAAGATTTGGAACAATCATTGTTATATGCTATGGGTTTTGAAGGCTACTTGGATAATATTTGCCAACTTGGAACACATATCCAATCTAAACGAATGAACTATGCTACCTACAATAAAGAGACCACACATATTCAAAACCAAATTTATCCTCCACACGTTCACGAAGACCCTATTTCTAATGACGGAACGTTAGAAAAAAATATTGTTATTAGTTCACCTAACAAATCCGGAAAGACTACTTATTTAAAAACATTTACACTAAATATTCTTTTTTCACAGCAATTTGGGTGCGGCTTTTATGATTCCGCTTCTATTTACCCATATACCCATTTCCATACATACTTGAATATACCTGACACATCTGGTCGTGACAGTTTGTTTCAAGCTGAATCTCGCCGCTGTAAAGAAGTTCTTGATGAAATACAAGATTATAATTCTGAAGATGGATTCCGTCACTTCTGTATATTTGACGAATTATACTCCGGTACAAACCCTGACGAAGCTACACTAGCAGGACAAGCTTTCATTGAATATTTATGTGAGTTCTCAAATGTTAACTTCATTCTTACTACTCACTATTTCAAGATTTGCTCTTATTGTAAAAACCATAAACATATACAAAACTACAAGATGGACGTTGTTGTTGATGATAATGACAACTTTACCTATACTTATAAAATCAAAAAAGGTGCATCCAAAATAAAAGGAGGAATTCGGGTTCTCAAAGACCTCAACTATCCTTCTGCTATTCTTGACAAACTATAACTACATTAGTTATCATTGTATGTTTCATATGAAAATGAAATATACAAAACCACTTTGAGACCTTTTTACTTTTCAATACTTACTATCTGTTCTGGTGCCTTTTCTTGCGATAACACATATATTTGTTTATTATGTAAAGGGATTTTTGATATTTTATTACCAAATATCTCTGATACTATCAATGACATATCCTTTACTAACTCATAATGTTGCGAACTACTACTTGGGGACCCATAATCTGATATAATGAAACACATATGACCTCCTTTCTTCAATACATGATAACAAAGCATAACTGTTGGTCTCCAATACCCTTCTAACCATTCTTCATATGTTTTATAACTCTTAATACTTTGATTTCTACTTGGGTATTTTTCCAAATCATAATACGGTGGACTAAAAAAAACTAAATCAAAGTGATTCTTATACTTCTTATTGAATTCTTTGTTAGAAGCTAGTTCTTCAGAAGGAATACAGTATATATCTTTCGTTATACCTGTATAATATTTATCTATGAATTGAACTGTCTTCTTACACACTTTTGGAATAACATCTGTTCCTACATACTCTGTTACACCTGATTCTAGAAAACCATATGCATATGATGACCACCCCAACGTAGGTGTAAATACGCTTGTTGCCTGGTAACGACGTTTATTTAAAGAATACGGAACATATGGGTTCATAATAGATGCTCTAAAATAGAATGAAGACAATACACTTCCAAAACGCCCACCTTCTACATCTTTATTTCCATTATTACGATTCATTTTATCCAAAGATGACTTTGATAATAACTTATAATGAACTATATTATTTTCAAACAAATCTACCACTGTATTCAAATACGTAGGAACATTATGTATTCCTGATTCTGTTTGTTGTAATATTTCTTTCCAATACATATTTCGTATTGGGTTTTTCAATAATGGATTTGTATTGTTGTTTATATATTTCAATAACATTGGTGATAATATTTCACCAAAATGTATCAATTCAGTCTTTACTTGCAAGGACATATTGTAGAATCGTGTTAAATAAGAATTCTTATTCTCTATTTCATTCCATAGTATCATAAAATCTTCATTTGTTATGTTCTTTCGTTCCATATACTCAACTAACGGTTCCAATTTATTTGGTGTCCGTACAATCCCATTATCTATATAAGTTAAGAAATCTGATTTTTTAGTGAATTTCTGTAAAAATGTATCTAATGAAATATACAAGCTCATGGATTTATTATATAATTAGAATTTTTTATGGGATATTTCTTTGTTTTATTTGATTTTTACCCCCCTATTTTACTAATTCTTGTATACTTTTCCTCTAATTTTTGATATCCTGGGGGTAAATCAAATTTCACAGAATACCCACAAAACTTCAATATTTCTCTGAAAATTTTACCTATCAAAATCTACGATTCTTATATATTTTTCCTCTAATATACCCAATCTTGGGGGGTAGGTCTAAAATGACCGTTTTTAGCTACCCTATTAAAATAGAGATTTTCATATTTTTTTTATGAAATATCCGTTTTGTATGGGGTGAAATATTTCAGTTACTCCCCTCAATTTTGCCATTTTCCATATTTTCACATCAATATATGGCAAAAATAGGGGGTAAAATCGTGAAAAACCGTATTTTTTGTTATTTTCAACGTATTATATGTATAAAAAACACAAACGATAATGTATGTTAATACATTTTTTTATTATAAAAAACACATTTTTCAGTGTCATTTTTTGGCTTTTTTTACCTACCTATATTGGCAAATCTTACACGCAAAATATGGATTTTCCATTTTTATGGGGGAAGAAAAATAGCCACTTTTTTTTACCCTGTGAAATCCCAATATCTTGCGTATTTTTTGTGGATTTTACCATTTTAATAGGGTAAAAATGACATATTTTACCCCCATAATTCGGTGATTCTTGGCCTCAAAAAACACGTTTTGGGGGTACGGTAGGGTAAATTTTTTTTAAAAAAAACCCCCCTAAAATCCAGAAATCCGTATTTTTTTGCCTAATTTCTCAAATTTTGAAGGTAAAATGATGATTTTTTACCATTTTTCTATGTTTTTTTACTAATTTTTTCCATATTTTACCCCCCTAAATTACCAAATCTTGTAAAAAAAATATGTCTTTACTGATATTTCCTGGGGTCGTTTTTTAAAGGGTGTTTTGGGAATTTTTTTACCCTCAAAAATTAAGAGTTCTCTTATTTTTTTTAAAGAATTGGATGTTTTGAGATAGTAAATTGACCATTTTTTACGTTTTTTTTTTAAAATCATGACAAAAGTATTTTCAAATTTTTTTTTTTGGACATTTTTAAAAATGTCCATTTTTTTTTTTTTCGAAATAGTTTTGTCATGATTTTTAAAAAAAAAGTGGTTCACAGCACTTTGCTGTCATTTCAAAAAAAAGTAAAAAATTTTGACTGCGTATTTTTTTTTTCTGAAATTTTGGTCATTATTTTTTTTTTGGAAATAGGACAAATTTGTAGTGCAAATACTACATATTTCTCCTAATTGTAGTATTGTTACTGAACGAGTGAAAAAATATTGTAACAAAAATAAAATAATGAAACTGTAATGATGTGTATTTTTATAACTAAAAATGGAAAATAAAAAAATAGGATTTTATGTAGTATTGACACTGACAGTGCGAAAACCCATTTTTCAAAAAAAAGTATAGAAACTGTTAAGCTATCTATTTTTTTAATTATTTATTGAAAAAATGATTTAGGATTTTTTGCAGATTTTTTTAATAAAATGGAAGAATATAGAACCATGAAGTATTTTTGTGAACGATGTAATTATGGAACTGAGTTCTTAAAAGATTTTAATAAACATATGCGTACAAAAAAACATTTAGCTAATACTAATATTAATACTGTAATAAAACCAACCTTCTTATGCGAATGCGGGAAACAATATAAACATCATTCAAGTCTTTACAATCATAAAAAATCGTGTAAAGTAGTAACTGAATTATACAATATACAAAGTGCCGAGGTTATAACACCAACACATAATGAGGTTCAAAAACAAGAAGAACCAAAAGATACGCCACAATTAGACCTAACTGTAATGGCTTCTATTTTGAAAGAAAATAACGATTTCAAAAGTATGTTATTAGAACATTCAAATCATATGAAACAAGTGCAAATGGAAAATAATGAATTACAAAAACAACTAATTGATGTAATTAAGCAACAAAAAGCAGTTACAAATACTACTCATAATACAAATAACATTACAAATAATAATCAAAGTTTCAATTTGAACTTTTTCCTGAATGAACAGTGTAAAGATGCAATGAACATAGATGACTTTATACAATCATTAGAATTAGAAATGTCAGATATAGAAGAAACAGGAAGGTTAGGATACGTTCAAGGAATATCACGTATATTCATGAATAGACTGAATGAATTAGATATGTATACCCGTCCATTACATTGTACTGATTTGAAACGTGAAACATTGTACATTAAAGAGCACGATAGATGGCAAAAAGATAATGATAATAAAGATAGATTAAAGTGTATTGTAGAAAGGGTAGCAGGTAAGAACTATGATTTACTTCCAGAATGGCAAGAAAAGAATCCAAGCCATTTGGTTACGAGCACACCTGAATGTGAACAGTTTATGGAAATAGCTTGTAATGTTTTAGGTGGGGGAAATGAAAAAGAAACAAATAAATTTCAAAACCAAATTATGCGAAATGTATTAAAAGAGGTAACATTAGAAAAATTTTAATTTAAATCATAGACATAAAATTGATTTTGTTTTAAACAATTAGTATAAAATAGAATCATGGTAATGCCTACAGTCAATAACTATCAAACAACTTTTATTAACGAAAATATGGATCAAGAATTTGACGAATCTATCAAAAGATTTGTTAGACAAATGAAAAATTATTTTGAATTAGTATGGTATAATCATGAAGGATTAAATACTCTTGATAGTGGATACATTGAAGATTTGAATCGACTTATAGCAAATTACCCTTCATATGAAGGATACGCAATATTAGAGGATTCCTTTAGTGGTGGTCCAAATATTCCTATTGAAGTTTTATCAAAAGAATCTTTGGAACTACTAGACTACTTTTATGGAATCCGTTTGCACGATGTATAAGTAAGCTCATTATAAAATTCAGATAAAAATTATAATGTTAAAATGATTCAACAACATACTCGCTTCTAATATTATGTAAATTTTCTTGTGTTTTTAAAATTAATTTTTTAAATAATACATTATCACTTCTCATTTGGTTTCCACCTATACTATTTTTTATCTCTTTATAATTGTATATCAATTTATCCAATAATTCTTTATATTCAATAATATCTCTATTTATAAAGTAAAATATTTTTTTTAAATGTTTTTCATCGTCGTTTTCTAATCCATGTATATGTAAAGACGATTGATTATATTCTGTATCACGAAAAGAAACATATTTTTTATTATTCATATTTTTAATAACCAATTCAGTATTTTCTTTTTTAAATTTACCAAAGAAATCCTCTGTTTCTTTTTTAAGTTCTTCATATAATAATTCAATTTCCTTTACTTTATCATTATTACTTTTTTTTCTGTCAAACGCCGCTGAAATTTCAGTTACTTGTCTTAATTCAAGCATTAAATCATTTTCTAATATTTTAGTTAATTCCTCTTTTGAAATTTTGAAAAATTCTCTGTTAGAATTCACACGATATGTATTTATATGATTGTGAATTTGTTTTTCAAGTTTAGAACCATTTGGCGTAATAATTACATATTCAACTATAAAAGGAGTAGGTATTCCTGATGTATGTAAATTGTTCGCTCTTATGTTTGGATGTTGTCTCGTCCAACCAATTTTTAGCATGTCTTCTGGGAAAGATGAATTAGACATAACATAAACATATTGTTCTTTATTTTTATTCATTATCATAAATAGTGTTTATTAGTAGTTATTTTTATATTGTTTCAATTTTTTTTATTCGTTAAATTACAGTAATTGAACTATATAAAAAAAGAATTGAAGTTAAATAAATAATAAATATATATGTGCGGAATAATAGGTATTCATAGCACAATAAAGAATGAAGAAATTTTTTATCAAATATTTGAGGGGTTAATGTGTTTACAACATAGAGGACAAGATAGTGTGGGTATTAGCAATGAATCCGTTGTTCGTAAGCATGACGGACTAGTAAAATACGCTTTTCAAAATGAAAATACGGATAGTCCACCATGCCAAAATTACATTGGACATGTGCGTTATGGTACAAATGGACTCTCTACAAATACGCAACCATTCTATACTATGTTTCCAAGAAGAATAACATTGTGTCATAATGGTAACATTATCAATATAGAAGAAGTAAAAAAAATAATAAATGATACATACCACATATTATACGATACACAATCAGATTCGGAAATAATACTAGGGCTTTTTTCTTGTAAACTATACGAGCTATTACACAAAGACGGTAATATTATTGATGAGGATAAAATTTTCGCTACAACAAATTTTTTACATGATACACTGAAAGGGAGTTATTGTTTATTAATATTAATAAAGGAGTATGGCATGATAGTTGTAAGAGACAATTGTGGAACTCGTCCATTAATATATGGAAAAAGAGATAATAACTACATTGTAGCAAGTGAATCAGTGGCATTAAATTTATTGGATTATGATATTATTCGTGATGTTCACGCAGGAGAAACGATAATATTCAATAACACAGATGCAAATCCAATTCATAATATATACGAGAATTCCAAACTAATGCCTTGTTTATTTGAGTATATTTACTTTGCTCGCCCAGACTCTGTTATTGATGGAATTAATGTAAATGAAGCAAGAATATTAATAGGTAGGATTCTTGGACAAAAAATGAAGCAACAGTGGCAATGTGATGAAATAGACTTTATTATTCCAGTGCCGGATACAAGTATAACATTTACCCATGGAATACAAGAAGTTATCAAGAGACCATTACGTGAAGGTTTTATAAAGAATCGCTATATCGACCGTACATTCATTATGAAAAACAAGAATATTATTCAGCAAAATATAAAACGTAAATTATCCGGTATTGAGAATTCTTTCAAAGATAAAACAGTTTTGATAGTTGATGACTCTATTGTGCGAGGAAATACGAGTAATCATTTAATACAAATGATAAAGAAATTTGATTGTAAAAAAGTGTATTTTGCTTCCTGTGCTCCTGTTATCAAAAATACAAATCATTATGGTATTTATATCCCAACCAAAGAAGAATTAATATCATTTCAACGAACAGAAGAAGATATACGGTTAGAATTAGGATTAGATTATTTAATTTACAATGATTTAGACCACATTGTGGAAGAGTTAAAAAATATGAATAAAAACATATTTGATTTTGAAGTGTCTATGTTTGTGTGATTTTTATGTTATTGTGCTGTGTTTTGTTCTTCAATATTATCAATAATAAGAAGTTCGTGGTCTTCAATAACAGGTAGAGGAACATAAATAGAATTAAAGCTGAAAGGTCTTCTTATTAAGCCAAAGTCATTTACTTTTGTATTATTAATGTATGAGTCAAACCCAATATAAGTAATAACTTGCCTTTTTATTTCAGGAAGCCATATTTTTGTTTTATCCAAAAGGGAAGATATTATTTTTCGTTTGAAGATAGTTCGCTTATAATTGTTCATTTTGCGTGCGTGTGCCAAGCCAAAGTGGCTATCTTCATTATTAGGCATAAAATAAGCATATTTACGTTTTTTATTGTATACATAATGGAAATCAACACCGTCTGGTTCAAGTAAATGCCAAAAGTATGTTTTTTCTAGTTCGTCAATAGAATAATGTTTGTACATTAGCATTCTCGTTTCTGTCATTGTGGAAAGTATTATATATAGAGTATATACTATTTTCATATTCAATTTTATTCTTGGCATATATATATAGATGCCTGCACCGCCAAAACCAAACCAGATACCTATTATTTTGAAAGATGTAAAACCACGTGAAGTATCTTTTGTATTTGATGATGACAAGGAAATCCCACCAAAAGTGCCTATATATATGAATGATACTGATATAGCAATAGGGACTGTAGTTACATTGTCAGATAATGTATTCTATTCTGAAGAGGAAGATGATAAAGGAAACAAAGGCAACTATTTGTATGATGAAAACCGTCACCCAATCGATTATGTTAAAAATTTGACAAATAGTTTTTACATAAAACAATCGGAGTTGGCTGGTGGTGCCCAGCCTCCATCATTGCATCCAGGACGAGTTCATATAGATAACCTTGTAGTTGGTAACGAATATGAGTTTGTTATACAGATTCCTAATGACCCACAACAACGTGTATATCGTGGAACGCTAATGCCTCTAATGTATCAAAACCTTGAAGACCCCCCATTGAGGATTAGTAACTATACCATAGATGGAGAATCCCAAGATGGATACGTAACCTTTCCATTATCGTTTATACAAACTGAACCTCCTCCGCAACAACCAAGTGGTGGTGGAAAGAAAAAGAAGGCGAAGAAAACGAAAAAGGCAAAGAATATGAAGAAGACGAAGAAATCCAAAAAGACAAAGAAAACAGGAAGAAAATCAATTCGTCGTCGTCGTCGTTAGATCAAAACAAAACATAACTTAGGATTGTATTCTAATTTATGTTTTTATCGCAATCAGCCTATAAGAACTTTATAGGTTATCAGGCATAGGGGGGCTGTGTGGTCTTCTGGACGCACTCTTCTCGCGCATTTGGGTAGCACGCGTTTCGCACATCAATTCACCACGGCGAACACCAGTGATGTTCAATGCCTTAAACTCGTGTCCTTGCTCGGAGGACTTTGCCAAATCAAATTGGACGTATTCTCCTTGGACCAAATACTTGTATTGAGATTTGGTAACCATAATAGAGGAGAAATGGGAAAAAATATCCTTTTCTTGGTATTCACCTTCACAGACAGTAACAAATCCGTAACCAGCTTTATTATTAAACCATTTTACGCGACCCAACAGTTCCGTCGCACATAGTTCAGTAGTTGCTTCACTAGCAGCACTCATATTATAATGTTATAACACAACTATTGTTTATATTGTTTTTGGCAATATTTACTACACAAAAAGGTTCTGTACGAGTTCATATTCAGGTTTCTTTGCATAGTCCAGAGTGTAAGCATATTGTAGATATTGAAAAATATTCTGGGGGAGGTAGTCCATTTTTTTCATTTCATCCCATTGTTTATGTATACGAAACCACTTGTTTAAAGGATGTCTAATTAACGTAGGTTCGTATTGTTTGGGATTGTTTAACATGGGTGGGTCATCCCAGGGGGTATTTCCATTTAATATGTATAAGTAAATGTATCCAAGAGACAAGAAGTCATCACGACGACTATATGTATTTCCATCTAATATAAAGTAACTGACATAGATGCGGTTTCCAACAATATGTTCTTTGTATGTATTTTCGTTGTGTTCTTGATTTTCGTCAGTATAAAAGAGTGCTAGCCCAAAATCAATTAAGTAAAGTTCATTGTTAGCAACCATAAAATTCTCGGGTTTAAGGTCTCTATGTACTACCAAATGATTGTGAATGTGTTGTATCATATTTATCATTTGTGTGAAGAGTTTATTCTTCTGCTTCAAAGTCAAGTTTGTTTCCTGTAAGTAGAGACCTAAATCACAATCATACAATTGCATAACACAGCAGCGGTAGTTATTATGTAGTCCATACCAAAGTATCTGGGGAACAAAATGACAGCCTTCCTTATATAAGTATTGTAATATTTTACATTCGTGTTGTAGTAACGCAAACGGCTGGTCTAATAGTTCCATTTTACACGCAATGGGTGTTTGTTTACGCTTGTGTATCCCCTTGAATACCTTGCTGAATTGACCTTCGCCAATTAATTCTTCTAATTCATATTTATTCATGGATGTTTTTGGGTAACGTAGTTATATGTGTATAGAGGTTCTATTTATGTGGGTATAATTGTATATTGACTGAAGGATAAAAAAGTTAATATCATAACATACCAATTTTGTTTATTGCATATATGAATGCTTCCCCTTCAAGACTCTGTACTCGTTGTTTAAGTATTTCAGGAGTGTCATCTGTATATACAGGGCATTCTTTTTGACACAATATAGGACCTCCATCTAACTCCTCTGTAACAAAGTGTATAGTGCAACCAGATGTTGTTTTACCAGATTGTATTACTGAAGTGTGAACATCTAAATCCATACCCTTTGCAAATTCAGGAAGTAATGAAGGATGTACATTAAGACAACGATTTTTCCATGTTTGACAAAACTCCTTGGAAACTATTCGCATATACCCTATCATTAAAATCAATTCAACTCCACGAAATGTTAATATTTGTGATACTTCCTCATCAAATTCGGTAGTTGTTTTCTTTTTACCATCTGGCTTGTAAGGAGAAATATGTTGTGTAGGAATACTATGTGTTAAAGCTCTTTCAAGAATACCAGATTCTTTTTTATTTGATATGACAATAACAATCTCTGCTTGTAAATTATTTGATTCAATTGCGTTAATTATTGGTTGTAAGCTTGTACCTTTTGTTGAACCTAATACTCCAATTTTCAATGGAATCACTTTGTTGTCATTATGTAAATTATTCATTATAATATATTTAATAAATAATTTATAAGTTACTTTCATAATATACGTAATATTTTCATTGGAAAATGAAAGTGGGTATTATTCGTTATCCTGGTTCAAATTGTGACCAAGACATGTTAAATTATTTTGATGACGCATTTTATATATGGCATAAAGATGACAATTTTATCAAAAACAGTGTTGATTTAATAGTTATTCCCGGCGGATTCGCTTTCGGGGATAGATATTATAAGACTGCTACCTCAAATTACATCATTTCTCCAGGACAAATGGCGATTGAATCTCCGGTTACTGCAATTATTCGCGAAGCAGTTAATTACGGAATACCAATATTAGGTATTTGTAATGGGTTCCAGATATTAACTAAATTAAACTTATTACCAGGAGAATTAAAATTAAATAACGACAAGAAATTTACATGTAAGAATGTAAAATGTCTCTTACATTCCATGTTGAATGAAAAACAAGAAATAACACTACAAGTAGCAAACTCTTATGGGAACTACTCAATAAGTGAAAAAGGATTAACAGAATTAAAACAAAACAATCAAATCATTTTGACTTATAATGATGAAGATTATGATAACGGTTCTATAGAAAATATAGCAGGAATTTGTGATAAAAACCATTTAATTTTTGGTATGATGCCACATCCTGAAAGAACAGCAGATGTATCTATTAAACATATGCTGAATATAATTTTAAATACAAAAAACAGAACACAATCTCAAAAGACATTTCACGAAAAAGTATCAGATTTAATGAATAGTGAGCATATATCTTATAAAAGCACGCGTAAATATTTGAAACAATTATATACAAAAGGGGAGCATGTTGTTCAAGGACCTGGAGAGAATGCAGGCATTATTGATATTGGTGATGGTTATTGTTTAGCATTGAGAATTGAGAGCCATAATCATCCAGTTTTTATAGACCCATATCAAGGAGCAGCAACCGGGGTAGGTGGAATTTTACGAGATATATTTACAATGGGTGCTAGACCAATCGCAATATTAGATTTCCTGCGATTTGGAAATGATGAAAATAGTAATTATTTATTAAATACTACAATCAAAGGAATATCAGATTACGGTAATTGTTTTGGAGTAGCAAACGTAGGAGGTGATTTGTATAGAAGTGATATGTATAACAAAAATCCATTGGTAAACGTAGGATGTTTGGGAATATTGAAAAAAGAAAAAATAATTTATGGAAATGCATTAAATCCAGATAGTTGTTTCATTTATGTAGGGAGTAAAACAGGAAATGATGGAATGAACGGAGCGTGTATGGCGTCAAATGAGTTTTCAAGTGATATTGATATTGAAAGTATGAAGAGTAATATCCAAAAAGGGGACGCATTTCTGGAGAAACTGTTACTGGAAGCGTGTTGTGAATTAACAGAAGTAAATATATTAGAAGGAATGCAGGATATGGGAGCAGGTGGTTTATTATGTTCTTCTTTGGAATTAGTACAAAGGGGAAGAGAAAAAACAAAAAAAAATCTAGGTTGTAGATTGTTTGTTGATAATATACCAACCAAACACTATCTAGAACCGTGTGACCGTATTATTTCGGAGTCACAAGAAAGAATGCTATTGGTTGTTAAGGAAGAATTCATAGAACAAGTATTTTCTATTTTCAAAAAATGGGACTTGGAATATAGCGTTGTAGGAATTGTAAATGATTCTGGGAAATACACTGTTACAGATAAAAACGAAAATGTATTATATGAAGAAGATATTGATAATTTTACAGATATCAGTGAAGATTGGTCGGAAAATAATATAAAACGTGAATTTCCTGCCGTAGAAAAAATAAGAAATTTGAATCTGTGGGAACAATATGATACAACTATTGGCTGTAGAACAATAAAGGGACCACAACAAGAAAGAAGTTTTGCTATTCTTGATATTTATGAAGTAAATAAGCATATTTTAATAACGTGGGGTTCTGATGTAGAAGAATGTCTTCGATACGTAAATTCGTTTAATGATAAAAGTGAAGAAATAATGGAGTATAAATACGATAAGGCATTACCAAAAGCAATAGTAAATTGTTTGAATTTTGGAAATCCATCTGATACAATGGGAGATTTTTCGGATGTGGTGGAAAAACTAAAGAACGATTGTATAAAGTATAAAATCCCTATAGTTGGGGGCAATGTAAGTTTATATAACGCAACAGACAATATATCCATTAAACCAACTCCTGTATTACTAATGGTGAGTTTATTAGAATAAAAGAATAATAGTTGATATAAAAGCATAAAAACAGTTTTTAATATATTCTATAAAGATGTCTATTGAGTGGGATTCTATTCACGACGCTCCAGATTACTCGGATTGTGTGAAAGGAACGACGGTGGAAGGAAAAGTAGTTTCGGTGTATGATGGAGATACCGTAAAAACCATATTTCCATTGAACGGGGTGCTTTACAAGTGGAATTGCCGTTTAACGGGCGTGGATACCCCTGAGATAAGAACGTCTAACAAAAAAGAAAAAGCGTTTGGGTATGTAGTGCGTGATTTATTACGTGAAAAGATATTGAACAAGGTGGTTCAAGTAAAATGCGACGACTTAGACAAATATGGTCGCCTGTTGACGGTAATTTACATAGATGGTGTAAATGTGAACCAGTGGCTGATTGATAATGAATATGCGTTTGCATATGATGGAGGCACCAAGCGTTCTTGGGAAGAACATCTGGAACAAAAATGAATATTATAAAAAATTAGTTTAAATAATATACTGTATTTAGGATTCTTTTTCATGGATAATTTCCATAATCTTATCATAATATTGTTTATTTAATTCGCATCCTTTGAAATGCCTATTTGTGTTTTGGCATGCAAACGCAGTTGTTCCAGAACCAAGAAATGTATCTAAAACAATGCTGTTCTCATTAGAATGTTTTTTAATGAGTTCTTCAAATAACCGCAAACTCTTTTGTGTAGGATGGAATCTATTTTTGCCACCTTGAAGTGGGAATTCATAGATGCCATTATCATATTTACTATTAAAGGTTGGACTTCCCCCCTTAACTCCCAAAAGCGCAATTTCCCGGCAATTAGTCAAATAGTTGACTTTTGAATTCAATGGCTGTGGGTTTGTTTTAATCCATTCAATAAATCGTATTTGTTTGAACTTGTGTTTATCAAGGAGTGCCTTAAGCTCTGATATTTTCCAAATATCAAAGAACATAATCATTGTTCCACCATTACGCAGTTTTTTATAATATTCTCCAATAAATTTATCAAGAATTTCCATTGTAAACAGATTATCCCAGTCGCCGTAATCAGTTTTGACACAATACTTTTTACCATAAATGGTGCCATATTTAATGTAATTATCACGGTTTGTATCATCAATTAATCCATTTTCTGTCTTGTATTGAATCCATTCCTCCTGTGTTTTAACGTGTTCTACATTCATACGTTCATTTTCTTTGACAGTATTGTAATGGGAATTCATACCACTATCTCTAGAAATAATATAAGGCGGGTCAGTCAAAATCAAATCAATAGATTTATTTGGTATCGTTGATAAGTATTCAATACCATCTTGTAGTTTTATATCAATATCAATATCAACAGGTTCTTTCTTAAAAATATTAGGTTCAATGGGTAAAGACATTATTAATTATATTTTTATAATACGTTAAAGTTCTAATTCAATTTTATATCTAGATATAAAAGAACAGATAAGATATGATACTCTCGGAGTACCTTTATTCAGTAGGGAAAGGATTTACATTAGGAGGTTCATTATGTATTTTAAGTTTTTATATGGATACGACAGTGTCTTACAAGAGTTATAAGAAAATGAAAAAATACAAAAGACAGCTATACATAGAGTCATTATTGATGAATCAAGTAAATTTATTGATAGTATCTCCAGTAATGTATGGAGCAGTTGATACAATGCTATTGACTCATACACACGAGTTCCAATGGTTTAATATTTACGCAATTCTAGTAATACATTGTATAAGTTATTATTACGCACATTATGCGATGCATAAAGTGCGATGGTTGTATAAGTATCATCAGTTCCATCACAAATTTGACAATTTAGTATTACCAAGTGTAGGAAATGCAGTGAGTGTTGTTGAATTTTGTTTTGCTTATACGTTACCGTTTATAATATCAGCATACATACTGAAGCCGAATGAGACATCTTTTTTAGTTCCAATAGGAGTAATAGGTCTATTAAATATGGTAGTTCATACACCAGAATTTGAAACTGTTCCGTGGGTGAAATGGTTAGTATCTCCAAGAAATCATATTCAACACCATAAAAAACGTAATTGTCATTATGCTTCTCCAACATTGAATATAGATTACATTCTTGGTGAAAATTGAATACTTTTTTTGGATGATAAAAATATACAAAATTATTAATATGGAAGAACAAATGAATGAAATAATACGGCAAGCACAAGAAGACCCAAGCTTGTATTCTACTATAGATATTCATGAATTATTAGATTCATTGAACGACGACAAATACGATTATATCCTGAACAAAACAGCATATGATATACAAGAAGAAGTATATACCATATTAAATGAAAATGAATTAGTGAACGTGCAAAACTATGCGAGTAAACTGTTAAGTTATCGCTATGTAGATGACCTAAACGAGTTACATAACGGTAAATTTATTCGGTGGATACGAAAAAGCGATAAAAAACTGACAAATGGAAACATTTTGATGAACGTGGATTTTACAAAGAATGGGACGCAATTATTACTGAAAAGTCCAACAAACCGGTTTACACGTATAAAATGGGATGACTGTATTGTATTTCAGATATTATCACAGGAGGAGCAGTTATTGCTAACAACAAACCAATATATTCAACGTGAAGAAAATGAAGGGTCTTAATAAGACTTGCGAGTAAACCTGGAGCGTAAAAGCTTCTTCTTTCGTGTCATAGACGCCATTTTCTGTACATAAAAGAATTCTTTAATATGGTACATAATTTTCCGTGCGACTTTTTCGTCCCATATTTTTTTATCCTGTGTATTTACTGCAGGTAGTGTTGATGAATTATGTAGAAAATGAAATTGTAAAAAATCGTGTAATTCTTTTCTTTGATTCTGTCCCCAATTTTGAATTATTTTGGAGTGAATGAGTCGGTTTATGATTTCACTACTGGAGAGTGTATGGTAATAAGAAGAAGGTTGTATATAGTAGACAAATGCGTGTTTCATTTCAGAAAAATAAGTGTTGTCTATAAAGCATATTTCAGTAGTGCTAGGAAGCATAACACATTGTATAAAGTCAGAACGGTTTTTTTTACAACCATATTGGTTTATTTCCAATTCGTGATTGTCAACTTTGAAAGCATAGACAATCTTATCAAAGAAGTCATTTAAGGAGTTAATTTTATATTGGAAGTACCTACAAATTAATTGGATCCATACAACAGAATTCTTATTTTTGGTATACAAATAAATACCCTTACATTTGTGCTCTTTTTTGCGTTGATATACATAATTCAATATAGGGTATATGTTTGTACGTATAAATTCTGGATACAAATCCAAAATATCATTAAATGGAAAAGGATGATGGGTTTTTTGGAAGTCTTGTAATGCGGTCCATAAAATATGAAAATCTTGAAAAGACCCAAGTGTTTCATCTAAATCAAAAACAATTACGCGAAACCGTTTACTAGGACGATTACACTGAAAATAGTTATGATTATGTAATTTTAAATAAGATTTGTTATTATACTTATATTCCTTAGTAAATGATTCATTCATTCATATATACATTTTGTAGATATGAATCTATACAAATATTTGAGTGAGTAAGTGATATTTTTTTTTGTGTTTTGTAGAGTAAAATTTATGCTTTCTTACCGGTAGAACCAAATCCTTTATCGCCGCGGGCAGTAGAAGCAAGTTCTTCTTCATCCATTGTAATCACATAAATAGGACATAAGGTGGGATGACAAATTTGTACAAGACGGGTGCCGTGTTCAACGAAATAGTTATTTGCGCTTCCAGTTTTGAACCATCGGAAAGCACCTTTTAAGTTTCCTCTATAACCAGAATCAATAACACCAGTATGATTTGCTAGCATAAGAGGTTCTTTACAGATACTTGAACGTGGATATAGACAAAATGCACTGTTCATAAAGTGTTCTCTATCTACAATATAATATAACATTTCAGCTTTGACTTTGAAGTCAATCATAGTAGTTTCAAATGGTTTATCAAACATTACATCATCGGGGACAATCAAATCAAATCCTGAGTCAGGAAAGCGTTCATTTAATGCTTGGTTGTTATGAGCTTCAATGCGAGGCAAATAGATTTCTTTTAGGTCTTCGTCTTGAATATGTAATTTCAATATACCAAAATGATAATTAGTTCCGGTGGTATGGTTGAATAGTTTCTTGCAAATGTTTCTTACGTTTGTTTCAGCTATTTCATTCATAATAGAGAGAATCTATATATACTATGATACAAGTGTTTAAGTAGTTTGTTCTTGCATTTTCTTGTAATCTTTCCATGAAATGTGTTTGCCAGCGTTGGGTGCTTCTTTACCTTCATTGTGTTCCTTGTCTAAGTTATCCATACGTTTTGTAGCACTATCAATATACAGTTCTTTTAATACCTTACCACACATAACAGAACCTTCGTGTTGGTCTACTTTTTCATCTTCAATTAATTTCAAAATAATTAGTAGTTTGGTCATAATCGTTAAATCAAGTTCCTTTTTCATAAGTTTATTGAATATGTCTGTATAATTGGTATGTAAGAAGGGACATTCTTGAATACATAATTGTTCGAAAGCATCAAAATCGTTAATCATCATATCTTCATGACTTTGTTGTAGCGTATCTATTTTACGTACATCATCACGAATTTTAGTGCTGTGTTTCAAGCGGCGAATATTAGGGGTATTATCCTCGCATTCAGATTCATTAATCAGTTTTTTTAAATGGATACGTTCATTATCCGTTAAACCAGACATAGTAATAGATAATATATACTGTTTCATTTATGTTTTTTCATCATTAAATATTTAGTATTTTTGTATTTGATTGTAATGTTTTCTCATAATAGAGTATATGAACGCACAAACCTTGTATATTTTGATAGCCCTTTTACTATTGGTATTGATATTTACTACATTCCTATCTTGTGGTTCCTTTGAGCCAAACGAAGAAAGTAGTTTGTCAAAGAATGCCGCAAGTGCGGAAGGTTTCGCCGGGAAAATGTTAAACTACTTCAACACTGATGAAACCAATGATTTTCATGGTGCATATTCTATAGAAACCAACGAACAACAATGTAAGAAATTGTATGGATTTGATGGTTTATTCTGTACGCCTGGTGTAGCAGATAAATCTCTTGATATATATGCTACTGCTGAAGGTAACCTAGATTGTGAGGGGTCTGGATTAACAAACTCTCGCGGGAGCCTTTGTTTGGATGAAAATCAAAAAAAAATGTTGCAAACGCGCGGAGGAAATAATACGGGTAAAGATGCTGAAGTAGGTCACTAATTATTAGGTGTATAATAGCACTTTTTACAGTATACAATAGTTTCTGACCGTTCAACGTCAACGTCAATCATATCTGTAATATACTCATGTTTACAATTATTAATAATATAATTGTGAATGCCCTTAAGTATTTTTTTATACTCAACACAGCGTAATTCATCAGGTAGTGATTCTAGTAAGTTATATGCATTGAGCATAACCTCAATATCATATTGTTGTTCAGCAAGCATTAAATGTTGGTTTATAACTATGTAGTTAGATTACATAAAAAAATTACGTTTATGTAATTTTTGTTAAGTATCTATGAAATTTTACTAATAATGTCATTTATTATTTTTAAATATACATAGCAAATAAGCTTTGGTTTTGTTTTTCATCATTTTTAATTAATTTTTCAACATCTTCTTTGGATACTGTCATCGGGAATTGGACGTCTATTTTCAAATCGTCATTAAATAATTTGGTTTCTTTTTTCATAAGACGGTATAGATTGAGTTTTGTATGAACTATTTCTAGGCAACGTTTTAGGTTACGAACACCACTTTCACGTTTAGTCATATATTCTGTTGAAACAATATGCTTTATAGTTTCATCTGGAATAATAATATCACTCTCTTCAAACTTAACTTGTTCGCGTATTTTTGGAAGCAAATACTTTTGGGCAATAGTAATCTTTTCATTCATTTCATATCCTTTTGTTTGGATACAATACATTCTATCTTTGAGAATAGGGTTAACTCTTGTTTCATCATTATAACTGAAGATGAACAGACATTTACTCAAATCAAAATCAACTTCTGAAAAGTATTTATCGTGGAATTGACTATTCTGTGTGGTATCTGTTAAATGAGTTAAAATACCAGTAATTTCTTCACCTTTTGGCGTATCACTAATCTTATCCAATTCATCAAAGTAAATAACAGGATTCATACATTTACTATTCATTAGAATTTGAACGATTTTACCCCATACACTACCTTCGTATGTATAAGAATGACCTTCTAGAAAACTAGCATCTCCAGTGCCTCCAAGCGCAATGAAGTCAAATTCACGTCCCAGTATTTGGCTAATACCTTCTTTTACTAATGTAGTTTTACCTGTTCCCATTGGACCCTTAATAGCAATCGCAGTTCCCATAGCAGAGGGATTTGAAATCCATTGACCTACCATTTGCATAATTTGCATTTTCGCATCATTTAATCCATATACACATTTGTCTAACTGGTCGTAAGCACCTTTCATATAGTCATAACATTTATCCGGTCCGTCTTCCATTTTGATAGAAAGCGATTTATAGACGCCGAATGGAATTTTCATAAACGCATCAACCCAGTTTTTAATCTTGAAATATTCACCATCAGTTGGTTCCATGCTTTTCAACATACTTAACTTCTGCATAGCAATTGCTTTGAATTTGGGTGGTATTTTCGTATCTAATAAGCGCAGTCTGTATGGTTTATCATTAATTGTATTCTTGTTTATTTCTTTCAGTTCGCGCATAGCACGTAATTGTTCTTTATTAGACAGCTTCTTTTTGAAATATTCAATCTCATTTAAGCGTTTTTTATCTGAATGAATCAACTTATGGTATGTTTTTGCGTTTTGAGTGCGTGCCTTTTTGACAAGTTTCTTAATGGAATCGTTTACAGTTGAAAGCATTTTTTTCATTACTTTGTTCTTTTTGTCTTTGTTTAGTTGTTCTAACAAATGTTTCTTTGTTTTGATCATATCTAAATATTCGTGTTCAACGTCTGTTAATTCAACTTCGTCATCAGAATGTTTCTTTTCTTTTTTCTTCTTTTTGGTCTCTTTTTTGTCTGATTCAACGTAATTTTCTTTCATAAACATAGCTTCGTCATCACTATTAACATCGGCATCATCGTCATCGTCGTTATAACCTTCTGGGTCCTCTTCGTCATAATCTCCACCGATTTGGAAAACAAAGTTCATAGGGAATTCTTCCTCATCATCTTCATCTGGTAAATACTCACTATCATCAGAGTCAGTATCGTCTACTGTTTTTTTGCTAGTTTTCTTCTTCTTTTTCTTTGTTTTTTTATCAACTTTTTTCTTTTGTTTTTTATCTGCCTTTTTATCGGACTTTTTACTAGATTTTTTCTTTGATTTTTTATCTTTTTTGTTTTTTAATTGTGATTCACTGTCACGTTTTGAGTTCTTTTCACGAATATATTTACTAGGGAACAATTCAGCAATTAAGTCTTGAATTTCGTCACGAGAGATGGATTCTTCTTCATCCTCTTCATCCTCTTCATCTTCTTCGTCGTCATCCTCATCTTCATACTCGCTATCATCGTCTTCCTCGTCCTCGGTATCTTCAATGTCTTCTTCGTCGTCATCACTATCTTCTTCATCTTCGTCATCTTCATCATCTTCATCATCACTATCAACTTGTCTTTTTTTATTTTTATTTTTATTTTTGCGAGTTGAGCGTTTAGGGTTTTCTTCATCTTCTTCTTCTTCCGTATCAAGTGTTTCCCAGGAAGATGAGCTTTCAACAGATTCATCATCACTGGAGTCGTCTTTTTTGGAACGACGAAGTTTCATTTTGCCGTTTTCTCTCTTTGTGTTTTTCACCATAATATACTGTGTAGTAAGTGTTATGCCATAGATGTAATGAGGGTTTTATTTCAATTTTTACTCAAAGTTGTAAAATTGAATTAACTATATAAAAAATATGACTTATATAATATAGGCAATATATGTATTCAGATAAAATGAACCAAAAGAATTTTAAAGCCCCTTCTAAAATTATTGGTGTGCAATTTAGTATGCTGTCTGCGGATGAAATCCGTAAGTCATCTGTAGTAGAGGTAACCACGAGTGATACTTACAAAAATAACAAGCCTGTTATTGGAGGATTATTCGACCCTCGAATGGGTGTCTTGGAACCAGGATTGATTTGTCCAACAGATGGGTATACGTATATAGATACGCCCGGGTATTTCGGGCATATTGAACTAGCACGTCCAGTATTCTTTATGCAACATATCAAAGAAATAAAAAAAATCAGTCAGTGTATATGTTTTCGGTGTAGTCGCCTATTGATTAGTAAAGAGCAACATGCACACGTCATAGATATGAAGCCAGAAGATAGATGGGAGTATGTATATAAAGAATCAGCAAAGGTAGGTAGATGCGGGGATTTAACTGACGATGGATGTGGATGTAAGCAACCAAACAGTATTAAATTAGAAGATATGGCTAGCTTGATAGCTGTATGGAAAGAGTCAGACCAATCAATAACAAAACAATTAACACCAGAAGTAATATTAAAAACATTTCGTAGAATTTCAGATGATGATGTTTCCTTTATGGGTTTCAGTCCTTTATGGTCGCGTCCAGATTGGATGGTATGTCAAGTGTTACCAGTTCCACCTCCATCTGTCCGTCCATCTGTAAAGCACGACGCACAACAGCGTAGTGAAGATGACCTGACACACATTTACACACATATTATTCGCACAAATAATGAATTAAAAGATAAAATCGCAAACAATGCTTCCCCTCACGTAATTGATGGTCTTACTATGAATTTACAATACTTCATTGCAATGGTAGTAAATAACAAAATCAAGGGAGCAGACCCATTGGCACAGCGTTCTGGTCGTCCATACAATTGTATTATGGGGCGTTTGAATAGTAAAACTGGACGTATTCGTGGTAATCTAATGGGAAAACGTGTGGATTTTAGTGCTCGTTCGGTAATCACTGGTGACCCCAACTTGTCCATTCGTCAATTGGGTGTCCCTATGAAAATAGCAATGAACATTACCAAGCCGGTTCGTGTGAATGAGAGAAATAGCGACTTCTTATTGAAATTAGTACAAAATGGTCCTGACGTCCATCCTGGTGCTCGTATTCTACAGCGAAAGAATGGAGAACAGATTTCATTAAGATATGTAGACCGCCGTTCAGTAAGATTGGAAATTGGTGATACGGTCCATCGTCATATGATGGACGGTGATGCGGTATTATTCAATAGACAACCCAGTCTTCATAGAATGAGTATGATGTGTCACATTGCGAAAATTATGAAAAAGGGTGATACGTTCCGTATGAACGTAGGTGATACTGCTCCTTATAATGCGGATTTTGATGGTGATGAGATGAATATGCACATGCCTCAAAGTATGTTAGCAGAAACGGAGTTAAAACACTTGGCTGCTATTCCACATCAAATCATCAGTCCAGCATCAAGTTCACCTATTATTGGTATCTTCCAGGATTCATTGCTAGGAAGTTACCGATTCACAAGAAAAAATATTCAATTGAAACCAAGAGACGCAATGAATTTGTTGATGATGTATCCAAAAGTAGATTTAGAAAAATTACACGAATCAATTGAAGATGGTAAAATATCTAGTTTTGACATATTAAGTCAAGTATTTGCTCCCATCACATTGAAGTATAAAACAAAATTATTCAATGAAGACGAAGATAAAAATACATCAAATAATATTTTAGAAATTAGGAAAGGAAAATATGTTCGTGGTCAAATAGAAAAATCAGTATTGAAGTCTGGAACAAAGGGTATTATTCATCGTATTAACAATGATTTTGGAAACATGCAAGCATCAAACTTTATTGATGATTTGCAAAATATTGTTACGGAATACATGAAGACTAGTTCATTCAGTGTTGGTATAAGTGATTTGATTGCGAATAAGAAAACACAAGATAGTATTGTAGAAACAATTAGCGCACAGAAGAAGGAAGTTCAATCGCTTATTGAGCGTATTCAATTGGGAACTTTTGAAAATAACACCTCAAATAGTAACCGTATTCAATTTGAAACACACGTAAATAATATATTGAATGAGGCGATTAATAAAACAGGTAAAATCGGTCGCGACTCGTTGAGTAAACTAAACAGATTCTTAATGATTGTAAATTCTGGTTCAAAGGGCAGTTTGATTAATATTTCCCAAATGATTTCTTGCTTGGGACAAGCCAGTGTTGATGGTAAGCGAGTTCCATATGGATTTAACCATAGAACATTGCCTCATTACAATAAGTTTGACGACAGTCCAAATGCTCGTGGTTTTGTGGAGAATTCTTACATTTCTGGATTAACTGCTCCAGAGTTGTTCTTCCACGCTATGGGTGGTCGTATTGGTTTGATTGATACAGCGGTCAAGACATCACAAACAGGTTATATTCAAAGGAGATTAATCAAAGGTTTGGAGGATTTGAAAGTAGAATATGATATGACTGTGCGTAATAACAAGCACAAGGTTATTCAGTTCAATTATGGAGATGATGGTTTTGATTCCACACGTATTGAAACACAATCCATAGCATTAGCTGATATGAGTATTGAGGAAATTTATCTTATGTATGATATTATTGGTATCAATGATGAAAGAGAAAAAACTATCACTATTTACAGTAAAAGTGCTCACAATCGTATGAAACGACAAATTGGGAAAACAAAAGAAAAATGTGAAGAATATATCTTCAAGATGATTGATGCGAAGAAGTTGTTGATTGAAAATGTTTTCAAGAATAAAAATGAAGATAATATTAAAATCCCCATTGCGTTTTCTCATATGATTACAAACGTCCAACAGCAACTACAGTTAAGTGCTAATTCTATTGTAGATATTACCCCATTTGAGGCATTTGAAATAATTGAAAACTATTACAATAAATTAAAACAATTCACCTTTTGCAAGCCTACTGATTTATTTGAAACGGTTTACTACTATTATTTGAATCCAAAAACATTATTGGTACAAAAGCGATTCCATAAAGCGGCATTAACATTGTTATTGGATAATGTAGTATTACGTTATAAACAATCAATGGTTCATCCAGGTGAAATGGTTGGTGTTATTGCAGGTCAATCCATTGGTGAACCAACTACACAATTGACATTAAACACTTTCCATTTAGCAGGTGTAGCAAGCAAGTCCAATGTAACTCGTGGTGTTCCTCGTATTGAAGAAATCTTACGATTAACCAAGAATCCAAAGAATGAGTCTATGACAGTATATTTAAAAACAGACGTAGAAGAACATCACGAGAAAAGTATTCATTACGCAAAGATGGTAGAGCATACAAAGTTAGTGAACATTGTTAAATCTGTTCAAATCTGTTTTGACCCAAATGACCGTTCATCAAAGATTGTAGAAGATATTCCTATGTTAGAGCAATATTATGAATTTGAGAAAATGGTAAACGAATGCTTGGAGACTGAAACGACTACTAATAATGAAATGTATAAATCAAAATGGATTATTCGTATGGAAATGGACGCAGAGAAGATGTTGGATAAAAACATTACTATGGATGACGTAGAATATGCAATTAATGCTAGTTCCCACGGGTCAAATGTAAGTTGTATTTATTCTGATTATAATGCTGATAATCTAGTATTCCGTATTCGTTTAGATATGGTCAAGGATAACAAATACAAAGAAAAATCATTAGACCAATCTGATGAAATATATATGCTACGTGATTTCCAAGACAATTTACTGCAAAATATTGCTATGCGTGGTATAAATGGAATCACTAACGTTCAACCATTGAAAATGCCAAATATGCTCGTTCACGAAGATGGTGAATATAAACGAAAAGATATTTGGACATTGAGCACAAGCGGGTCTAATTTGATTGAACTATTATCATTAGACTTTGTTGATAGCACAAGAACAATGACAGATAATATTCGTGAAGTATATGAAACATTAGGAATTGAAGCTACCAGACAGCTAATTAATGATGAAATTATTGAGGTAATGAAAGCCAGTGGTGTAAGTATTAATTATCATCATTTGAGTCTCTTATGTGACCGTATGACTTCAAACCATAATTTGGTTCCTATCTTCCGTTCTGGAATCTTGGGAGATGACATTGGTCCTATTTCTAAATCTACATTTGAGGTTCAAACAGAAGTATTATTACAAGCATCACGTCACGCAGATTACGACCATATGCGAGGTGTTTCTTCTAGTGTTATGATGGGACAAGTAGGCACATTTGGTACTGGGTCATCACAATTAGTAATGGATATGGATAAACTTGGTGAGTTAGATGAAGTTGTTAGTCAATATCGTAGTGAAGAAGAGGAAATGAAAGAGATGTTTGAAGGACTAGAAGATACTACCAATGCGTGTAATAGAAAGCGTATTGAAATTAATAACAATATAGATTCCATTGTAAGAAATAATGATGATGAATGTAATGAAGATGACGATTATGATATGGGTTTTTAGAAAAATAAATAAAATAAACAAAAATAACAATAATAACACTTGTTATTTTTTATCAGGTTTTTTTACTATCGCAATAAATACATGCTTTAATCAGCACTTTATTACATCCCTCATACCAATAATCATCCATAACAGTAGAAAATGTCCATTCAACATCTTCTACTTCTTCAAATAAAAAAATCTCTCTGTTACAATATTCACATTCTTTTATCAAAAATTCTTTAATATAACATATAACATCGTTTGGTAAATACGATAAGTCCATATGTTCTAATGTTAGTATAATATGAGAAAGTTTACTACCTTGCTATAATATTTAATTATACATTACAATGTAAGCGTTCAAGCTGAATGCTACACACAACCACAATAAATATGGAATTAACAATAGACTTGCTGTTTTATCTATAGAATAGAATCTATACGCAGTGTATCCGACTATGCATATTATTGTAAATATCAAAATAAGTCCTGCTACAAGTTGTCTAAAACGAAAGAACACCGTCGTCCAACTCAAATTGAGAACTAATTGAATTAAAAAGAATATGATTGGTTCACAGAAGCCTTTACACTTTTTATTGAAAAATACTAAAGTGAATGAAATAAACATTAGTAAATACAAAATAGGCCATATGATACCAAATACATAGTTAGGTGGACTCCAAGGGGCTCTGTTCAATGTCTCGTACCAATTATTCATATATGTATTCAAGAGAAAATCTTGTGGATACATAAAATTGAATGGTGACTACTGAAAATAGAATAATAAAAAAAGTAAAAGATGTATGTAGTTTTGGTTATTAGCACTCACGGAGCTATACGAACAAAACGCACCAGTGAATGTATAAAAAAGGTCCCCAGAATAAAAACATTCAAACTCCCAGTAAATATGTACAAGATAGATGCATCAATACCAGGAGACTCTTATAATCCTCCAACAGATACGTTCAATATTGATATCAAGGAAAAGATTTTAAACCTAGCAGCACTCCATAAGGATAATGAACCGTATGAAAAGATAAAAGAGGCTTTACCTAGGGAATTGAAAAGAATGGAACATTCGTATGGGTTTGAATTTATAGGATATGAAGGGACACAACACGAATCAGGAAATAGAATTTACAATAAAATGTATAGTTTCAATAGTGATGAAGCACAATCAGCAGCTGATTTCAAAATAGAGTTATTTGTATCAGATGAATGCGGAAATATGAATTATGAGAATATAACGGAAGAAGTCTTTGGTGTTTCTAACATTCGACATACAATAAACCTAAAAGATTACGAAATACTTTTATCAACTTTATTAAAGAGGGTCCATTCTAAAATAGTAGATATGGTAGATTGTAATTATATTCTTATAGATTTAACCTGTTCTAGTATCGTAAATTCAAATAATCAACGGTATAATGATAGAACAAACAGATTATTGATACGAACCGCAAAAAAAGGCTTTAACAATTAAACATATTATTATTATTAAAACAATATGTTTTTTTTACACCCTTGAATATAATCTAATCATCTTCGTCCTCATCTTCATCCTCATCACAAGCAGCTTCACATATATATTGCCCATTGCCTTTCATTTGAACAATGTTTTTTTCTTTTCCACACAAACTACAAGCAACATCTTCTTGATTATTAGGTTCTTCTTGTACAAATAATATATCACCAAATCCATCATCGTCAAAATATCCATCACATAAACAGCATTTCTTCCATTGTCCTTCCTGATAAGTATCTTCGGTATCTTCTTCAAAATCCCAATCAGGTGGATATCTTTCACAATTTGTATTCCTACACAATTTATATTCTTCCTCTTCCATTGTATTAATTTATAGTGAAACATTTATATCTTTTTACTATTGTTTATTCGTAGTTAGCTAATAAGTTCTTATAACTCTACGTTCGCTTTCCGTTTTCCATTCACTTTAAAAAAATCAATGGGTTCTTTACGAGGGATGTATTCCATATTAGGTTGAACGCTATCATATTGCGTATTTTTAACGTATTTATTAGGATTTTCGTGAATAGGGACTAGACTATCTAGGTATTCTTTGTTCAAATTGGATTGCAATAAAAAAATTTCATCTTTGTTGATTTGATAATCAATGACATCATTGAAGGAATACTCCCGCGGATGTAGTATATACATACGAACACGTTTATTACGAATTAATTCATCCGCCAACTTTGTGTAGTAAAATGTTTCGTTATTTGGAAACTCGGTTTGTTCACCATTAACTAAATTTTTATTTGGAATGAGAAGTTTTACAATATTATTATCCATACTACAAAATGTCTGGTCTGCTGTGTTTTCATTGCAATGTAATTTGTGTGTATCTGAAAGCATTTTATAGCCATTCATATCTAGTTCCAAACTGAAATCAACAAATGGAGACAACAAATCTTGTAATAATGCGATAACATAGGACAGCTTCAGGTGGTAATACAAATTAGGGTTTTCAATATGTTGTTTAATAGACTTTAATACTTCCACGTTCTTATAATCCGCCAATTTGTTACGACAAATATTGCGGAAACTCTTGTAAAAGAATTCTTCTAGCTTCATTTTTGAGATAATGGTCTCTTTTATTTGTTCTTGATTCTGAATCGAAGATTGCGTTTCTACTTCATAGAAGTCTGTTTGTTGTGACACATTCATAGAGTCATAAGAATCCAATGGTTGAGACCCTTCTTTACCTTCTACACTTTCAAGACTTTCTGGTGTCACCAGAATAACCTGATTCGTTTCAACTATGATACCAATAACCATATTTTCCTGAACTATTTTCAACAAGGGTTTACACAAGATAGTTGGGTCGCTGCGTTTCAAATCACCTAGATACTCCATAGTAATCTCGTATGTATGAATATACTTTTCATCCAATGATTCAATAAAGAATGCCTCAATACCTGGTAACTGGTAAGAAGGTGCAGTAGGAAGATAGTATGAATTTCCATCATCGTTCTTTTTAATAAGTAAAGCAATTGTCTTTCCTTGATAGTTGACAACTTGATTTGTAATAGTTTTGTAATCAGTGTTCGCTAGTTTTTTTTCCAATGTTACCGCATAAAGATTATTTTTATACTTATATTCTTTTATAGACGGTAGTGAGCGACAGATATTATTTTCGTGGGTTTGGATTTGTTCCAGTAATGAGATAACATTTTGAACCTCTTGTTGTAATGATTCATCAAAGGTAGATTGTTCATTAACAAAGAAATGTGATTGTTTAATTATATTCTTCTTACTCTTGTGTTCTTGTAAATAAATAGGTTCATAATAATTACCCTGTTTAATAACGAAGAAGGTTGGTTTTGATGCATCAAATAGTGTATCTGTAGTAGACGACGGACATATAATATCGATATTATCTGTAATATCATAGTGTTTCAACTCAAAAATAATCAAGTTCATTCCATTTGGAAACATATGATGCCTTTCAGATGCATCTTTTTTCTTGGTGAAAAATTCCCATAAATAGGTATGGTCAATAAAGGAGTCTTCATCAGATATATATTTTTTGAAATTGTTGAAAGAGCTCTCTACTGTTTTATTATAAGCGTCCTTACCAGAAGTTTGTTCTTCTGTTTCCTCATTAGTCAATTCGTTTTCAATACGAAAAGCAGATATTAAATTACCATTTTGGTATTTTATAAAGTCATCTTTCTGGATATTGTCTGTAATTTGTTTACGAAATTCTTGTAAAGTAAGTTTGGAGTTAACATTTGTTATGAATTGATGAATACTAGCCATACAACATAAGAATGACTGATTACTACTCAATTCAACACCATAACGCAATAGAGCATATGTATTTGGTAATAATAAAGTGGTATTTTTCTTTTGTAATTTACTTGTGTAGTCAACATTGAATAATACGCGAATACTATTGGGTAACAAACCACTTCTGTGTTCTTCTAGTGGGAATTTCTCAAATCCAAGGATATTAGCTACAATCTTGGTTGTTTCATATACAGCCTTCTTGTTAGAAGGAGCCTTTTCACCAATAGTGTTAGGGTTATCTACATCATCATCTAACGTGTTACATTCCTCGCGACGTTTAATATTATTAGCTTTGTTCCATTCATCAAAACAACAAGGAACACACTTATCAGGATGAGTTCCTTTTTTCAAAAATCCAGGAACCATATCGTCTTTCTTGTTATACAACTCTATTGAATTGTCATTTCCATCATCATCTTTACATTCTCCATTTTCAATTTGCTGTTTTGTCATAGGAGTGTTTGTTTTAATACACCAGTACTTGGGACACATATACCAATATTTCTTATTAGGGTCTGAACCATAACGAAGAGCATAACTATATGCATCACGATAATTTTTATCTATTTCTTGTTTTTCATTATCAGTCAAAATAATAGGATGTCGCCCGTCAACGGAAGGACAAGACCTGGAATAAGCCTTGAATGAACCTTCGTCTTTTTTAAAGAATAATGATGGGTCAAAACGTTCACGACGGTTTGTATTCAATTTAATGATACTTTTCTTTAGAGCTTGCTTATTAGCAGTATTAGTAATTAATTGCTTACTTTGTTTTGAAACAGATTTCTTTTTCATTTTACTAGTAGCACCACCTTCTACAGTAAGTTCTTCTTCTGATTCCTCTTCTGATTCCTCTTCTGATTCCTCTTCTGATTCCTCTTCTGATTCCTCCTCGGAATCCTCCTCGGAATCCTCCTCGGAATCCTCTTCATCGCTGAAAAATAATCCGTCCTCGTCACCTGATTCATCTTCAGACTCAACAGTTTCAACAATATTAGCTTGTGAAATTATAGTTCTATTCATTTCTTCAACTTCGTTCTTCTTGAAAGGAGTACAAATATCTAGTAAATCACTATGGTCGTTACTAGTAGAATGTTGTGCTACTTCCAATAAGGCACAAATATACACATTCAATGAATGTAAATAAGAAATATGGTGGATGTTTTGAACGTTTACCACAATAGTATTTTCAATATCATCTATCTCAATCAATGTAGGGAATCCAGGATGTTCAATACTCTTTACAGAACCTGTGCGAGTTTCGCGTTCAGATAAATAGCGTCCATATTCTTCTTTTGCCCGTTCTTGATTTAATTCATATTGGATCATTAGCTCATTTATTATAATGTTATCATTATTCGTTTGCTGTAATAATTCACTAATAAGAGATGTAATACCATCCATCGGAACGTAATTAGATACCTTTTTATATTTCCATTGAAAAGACTTCTTCATCATTTTCACTTGATCAAATAAGCTATAAATACACCCATTTAACTTTGCAAATTGTGGAGTATTCTTTTTTTGGAATTTCCAAATGTAATCAATATGCTTACATTCTACCTTTTCATCGTATAATGATTCTAATACAGGAATATTGTAGCCTACACTTGATAACATACCTTTATAAGGCGTCATAAACTCATTGAAAATAACAGGCAATTGGTATATAAGTTCATCATAATGAATGTTAAGTTCGCCATATAATACAATTGTTCCAGTTTCTTCTAATTCAACAAATAAGGTATGGGAATCATTATTCCAAGTATAGTTATATACAAAACCAATACCTTTTCGTGTGATCAGTTCTTTTGCATACTTAAAAATATCAGCTTTCTTTAGATAAGGGATTGATTGCCCGTCGTTAGACAATTTATCAGAGTATAACCGATACATACTCTCTTTGCGGTAATCAGGATTGTACTTTACCATAATTAAATGTTCATTGGCGTGAATTTGTTTGAAAACACTATCTAATGAAATCTTATTTGTATAGTTAGAGTTGATTTCAAAATGGAAACGAGTGATACTGTGTTCAAGTAGCTTAACTTTATTCTTTTCTATCAAGAACGTATTATTATACTTGCGGTATAACCCCTCTGAAATGGACATTTGTTTCAAGAGTAATGAGTATCTGGTGTCAAAGAATATTTTTTTGAGTTCATCTCTTTTTTGGTATAAAGTGTCCAAGTTATAAATTTGTTCGTCTTTCAATAATGGAAAGTATAAGTTAATAATACTATTTTGGTTTAAATCGGTAAGCAGTCCGTCAGTGCGATATTTTTTTAATACATCAACTGCGTTAGATACGTATATGGTTTTACACATAAAATTAGTATTCTGTGTATATTCAAAATGTTTAAATGGTCCATATGTAAATAATAAGGAGGTATCATATGAATACAATTGGTTAGTGTTGGTAGGGGCAAATGGTTTTACACTATCTAGAGTAAGATATGGATTGCCTGGAAAACGGTGTTCATAATGGTGTGAGAACTCTAAACCAATTGGTTTATAATAGTAGGTGGTGTATTCATATCCATCAAACATTTCAATTAAATCTTCCATGAAATATTCTTGCTTGGTGTTCTTGATAAGGTAATTATACGCATTTTTTGTAAAATCATTTGGACTCCAATTCATGACTAGCTGTTTCATATCATTCACTGGAATACTTATTGTGTGTTTCGTCATTGCATTGTACATAGCATCAATAGATATAGTGTCTTTGTGTAAGGAAAACAAATACAACTCATTTGTTAAGAATTCATCTTTATACATATGTTTATTCAATTTGGCTTTTACAATCTCAACGGTATCATCATCATGTATAAATTCGGGAATATATACAATCTGTGTGTTGTCTATGTCTAAACCATCAAATACGATTTTCTCAATATCTTCATTTTGCGGGTAATCTCCAAGGAATACAAAAACACGTTGAATGGTTTCTTCATAATCGCCGGATTCTAATTGGGAATGTCCTTTTTCAATTACACGATATATTTGGGATATAGGTGGTTCCATTGTTTCTTATATATTGGCGAGAGATAGATTTTGTATTGTTTAAGTCAGAATTGTTCTAATCAAAGGATATAAAAAGGTAGTGGTTCAATAGTATATAATATGTTCGCATTGGTGCTTTGTTTAGCAGCTGTTAACGCATTCCATCCTGATTTTCCACTAGAGGGTAAATTCAATGAATGGGTTTCTGAATTTCGTATTATGTTTGATAGTGACCAACATTACAGTGCTGTATATAAGAACTGGGAACTAAACCATAAGTATATTGAATTTGTAAATAATGATAATAGAACATATACCTTGGGGCACAACCAATTTTCTGGAATGAGTGATGATGAATATAGAGCATTCTTGAATAAGGATTTGATGGACCGTGATGTAGAATTGGCTTCTTTTGATGGAAGCAAAGTAGATAAAATCAAAGAAAAATTAGATGAGGCAAAATGTTTATATGGATGTGCTAAAAATCATAAAAACGTGAAAAACATTGAAACTGTAAAATGTGTTGTAGATTGTTTGGATATGGATATGGATTCTTTTGACAGTGCTGCGAGTTCTATTGATTGGGTAGAGAAAGGGGCAGTCACTGGTGTCAAAAACCAAGGACAATGTGGTTCTTGTTGGAGTTTTTCCACAACAGGAGCATTAGAAGGTGCTTACTTCAATAAATATGGTAAATTAGTTTCTTTCTCGGAGCAAGAATTAGTAGATTGTGATAATTTCAAGAACGGTGGCCGGGACCACGGATGTAATGGTGGTTTAATGGACAACGCTTTCAAGTGGATTAAGGGAAACGGCGGATTATGCACTGAAAGTGCGTATCCATATGTTTCTGGAACAACAAGAACTGCTAGTGATTGTAAAACTGGTTGTGCTCTTGTAGAGAATAGCAGAATTTCCAGTTTTGTAGATGTCCCAAAGAGTTCTGATGAGGAAATGATGAGTGCTCTACAGATTACTCCAATTGCGGTTGCTATCCAAGCAGACCAGAAGGACTTCCAACTATACAAATCTGGTGTATTTACTGCTGATTGTGGAACCAAGTTGGACCACGGAGTATTGTTAGTCGGTTACGGGAGCAAGGACGGCTCTGACTATTACCGTATTAAGAACTCTTGGGGGACTACTTGGGGCGACGATGGGTATATTTACTTTGGTCGTGGAGATAAGTTTAATAATGGAGATGGACAATGTGGTGTATTGCTACAAGGCAGTTATCCAGTCCTATAAATAAAATTTACAATTCAAAATTTTTATTAGAAAATAAGAAACTATACAAAACCATTATAGATAAACCAATAGGAACAGAAAGAGGTTCATAATAATTACAATACATCCATATTGATACTAAAATAACAGAAATTATAGATTTTCTTGGGAGTGAAGCATAACAACCAACTGTTCTAAAATAAATCCAAAAAGCACTGGAGATAATCGCAATATATATTTTTTGTTCGTATGTTAAATATGTATCAAGTAACATTATATGTTACACCTAGAAAATAATATATGGTTGCCAATAGCCATATATTATTTATACGTATCCCAGAAGAGTTCATAATGAGTGCGATTCTTTGGTTTCAGATATTCACTTATGACACTAACACAATCTATTGGTAAAGGAGTATTTGTTTTTATTAAATGAAAATACAATAAAAGAAGTCCTCTCTTGTAAATTGGGTACTTATCTACCCACATACGACATTTTCGTAAACTAATTGCATACAATTGACATTCAATACATGAACGGTCTTTACTAGAAATGTGTAATGATGAGCGACACAAATTATTCCTTGAGAAATCGTCTATACTTGTTTTGTAAAGAGCAACTCCCTTTATACCAGAGTAATGGTTTACATAGATGCCCTTGAACCTCCCATTATAGTATTTAATAAGGTGTCTGTTATGATAATCATTCAAAGATATACAACAATTCAAGAATTCATACTGTTTATATGCAGAGTCATATTGGCTAGGGTAATTCATTAAGCATTCATTTGAAAGGTGTATATTAACATCCTTTACATTATCCAAAGCCATTTTATAAGGAATGAATGTGATATTTTTAAATCTTTTTTTTTGAGACCTTAAAAATATAGTTTGTTGTCATACGATTTTATTATCACACCTGTTATGGTAATAAAATATACTATATGTAAAATAAAAATGACAGCATCACGGAAAAAAGGTCTCTTTGCACGAAAAGTTTTTTCTTTTTCAGAATTTTCAACTTCGACTTAAAATATTAACACAGTTTCAAAATCCTGAAAAAGAAATAATTTTATGTACTTTGAGACCTTTTTTGCATTCGCAGCATAATTTTCAACAGATATTTTCGTCATAGCAGTTGTGGTTTGCGAGTCTCAAAATGAACGTCTAAAAAATGACAGCATAAGGTCTCTTAATGGTCTCTTATGTTTTCGGGTTTGAAAACATAAAAAGGCATTTCAAAAAACGAACGATTTATAGGAGTTTGTGGCTTTGGTTTTTGAATTCCTCGGTAGACATTTCTCTGGAAGCGGCACCTCCACGAATCCATCCTTCCATAGCAGACTCTTCTACATTCAATGCAGCATTTTGAACGCGTTCCTCCATTTCACCGTCTAATGGTTGAAGCATGTAAGGTGAGAAGGACTTGTCCATAACAGTAGAAACACTTTTCTTTTCACTGACAGGTTCACCGAAGAAAAGTTCTGATTCCAAATCAGGGTTGGCACTGCCTCTTCCTAAATAAGGAACAGTAACAAATGGACGAGTGAATAGTTGTAGGCGTTCGGCAGGGTTGGTTTGTTCGGTTTTGATAAGTAATTTAGATTCATCTTGAACAGCAGCAGGAGCAGCTCCAATGCCATGAGAAACACCATTAAAGGTCATAGCAGGTTGTTTTACTGCAAAGTCAATGTGTTGGTTGGTGGTGTTTTGGCTAAAATAGTTAGCAAGCATATGGTTAGCAAAACGAGTATTATGGATAGTGTTTTGGGTTTGGTCAGTATTATCAGATTTAATACGGTCGCTATTATGAAACATATAAGAATGAGAGGATGACATACTTTATATTATACATAGAGAAGGATTTTTGATAAATAGTTAATTAATTACGTATCAAAAGAGAAGAATTAATAGTTAGTATGACGAGCAAGGTTACGGGCACAAGCAAAAGGGTTACCCTCTTTACAAGAAATCATACTTCCATAACAGAATTCAGCAAAAGCTTGTTGGTCGTTTGGAATAGTAGTGCTGGAAGTAGAATGAAATGGACGTAAAGATTGTTCAAAGACCATTTCTTCTCCTAAACTTCTAAATAATTTATCTTGGATATTAGGTTGGTCGGGGTTAATTTCTTGAACCATTTTCTTTGCATTGGTTAAAATCTCTTCATTAACATTTTGGTTGAAGGAAGGAGGAGCGGGTTTTTTATCAACATTGTAGTCATAATCGCTCATTAACACATTGCTAAATGGATTACTGGATTTGGGAGTATCAAATACTTCTGGTTCTAAAGTAATATCTTCATCTTTCATTAAATCTTCTACTGGGTTATCAAAACCTTCTGTTTCACGTTGTTTCATACGAATTTCCTTGTTATGGTAATGATGTAGAATGTAAACAGCAACTAATGTAACAAATCCAATGAAAACAGAACGAGTAAATCCAGATAACATAATGCTAATTAATGTAAGCAATATAATAGTGCGTGATAAAGCGTTTAGTTTTTGATTGTAAGACATATTAGCAACAGGGAAGAGTTCATACAAATATTTACCTTGGAAAAGGACATTAGGGTCTTCACCCCAGAAAGGGATATCTTTTGGTCCAGGTGCATCCAATGGGTTCAAATGTTTGACTTCTTCTTCTTTTTTTTCAAATTCGTCTTTATTTATGATAGTAGGGCTTTCAGTAGATGATGACGATAGTTTCATAAGTATATATTTTCATTATATATTTCCGAATCTTTGTTAAACCCTAAAATAGAGGTGCCACTCTAATCCTAAACTACTTGGGAAAACATTTGGAATCAATATCCAAAGAAACTACGTTAGTATCTTTTGGCACAACACGTAGAATACACTTTGTCTTAATACCTGCTAGTGGTTGTATACAACCATTTTCCTCCAATGAAGATTTATCACTACAACGTGCCCGAAACATTTCATAGCGGTCTCGCACCATTTCATATGTCAATCCTGATTTTTTATTAAGCATCTTATTGATATGTTCATGTAAGTCATAAACGTATTTAGAAAAAGTATAACGTGACTCCATAACATCCATATTGAAGGGAACATCAATAATATTTTTCTTGAAATTCGTGCGGCATTTACCGCAAGGTAACACATTCTCTAAAGATAAGAAGAATTTATAATAGTCTTTTTTCTGGGTTTCTGTAGGCTGGACAGGGTAATTGAAGCTAATTGTATGAAGACTATGCCATAATGGAGGACCCCATATAGAAGTCATCATACCATCGTTGCTATTATAATCATTTTCCGTGAAAAGGTTTTCACGAGTCTCCTTTTTTCTTGATAAGGTCTTTTTCTTTTTACTTGTCCTTTTTTTTTGAGTCGTATTATGTTTCATATATATGTTTTATAATATAATGATAAAAAACATTATGCTAAAATAAGAAGGTTGCGTTTATTTGTGAATAAAATGTATCGTTGTTAATATATAATGGCTAATTTAGTTGAAGTATTTTACAAAAAAGTAATCCGTCCATATCAATATACCATTTTATTAATATTCACGACTATTTTATTTTCTGTTTCAGCATATTACGCTTACGAGTATTACTTCCGAGAGCAAACTGATGTAGCAAATAGAACCGGTGATGACCCAATTCAAATTTACCTGTTTCATGTAGACTGGTGTCCTCATTGCCAACGAGCAATGCCTGAATGGAGTGCTTTTAAACAACAATATCACGGAAAAGTAGTAAATAGTTATAAAGTTGAATGTATAGATATTGACTGTACGGATGAAGATAGTGAAGTTGCTAATTACATAAATAGATACGATATTGATTCATATCCTACTGTAAAAATGCAGAAGGGAGAACAAACAATTTCTTTTGATGCGTCTGTTACAAAAGACAACCTAGAGAGCTTTGTTGAAATGATATTGAACTAGGTATAGAATCCATTTTTTTGTATATTCTCAAAAATATACAAAACAGTGATTTAGCTCTATTTCCAACTAATTTCTCCATCACGATAGACTACCCTATTTCGCATATCGTATGTATATTTTTCAAATACAATAACAGAACCTGCGTTTTGATAGTACTTATACACATATCCTCTGTGTCGTACCATATTTTCTATAATACTATGTAATAAATTGAGTGATGTTACGTCATATGGTAAATCAGTTACATTAACTTTCACTTCTCTGGTAGAGCTTGGTCGTTGTGTATTGCTATAATGGTTTATAGAATGGCTTCTATTCGGGAAAGTTAATTGTTGATATATACTATTACAGATGAAGTTATAGTTTATTTTTTCTTTTATGTTAAGCAATATGTAAGAAAATATACATCTTAATACGTCTGTTGGTATGTAAGTGTTAAATCTTCCTTTTTTATTATGAATTGCGATATCTCTTACGTAATACCATAAATGGTAATCGTATTCACTGTCCATTCTATAATATTAACAAGTGTTACATTTACATTGTTTCATTAATTTCTTTATTATGTGAGTCATCATTTGAAAGTTCATTATTTACAGTCCATCCTTGCACATAGCGTAATACAATCAATTTACCTTCATTAATCATCGTTAGTTTATGGTCACCACTTAAAATACAGTCGCGAACCTTGTTTGGCGAACAATTATCTGTATGAACTTCAAATTGATAAGCTATTTTTCCTTCATACACAGGTTTCTCGTGTTTTGTCATTTGATGTAATAATAAACCAAGATATTCAAACATAGTATCATTTTGCGATAATGTAATCTGTTTCTTTTCATATGCTGGTGTTATACCTAACACTTCATCTGGGAGAGCACCATTTTGAATACATTGATACAATGGGTAATTATAAAGTAGACACCCATCCGCATAAAATTCACCATCAACTTGTAATGGTTCAAATAAAATAGGAAGCGCACACGAACCGTAAACTGCTTCAATTAATTTCCATTCAGGATGAGTTTTGTAAGAAACGTCTACGGATTTATATTCCTTTACATTCGTTATAATACAATGGAATTCTATTCCTGTTTCTTCATAAAATTCTTTCATAGTGATATCCATAGATAGATTACAACCTAATAAAAAGGGTGATAACATTTTATAAATAGATGTAATATCGTAAAGACCTAACTTGGATATACTTTGTAGAGCAGTTTTCAATCCGAATGGAAACAGTTTCTCAAACGGACGTTGTGTAAGATATTTTGTTATTTCTACCCAGCTGTATTTAAGTAATAGACATACGCCTATAATTGTTCCAATAGATGTTCCATAGTATGTTTTTATATCATCAATATTCCATAGTTTTTGACGATAAGCTTCTTCGAGTATTCCGTAATATTGTAATCCAGCAATACCCCCACCCGCACAGACAATATGCTTTATTTTACCACATTTATCTTCACTATTACTGTGTTTGTTAAGTGAAATATCTTCTATAACATTTGGCTCAATTGATTTATCATTATCATGGAGATTTTCCATACTGTAATGTATTCGTATATTAGCCTTATGTTTTTTTCTTCTATAATAATAACAATTAGTTATGTCCTTTTTTTTATACCACGATGAAGAAGATATAAATCAGAAACTGAATATTGATGACTTATTTGAAAAACAACAACAACACGATTTAAAACAATTAAGTATTTATAATAAATTATTGAACCGTATACATAAGCGAATAAAACATATCTCACGTGCAATGAAAAGAGAAACTCATATATTTTATAATGTTCCAGAGTATATATTTGGCGAATCTGTATATGATAATAAAGATTGTACCGGCTATTTGGTAGCCAATTTAGAAAAGAACGGTTTTCAAGTTCGATACATTCATCCAAATACATTATTTATCAGTTGGAAACATTGGGTGCCATCCTATGTACGGAATGAAATCAAGAAGAAAACAGGAGTTGTAATGGATGAAAAAGGTAATATTATTAGTCAAAAGGATAATGTAGAACAAGATATGAATAGCGGACTATTTGCAAACCAAGGGGACATAGAAGAAGATGATAGTAAAGAATCCCCAAAGAAAGAATTTAATGATATTTCAGAATACAAACCAACGGGTAAATTAGTATACAATCCCGAAATATTGGAGAAAATAGAACGACGTGTTTCATTCAAGTAAAAATATGTATGTCGTAATACACATTTTTATCTAGTTATTTTCTTCCTCTTTCTTTTCTTCTTCCTCTTGTTCTTCCTCTTCTTCTTCCTCTTGTTCTTCTTCTTCCTCTTCATTTTTTTCTTTTGTGGGAAATTTGATGTAATTCTTCATAGAAGCGTTATTATCCTGTTTTAATTCCGTAATTAGCTCATCAATAAAGGACAACTTCTGTTCATTTTTATCGTCAACTGCCTTTTTTCTCATCTTGTTGATAGTAGCCATGAATTGTAGGGCGTCCTTTAATAAAGGGACTAGTTCTTCATTCTCCATAAGGGTTTTATAAATTACTTCTGTGCCTAGCTCTGTAATGAGATAACTGTTTTTAGCTACCAGTATATCACTCACTCTATTTACAAAATGTTCGTTAGACATATGGCTTGTTAGCTGCCTCTCCATTAAAGTAAGTCCGTCCTCTTCTTTATTCAATAATTCAACCACATTTGAAAAAACCTTATCATGAATTTCTGATTTAAGACTAATTAACCTATCATCCTTTGATGTATCCGTTCCTACAAGTTCATCATCAATATTAAGGGGTGTTGCTTTCAACTCTACAAGAGTATTCTCATCCTCTTCTTGTTCCTCTTCTTGTTCCTGTTCCTGTTTTTGTTCTTGTTCATCTTCCTCTCCGTCATCCCCTCCTTGTAAATCATCAGGGGATTCATTATTCGTTTTAGATGTAGAGCGGTCTAACTCGCCCATATTATAAAAAATCTGTGGCAAATCTAACTCGTTTACAATTCGTGGAATCGAGTCGTATAAAATCTCCTTTGAATTAGGTTTAGTAAATAATGTAGTAATTATCTCTTTCATAGTTTCATCTGGGAATGATACATTATCGCCAATCTTGATACCTCTATCAGCATTCAGTTCGTCTGATAGTTTATCCGTATCTACATTAAAAAATTCACCTATAGTATTTATTTCTTTTTTAGATAAGATAGTGGAACCTAATATTTTGTAATGGATGGCAGAGCTAACCGCACGGTTTGTTGTTTGACATAATGTATCGATCAATTCCTTGCTAACGGTGTCAGCCGCAACATCTATTTTTGCTTTTTGTTCTGCAAGTGCGGTGTTATATGTATCATCTGGTTTGTCTGTATTAGATTCTTGTGGAGACAACCCTTGTATCATATCTGGAGATACATTTTTCAACATACTATCCATCATACCAGAGGGAATCTTATCCATCATACCAGAAGGAATCTTATCCATCATACCAGAAGGAATCTTATCCATCATACCAGAAGGAATCTTATCCATCACAGCATCAGGCAATTCAGGTATAGTATCCTTTTCATAAAGTTTGTCTATACGTGACTTTTTGGGCTTTTCCACAGTGGTAGTATCCCCTCCACGAATGCTGTTTTTTGATGTTTTGTTTTGCTTACCCTTTTTATCTCCGCGTTTACGATAAGGGAACATTTTTTGGGGTGTTTTCTTCTTTTGGGTTTTCACAGATTTCTTTTTATTTGTCATTCTATACTCTATATAATCGTGACAAAAAATTGAAACTAAATAGAATGTATTTGTTACAATAAAATGAATGACCGCGTTCAACCTGAAACAATAAATCCTTGTCCTACTATATCTCCACAGTATTCAATTATGATAAGTAATGTTGAAAAACAAGGAGATATAGAAAAACAAGCAAAAACAAAATTCAAAAAAACTCAAAAGAAAAAGCAAGAATTATCTAAACATCAAAAGAATAAATTGTGGTCGATCTTTGATATAGATAAGAAAGACTTGGTTGTTGATAACGATAATGATAAAGAGAGTAAGAAATCAGAAGAAGAACCACATATTGTATATTCACGAAACAGTGAATTATGTACAAAATGTAATTCTCAAGTAATGCTAACAGAAGACAAGATGTCTATATGTTCTAATGTAAATTGTGCAACGTTACAGGAAGGAAGTCTTGATTATTCGCCAGAGTGGCGATTTTATGGTGCAGAGGATAGACAATCAAAAGACCCATCACGGTGTGGTAATCCAATAAATCCATTATTGGTGGAGTCATCATTTGGATGTAAAGTTCTTTCCACAACGAAATCGTCTTATCAAATGAAGCGTATTCGTAAATGGACAGAATGGCAATCAATGCCACACCGTGAAAAGGCATTATATGATGAGTTTCAGTTTATTACAACAATGGCATTGAATGCGAATATTCCTCGCATATTTATAGACCATGCGATGGTAATTCATAAAGATATTTCTGAACAGAAGATGTTTAGGGGTGTGAACCGAGATGGCATAAAAGCAGCTTCTATATATCTATCTTGTCGATTAAATGGTTGTCCTCGTTCGCCATATGAAATAGCAGAAATATTCAAGTTAGACAAATCAGACGCTACAAATGGGTGTTCAATGGCAGTGAATATCCTTCATAATATAGAACGCAGTGTAAATTCATCACAACAAACACAATTAGCAACAATTCAACCAAGTTCATTTATTGATAGATACTGTAGTAAGCTAAACTTCAATGAAGAGTTAATACAAGTAGCAAAATTTGTAACGTCCAAAGTATCAAAACAACACATTATTACGGACAATATTCCACAAGCAATTGCTGCAGGGATTATTTACTTTGTAGGGGTCCGTTGTAACCAAAAAATTTCAAAATTAGATATTAAACAGAATTGTGACATAAGTGAAGTAACTATAAATAAATGTTTCAAAAAATTGGACTCGCACCCACAACAATTAATTCCAAATATAATATTACAAAAATATAATAAATAACAAGTCAATTCATTTTAGTAAGAATAACAAAATCTTTTTTATAGATTGAATATATAGATAATAAAAATGGAAGATTATATTGCAAAAAAGATGGAAGAATTAAAAAAAAAACAAACACAGGAACAGGCAGCTATTGTAGCAAAGAAGAAGGCAGAAGATGAAGCAGCAGCAAAGAAGAAGGCAGAAGAAGAGGCAGCAATAAAAAAGAAAGCAGAAGAAGAAGCAGCAAAGAAGAAGGCAGAAGAAGAAGCAGCAAAGAAAAAAGCAGACGAGGAGGCAGCAAAGAAGAAGGCAGAAGAAGAAGCAGCAAAGAAAAAAGCAGACGAGGAGGCAGCAGCAAAGAAAAAGATTGAAGATGAAGCCGCAGCCGCAAAGAAGAAGATTGAAGATGAAGCCGCAGCCAAGAAAAAAGCAGAGGAGGAAAAGGCAGCTAAATTAAAAGAAGAAATAGATTCTATTCCCAAATTAATATTCATTGTCCCATATAGGAATAGACAACAACACCAAGAATTTTTCGCAAACCATATGAAAAGAATTATGGAGGACCACGATTCAAAGAGCTACAAAATCTATTATATTCATCAAAATGATAAGCGAACATTTAATCGTGGTGGGATGAAAAATATTGGATTTTTAATGGTGAAAGACAAATATCCAAAATACTATAAAGATATTACATTGGTATTTAATGATGTAGATACGATGCCTTACACAAAGAATTTTTTGAACTATAATACAACAACCGGGGTGGTAAAACATTTTTATGGGTATAAGTTCGCACTAGGTGGAATAGTATCCATAAAGGCGGGTGATTTTGAAAAATCTAATGGATTTCCAAACTTCTGGGCGTGGGGATATGAAGATAATTTATTGAAGAAACGAGTGGAAGCAGCAGGACTGCGTATAAACTATCAACAGTTTTACCCAATTCACGATAAGAATATTTTACAGATGAAGGATGGATTTCACAGAATCATCAATCGTAAGGAATATGATGCTTATATGGCAAACACGCCGGCAGGTATTCGCAACGTTCATAATTTGAAATACACCGTGAATGAGAAAAACGGATTTGTTGATGTAACAGCGTTTGATGTAGAGAATCCAAATAATCCAGAAGACTTGATAGACTATGATGCACGAAAAGGGAATCGTCCATTTGGAAAAAAACGAGGAGGTTCAATGAAGATGGCATTATAATAAATTTGGTATAAATCTATACTATTGTATTAATAGTATAGAAGACAAAGTATTTAATAGCATAGCAATTTAGTAGCTAATCCAATTTCATTATCTGTTTCCCAAATGCCGGATATTTTGATAACTAGCTGTTGAGGTTGAATTTTTTTCTTCTGTAAATTACGGTAAAGTTTCATATTTCCAGAATTTAACTGTTTTGATAATACATTCGAAAAAGATTTATTTGTTCTATAAATCATATTATAGTTTGTAAGCAATGAATTTTCTATTTTAACAAAGTCGCTTACATAGGACATATTGGTATCTTTATGGGGGGAAAAAATAAGCTCACTATGCTGGTTATTATTAACAATACGATAATCTAAAATAGGAAACTCAAAATGGAGTCCATTCATGACAAAAAAAGAGTTAGAATAAAGTAGCCTAGAAAAACTACCATTGACAATGATATTCTTCTTTTTGTCCATGAAAAATGTGTTATTGGTGTCAAATTGAAAATGATTAATTAATATATTCATTCGCTATTGTATATAGTATTTAATGTTTATTACGTTTTGTAATAACATATGATTAGATTCATAAAAAAATATAGTTATTTATTATATTATTATAAAAATGAATGAAATATTTACTCAAGCGCATCAACCCATTATTTCTTGGAAAGGACAAACATTGTCTCAAATTACTAGTTCAATAACAAAGAATAATCCAACTATGGGAGATAATAAACGATTATTTTTTCTACCACCCCCTTTAAAAATATATAGACGTGAATTGGTAACAAATGACGTATCTTGTAACAGTAACATATCTGCATCAATATCTTTAATGGAAACGCCTGGTAGTTCTATTGTAAATTCAAGCGCATCTTCTTGTGGAGGTTTAGTAAATACATTAGATAACAATTTAACAAGTAACCGTAGTGATATCCCAGGTAATTTTACAGCTACACAATGTGTAGTAGGAACGCCAGAATCAAATGCTCGTGCACGTGTAAGAAGCAGTGGAATGGTTCGTCGTAAATACGATACTGGTAATAACAAGGTAAATTATTATACCAATAATAAGCAATATTTGAATAGCAGAAGTCGTAGTTTTGAACAGAATCAATATAATTACATCCAATTTGGTGATTCAACAGCAACCCCAGGAAGTGCTCTTTCTGTAAGTAATTTATATAAACCAAATACGAGTGGTAATTCAGTATGTAAAAAGCATTATTTTGCTTCTGATACTAGTTTCCAATACCAATGGTTTGAGGATTTACAGGAGGACGCTGTAGACACAATCTTTACTGTAGACATTTCAGCTGGGTACTATGATTTGGGAGATATTAATAATGTGCTATTTTCTACAATGGCAAATAACTATCACTATTATACAAAACCAGATAACCAAACCAAGGACCATTTATTGGAATTCAAATTGGACAACCTAACAAATACTACGAAGATACAAACCACAGCAATCGCAGAAAGTTACGTGAATGCTAACTTTTATGTGAAAGCAGTTGAATTAGGTGAAAATGATACAATCATTGACCCTTCTTGGGACACTCCTTTGGACGCAAGTGGTATTGAGAGTCCTCGTATCATCTTGTTCAAAAACAGCGATTTTACAAATGCATTAGGTTTTAGTTTCACTGATACAAGTCTATCCTTCCCTACTGACGCAAATGCGGCAACGGATGCGGCTAGTGGTGAAACTGTAAATGTCCGCACATTCACTTCTAACGCAACAACATCATTTAACTCGCGTTACCCTACACTAACTTATAAACCAAACAATTATCAGTTCGCACAACAAGGTGCTGTATCATCCAGTTCATTAGTTACCCGAAAGAAATACAACACCATTACAACAGCTGCGAGTTCATATACAAGTTCTTATGGGTTACACGTAGCAAATGCATTAGCATATGGAGTCCCATCTAATGGATATACGGAGAAAGAAAAATATGGGTATAATGTTCCAAGTGTCCCAACCGTAGACTCAACAGGAAATTACAAACAATGTCGCAAAGTAACTATTCGTGGTGGTTAAGTAAAATAGCAATACATGTATTCAAATGAAAGAATACATGTAGAAATAAAATATTAGACTTCTTCTATTAGACGATGAACGGGAACATCATATTTGTTACACCATTTTTTACACTTTTCAATATTATTTTTAATCAAGTATTCTATTTTCTCTTGTTTATGTTTATTATCAATTAAGAGTAACGTATAATGTATGTTTTCAATTTGTTGCTGACCGAATATAGCATTATATTCTTCTATTTTTGTATGAAAATAGTAAGGAATCGGTATAGATAGTAAACGGTGTGTGTACAATGGCGAATTGCTTACAGGACGTATCATTTTTTCAAATGCGCGATGTAATATTCCAAAAAATCGTTGATTAGAACTATGATAAAATCCTTTACAAATAATATATTTTTCAGAATTGGCGTATCTACTGGTATGTGGTTTCATAATATATACCTTTTCATAAAATGAAGATAATATATACAACAAATCAATTGTATGTTGCATGAAACTATCAAATATTTTCAATACAAAACACCCACCTCTTTTTTGTAGGCAAAGGGCGAACGCAACTTGTGCGAATAAGAGGTTACTAATATTAACTTCTTGTAGATTGAAGTCGCCTGAAAAATCAAATCCACCATCTCCCGTTACAATATCCATAGAAGAACCATATTTTTCACATACATAAACAAAATTGTCAATATTTAAAATATCGCCACTATTATCGCTTCCGTATTCCAAATAGATATTTTTATTTTGCTGTAAGTAATTTTTTGTCTTTTTCCATCCTGGAACGTTTGGGTCGTTCATATCACTAGCAATTGTCATCCCATAATACGTATCGCGTGGATTTTTACGAGTATTACACAATGCCTCAATAAACCCACCTGGACCTTCCGCTAGGTGGAAACTACGGATATCTTTGGGAACATCGTGTATCTTGAATGTGTGTAAAACTTCTATCATTTTGAAATAAGACCGGGACAGTGGACTATAAGAAGCAACACAGTAATTTTTCAAAGGGATATTTGTATGAATATATTCATATGGATTTGTATATTTTTTGAAAATGTCCCAGTCCTTTTCCATTAATTCAATACGCTGTTTCAGTTCATATACATAGTGGGTTTGGGAATATGATATAATATTTGTGGGTTGTTCCATGTCATCTACAAAGTCTATATACATGAATGAAAAAATATTTGTTTTGGGTAATAAATAATATGTCATACGAATTATTATTTACACTGATTATAATATTACAAGTGCTAATTTTATACTGTTTCATAATTGTTATTGATTTAGTCTTCACCTATTACAATGCTTTCTTTTTTTTTCTTAATTTGTTTTAATTCATTCGGCTCATCAGTTTTATTTTGTTCTTTTTCTTTGGCTTCCTTTGCGCGTTGGATTTGAATAGCGGGTGGAGTTCCACCAGGGGTTCCTGGAAATTCTGGTGTTTCTATATTTTCATTAGGCATTTCTTGTTCTTCATCGTAGAAGTTATTTGGAATAATAGATACAACCTTTTCTATCTTATCAATATTCACATTGTTCATTTTCTTAAACACATAATACCGATTCATAAACGATATTTTCTTTTCAATCTCATTCATATTCAACGCTTTTGCATAATCTGATGCCTTTTCGGGATGTTCTTTTACTTCTTCTTCCATTTGAGAATACAATTCAGAAAACATGCCACTTCCGTGAGGTAATCCCATATGTTTTGCGTCTTCATCAGGTATTAATACAAATCCATAATTTTCCATAGTGCGAACAAAGAATTCATACTGAACCAAATATTCTTGGAATACTTTATTAATACTTTCTTGATAAATACCAATAGTATAGTTCAAACTTTCTTCATCTTTCGGGAGTCCTGTTTGGTCATATAATTTTACAATTTCATAAACCTTATTATTATTTTTCTTGAAAACAACACTTTCATCTTTTTGTTTATCTTGTAATAAGTTAAATACTGTGTCACCGTCATAAGTTGTTGCAATAAAGTAACCATCTAATTTTGTGCATTCACTCAAATTTCGCATAAAACCGTGTAAGGTGTTTTTGTTTTCAAAGAAGTAGTGAATAGCAAATTGACAAGAACTTACATTGAATCCATCTTCACCAATGGCGTAATGCGGATATACACCGGCACCTAAAACATTCTTATCTTTTGGACCAACACCAAATACAGCCTGTGTAGTTTGTTTATCACGCTCACTATTCATAGCAGTTCCATCGCGAATACGTGCCCCACTGTTTCCATGAACGAATAATGCGTATGGCATTTTATTATATTTCTTGCGGTTGTTCAAGTAACGAGCACACGCACCATCAATAGAATTATGTATATTATCACGTGAAACATCAATTCCAAACACAAAGTTCAATTTGCTACGAATCCATTTTGGTAAATCACCTGCCTTTCCAACGGCATAATCAATTAAATTATCTTTCTGGTTTGATACTCCCATAATCAACTTCTTTTTAACATACAAGTTATGGAAATCGCGCAAAGAACGAGTTTGTGTTTCAACCTTTGTATTACGATAATACACTTCGGTGTCTTCTAGATATTCTGGGATATTGTTTCCAGTCGTTATCATTTCTTCTGTAATAGGGTGATGAATGGTATGCCAATTACTATTAGCAACGTGGTATGCGTTACCATAGTTCCTCAAACCAGCCTTCAATTCAGCTGTTTTATCGTGACGCACACGAATAGGGACCCATTTCCATTGTTCTTTATTTTCGTGTACATATTTGAATTCTACAATCATATTTTCTTCAAAGTATTCACCATCTTCTGTAGTGATAACAGAATAACCATCGTGTGTTTTTAATTCTATGTTACACAAATGAGCATTAACCATAGATGGATTTGTTGGTTGGAAAGGAACCGGTTTGTATCCATCCCGGTCATCATAATTACTTTCATTTGGTAAATCACCTTGAATTATTTGAGCACAAGGATTTAAATAACCGTGTTTAGATTGGTCATATCCACAATGTAGGATAAGAGTTTTGTATTGTGTAACAGGATTACCAGATTGGGTTTGTCTTCCGTCTTCAAACACATTATATATTTTGTCTTGATTATTAGTATCCTTTTGTATAGAAACCAAGAAATCAATAGTGTTATATTGTGGAGGTTTCCACTTGAATGAGAAGTCCCACGTAGATTTATATAGAGGTCCTGGTTCTCCATCTTCCATCGTCCCGCCTACTGGCAAGTAAGCAGGAGTAAAGATAAGTCCATCTGTTTCATACTCAAACCGACCGTCATTTACTCTTGATAATACGTTATTACAGCACTTAAATATGTCATTAATATCTGACGTTGCTTCAAATTCTTTGATTTGAAAACGAACCCCAGAAGACATTTGTTTTTTATCAGGTTTCACCTCTTGGTCGTGCGATTTATCCAAAATGGAAATCGCATCTAGCTTTTGAATAAAGTCACCCAATTTCAAATAACGTGATTCAGTTTCAATAATCTCGCCCTCATCTCCATCAGATACTTCTTTTTCTTTACTATAAAATGGAAGCTTACGTGTGGATTTTTTATCAATACAATAAACATCAAATGCAGCATATACGTTAATCTCCTTACCGTGTTTATCTTTCTTGATATATTCACCATCTAGTATACTAGAAAACAATGTTTTCGTTTTTGTAATAGCACCAGAGAATCTAACATTCATATTTGTATCTATAAAGTAAATCTTTCCTTTACCATTTACAAAACACAACATACGGTCTCCATCAGCTTTATCTGTGACAGTATAATCAACCCTAATATTTGGTGTTACAGAGTCTTCTAATTCTGGAACAATATTCTCCATTTGTAATGTGTATGAACTAGGTCCTACAAAGTATTTGGAGGTAATTTTTCCAATATCATCTTTTTTTCCGTGTACAATACCAACGTATTCATTCAATATGTCACTACATTCATAGTATGAAATAGGGTATGGTGTTTGTTGAAGTCCAGACAACACAAAACGAATACACTTTCGTAAATCTTGTAGCAATAATTCTGGATTATTATAAAGGGTGCCATTTCCAACTCGTGCGTTATCTACCTCCAATTCAATTTCATATAGTTCTACATTGTCCAATACGCCTGCATCTTGAATAGTGTATTGAGGAATAGGAATAAAATTATTTCGTTTGGACGTTTTTACAATACTAACATCAGCAAATATAGGATACTGTGGATGCTCAAACCTGACTCGGTTAATTAACCGGAAAATTTTTTTATTATCTCTCCATTTGCTGGTAATAGAACGAGCAATAGCGGTGCTGGTATGAAAATCTTGTTCTGTTTGAAAAGAGACACGGAAATTGAAATCGTTCATATCAACTTTACGTATTGGTTCATTCTTTTCATCATAGGCAGGCATTTTCTTTGTAAATTTGATTTTGTTCAATAGAGTAGAAGGCATATTAATTAATTTTGAAATATCATTTGTTTCACAATACTTTTGTATCATATCATTACCAACAATTTCTGCACGAACATTAGACATACGAGTGCGTCCATTTGTATCAAGAAACTCACTTTGAATACGCAATAGTTGTAGTCCCTTTGTATCCCCCGCTTTGAAACCACAAGCATTTAATTTTTGAATCACATTATCGTAATTGTTCTTTGTAATAGGACGTTTCAATTTGTGATTTGTTCCAAAACGGATTTCTAACTCATTGGTTTTGTTGCCATTACTAATATACGGGTTTGTGCTTACATACTGCTTAACAATATTATTGAAATCTTGTTTGGTAGCCTTTTCTGGTACATTGGGTTTGTTTTCTTCTTTCATTTCTGTTGAACTCATTATGATTTAACTGTATATAGATAAATCATATTTTATTTTAGTGTTTCAATTTTACCATTTTATTTGGTGTAAAATACTTTCATATAAATCTTGTTTCTTCATAGCGTAATCCATATGTAAGCTAGATGCCATTTCTTGTAACTGATTAACTTTGTAAAAAGAGAGTGGGCGTAATGGCTTGCTATAACTTTCTAAACTTATACGATTATTTTTTAGTTGTTGTATTTCTTCAACGGAACACTCTGGTTGAATATGAAAACAGTTGTCACTATCCAAATGTAGGACAATAGTTTCGTTAGCTTCCTCATACTGAATATCCCAATAACTTTTTTGCTGCATATGGACAATAAAAATATTTTTTTGGAAGTAGCACGCGTAAGCTAGAATGTTATCCAAAGCACTCTTTTTTATATTGGTTAATAAGTCAGAGTAAACTTCCTCTATTGCTACTTTTGTAATTTTTTGATTAACTTGTTTCCAACGAGTAGGATTTTGCCTCAATGTATCCACTATTTTTTGATGAACTTCTAATTTTTTTACTCCTTCATTAAAGGTTATCCTATCATAATCTATGTATCCATATTGTCCAATAAAGAGGGACCAGAATAAGGTATCACGCTGTTTGGGAGTAATATATGGTAACACAGGCGTATTTTGTATTTGGGAATCGATCTTTTTTTCATTTGAAGATATAGGATTATTATTAACAATGGGCTGTTCTTTTTTAACAATAGGTATAATAGTCATATGTTTTTCATTTTCAATGGTATCGTGTAGCATTTGTTCGTTCAATTGTGAAATTAAATCGCATACATTATTGTTTTTGGAATAACAATAAAATATTTTATCAGCAATCACGGTCATATAATAGAGTTATATGATATAGGCACGCTGTCTTTATCTTCTTTTTCGTCAAAGAATGATTTTTTGAACTCCTCCTTCTGGTATTCAACTGTTTTCAGTGAGGTTTTTTGTTCGTCAATATATTCCAAGTATTTTTCAATATCTTTAATTAAGGGTTCGGGTAAAAAAGACATATTGATAAAGACACCACTCTTATTTTCACTTAACTTAACCTTACTTTCTGTAATAATACGTAGGATTTCAATGTGATGGTGTTGTTCTAATTTCTCAATACGGGATTTTAATGTTTCTAAATGTTTGATATCGGTGTTATTTTTTTCATTTGACATTTACGGAGTAATATTATGTGAATAAAAAAATATATATTTATATGTTTTTTTACAAAGTGATTTATCCAGGTTAAGGGTCAAAATTTGGCAACATCAAGGATTCTTCTGAATTATCCCCTCCCTTCAATTCTTTATAGTTCATTTTTTCTTTTCTTAATTCACCAATAATACAAATATAAGGGTCATTTAATTCAAATCGCACACCAATTACATCTGCTTGAATAGATTGATTTTCACGAATGCTTTGAAAGTATTTATCGTTGTGATGATGGTCCCTTGCAATGAACACATTAATTGGGACATTATCATCTTCATCGCGAACTTCTCCGTGGATGCCTGCTTTTGTGATGGTTTTACTAATACACTGAATCGTGTATCCTTCAACTGGAAAGCATACCATACATTCAAATGTGGTTTGGAATTCAATCAACTCATTATTAATTGTGCCATTGGAATAATTCAGAATACGAATAGACCCAGGACGAATAAAACCTTCAACAATACACTTACCTTCTAACTGGTGAGCAAGGCGGGCTTCCAAATTTTGTTTTACGTTACGACCTACTTCACTTACACCTAAATGTATCTTTCTAGACAGTATAGTGCGGTTATATACACCAAAGTCTTTTTCATTTTGTTGTTTTACTTGTTGCGATTGCATGAGTTATACTATACTATAATATACTTATATCTTTATCTTTTTTGTGATTCAATTTTTCTTATGTGTTCTTCTTGAGCGTTGTTTTTTTGTATGTGTGTACTTTTTAACGGTTTTCTTTGCTTTCCTTCTTGAATGTGCTTTCTTTTTAGGTAACTTACGTTTTTTTTGTGACTTGTTTCCACCTTGACTTGGAAGTTCCCTTTTTTGTGAAGCGTTTTTTAATTCTATTTGACACTTTGGTGATAACTTGTTTAACACTTTTGTATCTATATTTGTTACATCTTTGGCCACTTGAAGTCCTTCATTATTAGTAGCGTCGGTTACTCGTTCTGCTTCAGCAATAGGTGTATCATCTCCATAATGCATAGTTGCATCAATTGGCTGAAGTAAAAGAACTCTTTCCAATAGGTCTTTCGCAGAAACTTTTGCTAGACGGTTATGGTCAGTATTTCGTTGACACACATTGTTATCATTAGCATCTGGTCCTGGTTGAGGCTTACACTTAATGTCTGGGTCATAATCTATTAACATTTCTACAACGTCCGTATCAAAATCACGTGTTTCATTCTTTTCTGCCATATGTATGATTTTTTGCTGGTTATCCTTTTCTAGATGTTTCAAGAAGTTGTTATTGATTAATGTATCCACTACTATTATTCCGTGTCTTAATACTATATAATATTCATTGTAATAGGTTATAATTTGTAACAATAGAGTTTCTGCTAATTTATTCAATTCAGAGTTATTCATCATCATCACAGTCAAAATACACAAACACTTACGGTCTTTGTGTTCTTTTGGTTCCTTATATTTTGTGCTTGAAATTACATTATAACAGCCATGACCTTCTTCATTGGTAAATGAAGATAAAAATTTGTTATATTCACCGTCTACTTTTTTTATTTCTTCTTTAAATTTTAAAAGATCTTTTTCTGCCTCGGCTACGTGTTCTTGATATTTATTTTTGTTGAATCCGAAGTTAAATACCTTATCTTGTTCTTTTTGAAGCTTATCCTTTTTGTCTCTGAACCTTTTCTTCATATCCATAGCATCCTTGTAAACATAACCGACAAGCTCTTCAAGTTGTCTCTTGAATAAGCGGACTTCACCCGCTACCCGAATATATGATACGGTTAAACTATTATGGAAAAGTTGTTTTTGTTCATCGTCTAATTCTTTATCTGTTTCAATATTAGAAAAGCATTGACCGAGGGTATGTAGAAATGTACTAAAAAGTGAAACCATAGATTGATGTTTATTTGAATCTTCTAAAAAGTCATAAGTAGCTAAATGTTTAAGCAAGATTGATAAATCACCAAATAAGGCTAGATAATGTATTATGTTGGCTTTATTTGGCGTTTCTTGGTTAAGTTCCTTATTTATTTTATTCAGAATATGGTTAAACGCACCTTTGTCGTTACTATAATTATGGTTAAGAAGAGTTTCTTCTATTTCCCTTACCGTTTCTTCGCGTTTACTCTTATCCTTTAATCTATCAAAAATTTTGCTCATAACTTCTTTTAAATTATCATTATCACTGGTAAGGTCTACATATTCTATAAAAGCATCTGTTAATATATTTTTTGTTGATGGTCCTGTTACTTTTGATAAAAATGACGCCATATGATTAATTAACTATATAATTACACTACATTATATAATTAGATTATTCACTATTTACCCTTTTTCTTGGGTGCTTCAAATAGATGATTGTTCATATTACGTTCTGCTAATGACAGTAACCATAATTTGGAATCTCGTTTTTCTTTATTGTACGAACGTAATAGTAATTCAATAAATGTACATAATGTAGCATTTGTGAACAATGATTTCATGAAGACTTTGTCTTTTTGGTTTGTTTCACCCCACTTATTCAAGTAATCTGCATTATATCTATTACCTTGTTTGGTAATACTATTCAAGTAGTTATAAATATCACTTACTGTAAAATTATTACATACACGACCGATATAATTACCAACCACCTTTGATTGTTTCAACTTGAATTCCACGTCGCCATTCTTTTTATTTACTAGGAATCCATATAAATCATTCAAGTTATTACGCGTGAATATGTGTTTTTCTAATCCCGTTTTATAGTTCCGTAATAATGCATCATTGATAGGAACAAGTTGGTTGTCTTCTATTTTAAATAGTGTAACTTTATTCGTATAAAACAATAACATATCTTTATACCCAGATAATTCATTTTCTTTCATATATGATAATACATGTTCTTTATACTCATGATTATCACTTTGTAGCATATAATTGAATATGGTTTCTTTTTTATTCCACTCTAGTAAATCCAAGTAGTGGTCTATTTTCAATTGTTTCCAATCACTTTCTATAATTCCTTCTAGTTCTTCCATTACCAATGCCTTTGTGATGTCTGCCCGATGATACCAGGTTTTCTTATCATTGCTACTATTTTCAATAGTATTTACCATATCCGAAACTAAATTAGCAGTATTATCCAAACTAGCCAATCCTTCTATATTATTTTCAATGATGGATGTAGTTGTTTGTTGTTGCCCACTAGGCAATTTGGTAGGAACCCGAATATTTGTATGATTCTCTTTGTATTGAATAGGAACAGTTCGTTCGTATAGAGAAATATATTCATCGGTAATTTCCAATGGTTGGAATAAAATATAATTTCCTTTTCTTATTAAATACCCCTTACGGTTATATTGGTCCATTATATAATCATTTTTGTTAGATGTGAAACGTTCTAATGCGAACTCTATATGGTCTTCATTATAAGTATTATTGGCATTGATTAATTTAACTAGTGCCTCGTGATGATAAAAAATGTTTTCTTTGAATAGCTCGCGTAATCGTTTTGTAATAGGTAAAATACTATTTTTGGCAAACTCGCTGCTATTTGTATATTGGAAACTGGTATCTCTGTTATATCCATCTTGAAGCATACATTTGAAATCACATGATTCCATATAATCACACGTAGAACTGTATGCTTTGTCTCCTATTTTATATGATGTTGAAGAAGTCATGGTGGAACTCAATATTTGTATTTCTTTATTCATTTTCGTTTCTGTAAAATTGGTTTGGTCGTGATTTAACAAGCAATCGGTGGCTATTTCTTTTAATAAACGAGTTACTCTTCCGATTTTGGTTGCCTTCATTTCCGCATAGCGGTAAATGTATAAATCAACTGTTTCTTTTTGTTCTACTGGGGTAGTGCTGTGGAAATAAATCTCCACGTTCCGTTGGTTTAATTCCAAGTCACAATGACTGTTATTACGAACACTCCTGCCAATAATTTGCTCCATGCGGTTATTATTATACCAAGGGTCCATTAGATGACTTTGGCGAATATTCTTGAAATCTAATCCTTCTGCTGCGGCACGAGTAATAAGAACAACCTTCACACGGTTACCATCGGCATTATCTGGATGACTAATATATTTCAAATCTTCAATATTATTTGCGGACAATTCTTTATCGCCTGTAATCATAACATAACGGGCTTGTTGGAAAGGTCTACTTGTAGTATTGTATTCGTCCATTGTCTTCATAGTTAAACTGTCTATTTTGGGGCGTGGATGTTTTTCCGAAAATAGTGGTCTCGTGTTCTTTGAACTACTATAACGAGCAAATCCCATTTCTTCAAGTGCTAGTGCCATCGGAATAATCCCCGCACTCAAGTAGTGAGAATATACCATAATGATACCCTTTGCACCTTCTTTAATAATTTTTGTAATTTTTGCTATTTTATGACTGTAGTTTCTAATGTGTTCTTGATTAAAAATGGGTGTATCTATTTTATATTCGTAATCATAGGCATTATTGGTCTCTTTGTCAACTTTGTGACTCATGATTTTCTTTAGACCAGAAACACCTAATAGTTGTTTAACAATTTCTTGTTTGTATTCAGAGTTATCAATGAGCTCTTGGAGACCTGGAACTGGGAACACTATATTGAGAGCCTCCAACGGTTTTTGTAAGAATGTATACCCAAAGGATTCCATATTTTCAAATTTACTATAATCTTCACCGTCTACCATATTTTGTTTCATGTACTCCATAACATATTTGTATCCCATTGTTTGATATTCTTCCATTGAATGTGTGTATAAATCCATATGTTGAATACCTGTTTCCAATGGACTATTATTCATTTGAAATTCAGGTTTATTTTCAACAATATTTACATAATTTTCTCTTACTGCTGCGTCTAATGGGTTTATCTCTTGGTTATCTACACTGATATTAGTGTCTTTGTTTATGAAATCATTTGGATATAAACGATAAGGGAATGTGTATGGGTTCTCACCGCGGACATAAGACACGTAGCCGTTTAATTTGCGTTTTAATAATTGAGTTCCTTTTTCATCCCCTCCTGGTTGTTGGAATAGTCCGGGCGCTGATTCTAACAGATTATCATCTTTATCAAATACATCACTTACCTTTATTTTGCTTCGTTTATCCACTGCATTCAATAAATTAGTAAACCACACTACTTCTTGTGGGCTGTTAAACATTGGAGTAGCTGATAACAATAATAAGCGGAAATAATTACAATATTTGGTAACTTGAAGTAACATATCCACTAATATTTTGTCTTTTTTATCATTGGTATTTCGAATATTATGAAATTCGTCAATAATAAATAAACTGTTGTCGACATATTTACGAATACGTCTTTCGCGAACTCTTTCAATAGTAGTTTCATCTTTTGATTCATTTTGTGGGTGAATAACCTTATACAGTTTGTTTGTTAATTCGCGATAACCAATAAACACATAGCTATCATTAATGGTAGAGTTTATTGTATTTACAACTTTTTCATAAGATTGATTCTTTACATTCATAGGGTTAATTTCTTGTAGAAGACTTTCTCCAACACACGTATGGAGGTTCCATTGTCCGTTTGCTTTCTTCAATTTACGTTCATCAAACAATTGTAAACGGAAATTCTTTTGAACGGCGGGTGAAGCAACAATACATATTTTACCACTGAATAATGTTTTTGTGCTGACATTTGATAACTGTTTTTGATATTGGCGTGCTTCTTCAGCAATGCCAATTGCACTACACGTTTTTCCACTACCTAACCCGTGGAATAATAGTAATGCATTATAGGGCGTTTGTAGTGATAAAAAATTACGAACAAAATTTTGATGTGGCATTAACGAAAAATCTTTATTACATATTTCTTCTGATTTTTCTTCAATATCTGCGATTTCACCATCATACCTTGTTGCTGCGAATTCTTCACGTTGTGCTATTTTTAATTGTAATTCTGGGTCATACAGCTCTGGATATAGAAAATCATAATCTTTCACCTCCTGTTTCATTTCCGCAAATTTAGAATAATTCATACGTTCCTTTTCTTCTTGGTTCTTACCCTCGTAATCTTTTATTAAATTTTCTTCTTGAGTTGTCGGAGTGTAAGTATTTGATTCTTCTTCTTTTGCTTCTTCTTTTGCTTCTTCTTTTGCTTCTTCTGTTGCTTCTTCATTGGTTTCTTGATTAGTTTCTTCGTTTGTGTCTTCTTTTTCTTTTTCTTGTTCAATTTGAGTATTGACATTTTCTTGTGTTTTTTGCATTTTATTCGCCTTTCTTTGTTGTTTTTCATTTTCTAGCTGGTCTTTATCAACACATATCTTACCATATTCTTTTGTATCAATACAACGATTTCCTCGCTGGCATTGTTCATCTTTTTCTATACACGATTCACCCACTTTTTTGATTCGTTTTTTCTTGGTAACGTTATTATTTGTATTGGATGCTTGTTTCCTTGTAGAAGACATATTACTTAATATATATGTATATAAATTTTATTTACGTATATATTTTTGGATATATTCAGAATTCAATAGTGTAAATAACTAACAAAATTCAACTAATGCATAATGCGACAACATATTATCTACATTACAAAGCATTTTCTTTTTTTCTAAATTATAAGAACGTATGCTTTCCAAACATTGACCCAATGATTTCCATTCTATTTTACTAACTTCGCTTTTTTCATAATTATTCAATAAACAACTATTTTCATAATTTATCATGCCTACAAAGTACTTATGTTTATAAGATTTGTAATTTGATCCAGTAAAATTTTCTTCAAATGGAGTAATATTTTGAACATTATTTATAACTCCGTAAGATAAACCCGTTTCTTCTGTGAATTCTCGCATGGCACAATCATAATCTTTTTCCTGGTAATTACGACGTCCTTTTGGAAATCCCCATTCTGGTTCAACCCATTCCTCATATTTAGAACTTTCTTCAACTAGGTCTTTAAGGGTTAAAAACTCATCTTTGTAATAAGAACCATTTTTCAACATAATAAACTTGTTACGTGAACTACCCTCTTCCTTACGATATTCAACGGAAAGTTTATCATTCCCCCAAACCATTTTCCATAATTCATCAAATGGTTTATCAATAAGATTTTGTTTTTCAGTAACAGTCATTTGTTTCAAAATATTCATAATATATTCTTTATTTCCCAAGGTATATTTACCACGAATGAAGTTAATATATCCTAATGTATCTTTTCGCCTTATCATTAAATACTCTCGTTTATTTTGTGTATTATAACGAAACGTGATAAATCCAATGCTAGTAATAGGCATTTTACAATGATTATAGGAGTGACCTTCTTTTCCGCAGTTATTACAGTAATTATTATTGTTATTATTATGGGGTTGAATCATAAATAATAAAACTCGCTACTATTGTTAGATAAGTAATCTTTATATATATTAGCATAGAACAGTAAGAATGGATTTTGAACCAGAAGTATGGGGACCACATTATTGGTTCTTTTTACACACAATAGCAGAGTCATACCCTTTGTATCCCAATGAAACAACAAAGAAGAAATATTATGAGCTTATTAATAATTTCCCATTATTTATACCTGTAGAAGAGATAGGTAATAAATTTAGTGTTGTATTAGACAAGTATCCTGTTTCCCCTTATTTAGACAATCGGGATTCTTTCGTTAAGTGGGTTCATTTTATTCATAACAAATACAATGTTATGCTAGGGAAACCAGAAATATCGTTACCATTAGCATTAGAATTATATAGAGCTAATTATGAAAACCACGTTTCCCGTAAAATCAAAAAATGGAAATACAGAAAACACGCAATTTTCGCAACAGTTATTCTATCTTGTATGTTACTAATCTATTACTTGTATAGGTAGTATTAAGATAGATAGTTTTTTTGGATGACATAAAATCTACTGTTAGTATAGATAACGATGAAATTAGAACTATTTTTATTAGCTGCAACCATTTTCATTGTAGCAAATATTTATACAGATGGCAAATATATAAAAATAATGATGACATGGAAAAAATATTACCAAATGGCGGGTGTTGTTATTGCAGCGTTTGTAATATACGTTCTTATCAAAAAAAACCCATTACGTGCTCGTGAAATGATGACTACTACAAATGATTTATTGAAGGTGCTACCTGTTGACCGAAATACAACTAAAATGATTTCCCCTATTTTAGATTTTACGACAAGACAAGGGTTTACTAGTTCAGCACAACAAGGTGGGTCAAATCCTGTTGTAGGGTTACCAGACTACTCAACTCCACAACATATTCAAAACCGTATCTTACAATCCGGTAAAACCAAAACAAAGCGGTCTGTAAGTGAGACCAAAAAGAAATTTGTAGCATCCAGACAGAACTGGTGCTGTAATGATTGTAAATCACAACTTTCAGCTTGGTTTGAAGTAGATCATGTTGTCCGTTTAGAAAATGGGGGTTCAAATCATGTAGATAATTTAGTAGCTCTATGCCGAGAATGTCATGGTAAAAAAACAGCAATGGAGAATTTATAATGTATAGGTATTATAAGACACTTATACATTTCAATGGCGACAAATGAATCAACGTCAGACAAATATACAAAAGATGCTTCTGATGGATTTCTTTCATCAATATCCAATTTTATTTCTATGCCATTCAAACTCTTTGAGAATATTCCATCAGCGGCGGATGTAAGAGACCCATTAGTATTTATTGTCCTTAAGTATATTTTTATATTTGCTTCTATTGTAGCATTAGTAATATTCCTTGTAATTACGAATGAGAATAGGAGTTATACAAAAGAAAACGTACCTTTACACATGGGCACATTTTTAGTATTATTACTATTGAATCTTGGGTTAATATTTACTAATTCACCATCAACGAGTCTTTTATACAATTCATATGTTGTTGGTTTTGCTGTTTTATTCTTGGCATTATGTATTTATTTCTTCTCAACTAACAATCAAATGGGTAGTGAAATTTTTAGTTACATAAGCGGATTTGGGCTCTTTATTGTAATCGTGTGTGCTCTCGCAATATTATTTTACTTCAGTAGTAAATATTTACAACGTTTGGACGGTTTCCCTGGTTTCATTGTTCAATTCATCTTCTATATTCCTTGTTTGTTGATAAAATTAATTGAATTCTTGAAAAAACAATTAAATGAAACTACTAGCACTGTCTTTTTCTTATATGTTTTTCTCATATTAGCTATTATAATATACGTGTATTTACCACAAATAACCCAATTCTTTTTGCTTGGGGGTGCTAGAGTTGTTGGGGCACAAGAAGATACATTCAATGGATTTCAGATGATGCTTACTGCGATTGCCTCTTTCTTCTTAATTGGTTTGGCGGGTATTAACAGTATGTTCGCTGGTATAGCCATATTCTTTTCAATGATTGGCACTTACTTTGTAGGGCTACAAGAAAAGAGCTTCAATGGGTTCAATTTATTAATAACAGCGATAGTATCATTCTTTGTAAGTGCCGCAGCTAATGCCGCTGGGTTTTTCTCGGACATGGGACTAAGCATAGCAGCTGGTTTATCTGGAATTGCTATTTTTTCTGCATTAATTATTCCTTACCTAGCAGGGGTTATGGCAGATGGATTTAATGGATTTAATTTACTTATGAGTTTAGTTGGCGGAGTTCTTCTAGCTGGAGTTGCTAGTATGGGTAGTTTCTTCACGGCAATTGCTATGTTAGCAATACTTGCTGTTGGTTATTTCGCTGGAATAAAAGAAGATGCTTTTAATGGATTTAATATATTACTTCCAGTTATATTGGCTTTTATTTTAGCTGGGCTAGCTGGTGCTGGTTCATTTTTTACAGGTCTAGGTAGTTCTGCGAACGCAGGTGTTTCTGGATTGGCGGGAGGTGAAGAAAGCTCTAATAGTACAGGAACCGGTGGTGGTATATTTGAAACAATTAAAAAATTCGGGGTATTACAATACGCATTAATCTTGTTAATAGCATTTGTATTAGTGCTGGCTTATTTCTTCTTCCCATACATAAGTCAATACTTTTCTACTCGCAATGCGGTGGTGCTGTTACCTAGAACAACAGACATTGATAAAGAAACAGTTGTTGCTGGTAGTGAAGAATGGATGCAAAGAGATACTGCTGGTAAAAGACAGTATAATCAGAACTTTTCTTTGTCTTGTTGGATATTCCTGAATAGTCAACCAACTAACTATAGCTCCTATGCAGAAGAAACTACTATACTAGAGTTTGCAGAAGGTGCTCCCAAAGTGACATATGAATATGCGAAGAATGATAATGATGAAAATGATAAGTTAAATATTTACTTTACAAACCATGAAGAGTATTATAACGAATCTATCACATTACCTATTAAAAAGCAAAAATGGAATAATTTAGTATTCAATTATAACTCACAATACGCGGATGTTTTCTTGAATGGGAAATTAGAACGAACCTTGAATTTGGCAAATAAACCACCACAGTTCGATAATAGTCAATTCCTTGTAGTCGGTGCTAATAAAGGTTTGGATGGTGCTGTATCAAATATTACATATTATCCTTATCCATTGACTAAAACAGAAGTAGTTTCAATGTACAACATTTATAGTATCCGAAATCCACCAGATTATATTCAATAATTTTCTTACAAAAAGATATAAGAAAAGTATATATAATGAACTTGTTGCTTGTTGGTTTAGGCGTATTAATCATTTTACTTATTTATATTTTGTATGTTTACTTTACCAGTCAAGAGTCTACCTTAACGAAAGAAGGAAATTTGAAAACTGGATTACCTTATGTTACTAGTATTGACAGTCCTACAAACACACGCTACGCATATGGAATCTGGATTTATGTAAACACTTGGGACCCCAATGTAGAAAAGACTATTTTCAAGAGAGATAATAGTTTACATGTTTACTTGGACCAAACCGCACCTATATTGAAATGTTCAATGAAGATGAGTGATGATACCGACGAAGAAATCATCGTGACTGATAATTTCCCTCTTCAGAAATGGACTTGTGTTATTGTAAGCGTAGATAATCAATTCATGGATGTTTATATGGATGGTAAATTAGTAAAATCTCAACGATTCTTCAAACCTGAAAGTAGTGTAATGCCAAAGACTCCTAATGATAGTGACCCAATCATGTTTGGTAACTTTGATGCATATATTAAGGATTTCAAACGTTGGACAGAACCAATGGACCCACAAACTGCGTGGAACGAATACTTAAAAGGAAGCGAACACGACAATATTTTGAAATCGCTATCTAGTTACGGTATTGACGTTTCTGTATTCAGAAACAATGAATTACAAAACACCTTTTCAGTATTCTAAGTGAACGAATAATTTTTATCATTATAATATAGTATAAAAATTATTAATGGATAGATTCAGAGATACAGAAGTAAATCTACCTACACGTGAAGACGTAGGAAATGCTATGGATAGTTTAGGAAACACAGTTAATGAAACAAGAGAACAATTAAGTAATCAACTTGATGAGTTCTCAAAACAAGCCGCTGTAGGTGCAGGTGCTACAATGGGGTTTCTAGATTCAAACAATATTTTTGCTAGGTTTGCATTTATAATCCTAGTATTGATTTTATTTTTAGTAATTTTAAACGTGGGTATCCTTTTATTGAATCGCTTTTTAGGACCTCAAGACAACCCATATTTAATTCGGGGAATGGTTGACGGAACCAGTCAGCAAGTTATTCCACAAGATACTAATTCCTCAAACGCTGTTCCTATTTACCGTTCAAACAATCAGAAAGAAGGTGCTGAATTTACTTGGTCTTTCTGGTTATACATCAGTGATTTAGGTAATGATACTACCGGTGAAAAATTCCAGCATATTTTCAGTAAAGGTGACGGATACTTTGATGAAACAACTAATATAGCGTCTGTTAATAACTCCCCCGGTGTATATTTAGAACCTGGTGTTAATAACCTCCATATTCTTATGGACACTGTTGATTACACAGATACAAATAATACTATTGTTATTGAAAACGTTCCATTAAACAAATGGTTTCACGTCGCTATTCGATTAGAGAATAAAGTTGTTGATGCTTATGTAAATGGTGTTATCTCTAATCGTATTGTATTAAATAACGTAGTCAAACAAAACTATCATGACGTTCACATTAGTAAGAACGGTGGGTTCAATGGAAAACTATCTAATTTAAGATATTACCGAGAAGCTTTAACAGTATTTGAAATTAACTCCATTGTTAAAAACGGACCTAACTTGTCTGTTGTTGATGTTAACTTGAATGCTACTACCAATTACTATTCTTATTTGTCTAATTCTTGGTATGCTTCCAAATATTAACTTGGATAGAAAAATGTAGATAATGTATGCTATTATAGTATATATTATTCGTAATGAGTAGTGACAATGTATGTGACCAAATAATACAACGTAAAAAACAAATGGTTTTCTCTGTTCCTCCAATACGTCTTGAAAAGTCTAGTCCTTATCCATCATATACGAAATTACAATTAGATATGAGACGGAAAGCTGAAATATTACAATACAAGGGTAATTCACAAGCTTCTAAAGGTAACAATCCTACAAAAAAACAACAGTATAGTAAAATTATTAGTGGCTACAATCAATTCCGTTCATACGCTACATTATATAATACAGAAGCTACTGTTGTTTACAACGAAGAAACTGATATTAGTTCTATTACTTATACTACAACTGCTTCCAAAGTAGGTGATATTAGTGCTTGTGGTATAGTATATAGTTCCAGCAAGAATTCTGGAGTTCCTGGACCCGCCGTTATGTTACATTTGGACCCTGATATTCCATTATACAATTATAAATCTGCCACACAAGCGGTTGGTGTTCAAAATACTGACGTTACTGATAAAATTCGTTTTGCTATTGGTGATAATATTTCCATTGCTGACGACGTCAGTGCAAATTTGTTTTCATTGTCTGTTCAAAGTGGTATTGACCAGAATGTTTATAACTTTGAATTTGAGATTCCTTTCAGTTATTTTATTAGTGGAACAGCTACCACTGACCTATCTGCTGATTTCTATGGTGGAAATACATTAGAGACTGCTTTCCAAGATTTATCATTTAATATGGAAACAGTCCCATTTAATTTTTATACATTTTATAGTAATCAGTTAGTTGATAATGGTAATTCAACCCCTACCATTGAGGTAATTAGTGACATTAGTAATGGATTTGTATTTGATTTGTCTAATGTGGATTTCGGAGACCCAACAGATATTTCTTACCAGTTCCAAGGTATTGTATATGGTGGTATTATTAAAGTTTCTGATGTCACATTAGCTACCCCTAATGGTGCAGTGTATGACTTCAAACTGGAGCCTAATATAACTACCCTTACTAATAATAATGCCAATATTGTTTCTGACCTATCTGAAAACTTTACACCAAACCCTATAAATATGGGTGTAATTTGTAATATTACAGACAATTTTGCTGGAGTAGATGGTTCATCTAATTTAACACGAATGACATTGAAATCTACACCAGCAGACACTAGTTATAATAGTTTCCGTATTAAAATGATTGATTACGATGGTAATGAAACTATTTTTGATAATCCATTTATCAAAGATACTCTTCTATAATAACCTTTGTATTTAATCCCAATAAGTCGTCTCCAATTCCCTTCTATCTTTTGATAACTGTGAAGTATGGTAATTAAAAAAGATTTCATCCATACGATTTTTACAAGTATGTAAAATGTATAACACATGACTAATAGCATTTTCCATTAATTCTACATAGAAAGGGGACAATTGACTACATCCTGGGTTATCAATATAGCAATTTCCTAACTGTTCCATATTTTCAAACACCCATTCTGGTTCCCATTTTTTTATTGGAAGCTGTTTTCCATGTTCATAAATATACTTAATAGACCTTAATAATAGTTGAACTTTTTTTACATCCTTATCCTGTTCAAGACTTTCTTTGTATAAATTTGGCTCCCTTATATATTCACGTAACCAAGCAATATCATCTATCATTTCATTATTAATAGATATACTACCATAATCTGTTTTTATGTATTGTAACGCATTATAAATAGGGTCTTCATATACATCTGGGTTAATCGTTACTTCTTGACAGTCGTTTTGTCTTCTCTCTGGATATAACACAAATAATGTTTTATCTCGTAACTCATTTTCAATAAACTTCTTTTCTTGGTAAGATAGTTCCTCGTTATAATAATCTCCTCCACGAACTGTATCAATACCATATTCCTTCATATAAAGTTTCACATGATGGTTCCATTCCATAAAATCATGAATAGGAATAATATACTCAATTGATACTGGATTGTACTTTTGTAACAATTCATATTGATACTGTGCGTCCTCCATAATTTCTTCTTCAAACTTATAACAATGGGACAAATGTAGAAAACGCATGTCATTTTCTAATACAATTACATATATTGCAGTTCCTTCCATTACAAGTAAATAATAAATAATATACAATGCTATTATTTATTTTGTTTCAAGGCATTAATAATAATTTACTTATTGTGTAGTTTGTGCTTTCAAAGGGTGGAATGCGTGTCCACTGGTATTACCATTAAATTGTGGCTGAACACAGCTGGCGTGATTTGGGAATACTTGTCCGGACAAACAAGGTTCATCCTTATCTATTTCAACACACCCACGGCGTCCATTGTATTCACCAACTAAACACCATTTTCCTTTACCAGAAGTGATAGGCTTTTGGATAGAGTTTTCACTATTATCACTTTGGGGGGTATTAATACGGGTAGTTCCACTTTCATCCAAAACATTTTGTAGGGATGGACGACTTGCGTCCTTCAAAAGGTCTCCTACACTATCCAACGTCCCACCAGCAATTTCAACTCCAGCAGTTGCGGTTGTTGTGAATAATGCAGCAATCTGTTCAATTAAAATACCCATAGTAAATCCAATAATTGAGACCACTCGTGTTACCAATGGTCTAAATATGTCTACAATACGTTGTAAAAATGCACCCAACATTTGTAACACATTTACCCCTGCCAACGAGAATACAATTAATACAACCAAAATAATGGTTAATATGCGATTTGTATTTACTAAATCATTTGATACTTCGGCAGTTGATACCTTTGATAAAGTTTTTGTCAGACTTTTAGTAGCAGATTCCATAATACTTATCTATATAATGAGCATATATTTTGTTCGTTTGAATTTATATTTCTTTATGCATTTGTAATGTAATGGGATTATCATACATTATGGATTCAGTGTTATATATATGTTTAGCAATTACTTTTGTATTAATATTATTGATTGTTTATCACTTTAAACAAAGGGTTTCTGCTCTAGAAGCAAAACAAGATACCATGTTTGAATTAGTAAACAATATGGTTCAAGAAATGCAGAATATACGTGCGAATACGATGGCACCATCTATGCCAACTCCACAAATGCCACAAGACATTCACGATGCTATATTTAGTGAATTAAGTGGCATGCCTTCTATGATACATATTGGTGGAAACCAAGGTTTCATGAACGCCCACGCAAATCAAGACCATAATGTAGAAGAATTGGAAACCGATGAATACGACGATGCGGATGATACTGACGAAGACTCTGACACTGAAACAGAGTCTGGTATGGATGAAGATGAAGATGATGATGATGATGATGATGATTCAGATGAAGAAGAGGAAGAAATAAAGCAAATCCAGGTTGAATCTACTACACTACTAGATGAAATACATAGCGAACATCTTTCCACGATTGATGTAGATGAAACTATTATTGACGATGCTGACCAATTATCCGACATTGACTATGAAAAAGATAAAGAATTGTCTGTATCTAAAAGCAATGAACTACATACAGAAGTATTAGAAGAGGTTAGTATTAATGGTAACGAGGAATCCACTACAGATACAAATTACAAAGACTTATCCGTAGCACAATTAAAAGCTCTTGCAAATGAACGTGGATTAGCAACCAATACGAGTCGTATGAAGAAAGCAGAGATAATTAATATTTTAGAAAAAGCAGATTTAACCGAAACCCCGTTGGAATCTACACTAATTGACGAATAAACATATGTAGCAATAAAAAAATATACATATGTTTATATAACATGTTCCAAGAACTAAATAACCAATTTCAAAAATTAATGAGCAGTGTATACAAATCTGAACCCACTTATTATGGATATTCTACTAACAATAAACACCCCGAGTTCCCACCTCTAATGAACGATGGACGTTCTCTTGTTTCAAACTGGCAACCTGAATCCCACTTGAATGACCGTTTGGTAAAACAAAACAATATCAAATCAAACTGGGAATATAGACATTACTTACAGCAAAATGCCCCGCAGATTATGGAATCCAATTTCAAACTTAGTTCAAATGATACTGGTTTCATGGTTCAACCTGCTGCAAAGATGTCCATCCAATCTAATGAATTTGGACATTTAGAAACATATCCTTATTCCTACAAAAGTATTATGGATGAAAACAAACCCAAGGGATACGTGTTAAGCGATTTGAAATCTAACTACCTAACCCGTGAACAGTTGGAAGCTCGCCGTGTTGCCCCCAGCGTTCAAATCCCAAAATAAATTATAAATTATATTTATCTATATAATTTATATACAATGGCACGAAAAACGCTAAAAAAAGGTCGTTCCCATCATAAAAAAGTTGGTTCCCACCATAATAAAACTGTAAAGGGTGGTTCTTATCATAAGAAAGGAGGTTCTTACCATAAAAAAGGTGGAATGGATGATTACATCCCAAAACCTGGACTTATGACAAAAGCGTATAGGATGGCGGCAAACGCGGTTGGACATAAAACAAAAGGTCAAAAAGCGGACGAAGAGTATGTACAAATTGTTGCAAAACAAAGAGCAGACGAAGAAGCACTCGCAAAAAAAATAGCAGAGAATGAAAAAATAATCGCAGAAGATAACAATCCAGAAATTGATGGAAGAACCATTTATAGTATGGTAATTAAAAAAGAAAAAAACACAGAAAAATTAACGGAGGAAGAGAAAAACCTAATAGATAATGGACATTTTTACCAATATTCAGACTATGATATGAGACTAATTGATTTAGGTAAAGCAACAAAAACTGACTTTGAGGGCGGACAAGCAACACAAGGTATCCCGGTATATATGGTTAAATTCTGTAAAGATGGAAATTGTAGCTTCACTGACGTCGCCGCTGGCAGTAAAAACTATACCTTTCGTTATAGATTACCAGCACCTCCGGCACCACCTATGAACGAACAACCAGGTGGTTATCTTAAGAAAAATAAAGATTCAAAGAAATCCAAAGCAAAGAAAGGTTCAAAGAAAAACAAAAATAGCCCAAAATAAGTTATTCATCTAATAACATTAATGCCATTGCTGCGTAATTATGTAAATCAATCAACGTATCACGCATTCCTTCTTGACTTACCAAATGAACACCATTTTTCGTGATAGAAATGCCCCGTTGTAATTTATCTTCCATTCGCATCAAAACACCCACGACGCCATATTTTGCAAATGCGTCTCCATAGTCCTTGTTTTTCTGGATAAATAACTCTAACCCTTCTTGTTGAACCTTTTTCATTTGTTCAATACGCGTAGTATGTGTAGCAGAACCATCATCTTTTTCCATATTGTATGGTATATATGTATCCATACAATGTATTATCTATACTGTTTCATAATTGAATAGTTCAAAAAGCATTTCAATAAAAAGAAATCTAAATAGCTTTTTACAAAGGTCTCTATAGGTATCAACGTAATGAAAATTATTAGCTTTGATATTGGGATAAAAAACATGGCATTATGTATTATTGATTGTTCCGCATCTATCCAGATTGAAAACTGGAATATTTTGAATTTAATAGAAGATGAAAAACAAGAAGATGTTATATGCAATCAACACGGTAAAAGCACCAAGAAAAAATGTACATCAAAAGCAAAATTCAAAAAAGGTAACCAGTTTTTTTGTAAGAAACACGCAGCTAGCAGTTCTTTTATGATACCCACCAAAGACCTACAAATTACCAAATTAAAAAACAAAAAGAAAGATGACCTGCTACAATGGGGTAAGCAACACTATTTATTTTTAGAAGACAAGTCTCTTTCCAAACAAGAAATGGTGTCCGCTGTAGATAACTATTTGAAAGCACATTGTTTAGAAGAACTTATTAAACCAAAAATCAAAGCAAGTCAATGTGATTTAATTAGTATTGGGAGAGCAATGAAAGAATTATTAAATGCTTTTGACCTGAATAATGTAGATTATGCTATTATTGAAAACCAGATATCTCCTATTGCGAATCGCATGACGACTATACAGGGAATGCTAGCACAATACTTTATTATGAAATACCCAAATTGTAACATTGAATTCATTTCTTCTGCTAATAAACTAAAACCGTTTAGCAAAATGGAACTGATTGAAAAACCTGAAGCAGGAAAAGAGCCCACACCAAAAAACGTAAATCCGAATTATAAGGCACATAAACAGGACAGTGTATCTATTTCCTCTACCATTGTAACAAATAATTTCCCACAATGGAGTAAAAGTTTAGAAATTAAAAAGAAGGATGATTTAGCTGACGCATTTCTACAAGGATTATGGTACTTGTTCCACAAAAATAATATAAGTTATGCGGACGATTTAAAAATAAATATTGTTTCCATATCATAATGGAAGTATTAGATTTAGATATTGGTAAACTTGATGAAACTGTTTCATTAGATATGCCTTCAAGTTCAGGAGTTGGTTTAGAACTATTAATGAATGATAAACAAAAATCTATAAGTGTTGGGAATTCTCATTTAGGTGAGCTTGATACTTTAGAAAATGAATTAAATGAACTTTCTGGAAACACTCCTTCTGGTCCATCTATGTCAAACACAGTTGATGACAATAACGCAAAACTGTTTGGTATTAGTACAGATGTCCCAAAAACGTTATCATTTGATAATCTTGAACTTGAGAAAGATAGCGGTATTGCAAACCTTAATCCTACCATTAACGCCACCGATAGTAAGTTAGGAGAGGCTACATCTAGCACATTGGGTGGTTTCGCAAAAACATGGGATGGATTCATGAAATCAAGTGATACCCCTAATAAAGAACCCGTATATGTTGAAAAAACAATGACAGAACGTGAACGAAGGAGAAAGAAACGTGCTATGTTGAAAAAGTTAGAGGAATGGCACGAGAAAGGTTTGCTTAAGAGTAGTTCACAATTTGATTTAGACTCTAACTATGAAGAGATTGAAGATGAATATGAAACTGCTATGGAAGATAAACGCAAAAAAGATAGTATTAAGTTACAAGGGTGGTGGTTTATGACATTTATCAATTCTATTGAATATGGAAACTCTCTTTTCAACCCTTTTGATTTGAATTTGGATGGTTGGGGCGAGCAAGTGAGTGAGGATTTAGATAGTTATGAAGAAATCTTCGGAGAACTACACGAAAAGTATAAAGGTGGAAAGATGGCTCCTGAACTTTCTCTTTTACTACGTGTTGGTTTTAGTGCTGCTGTATTAAACTTTTCAAATAAAGCTTTAGCAAGTGCTACTCCAGCTTTCAATGATGTAATTAAACAAAGTCCCGAATTGATGAAGATGTTTACAAACGCTACTGTTGACTCTATGAGCCAAGAATCTCCTGGATTCGCTATGGCTAATCAATTCATGCAAGACAATACTCGTCCAAAGGGACCACCGCCACCAGCTTCGGTTGAAACAAAAAATGCACCTCCACCTCCCAGACCTGGTATGACGTATACTAGTTCCAGTAACCGTCCAGATATTAATAGCGGACGAGGTTCCAACCCAATGTTTAAAGAAGATGGTATTTCATTAGATAAAGCTGCCCCAGTTGAATCTCAAGAAAAAAGTTTACGTTCATCTAGACCTGAAATGAAAGGACCTCAAAATAGTGATATTGACAACATCTTGTCTGGCTTAAAAACCCGAAATGTGAATATCCATACCCAAAATAATGCTACCAGTTCAAATCCTCCCTCTAAACAAGTTAACGTTAATGAAAAGAGAAATAATGACTCTTTACTATCTGTTAACTCATTAAAAGAAATGGATATTCCAAATATGCCAAAAAGTAGCAAACGTAAAAACAATTCTGCGAAGAATGTAATGAGTCTAGATATTTAATGTGCGTTCAAATATTAACAAATTTGATAAAAAACCCATATAAATAATTATTAATTTATTATGAAAATAGTAATTATTTCATGTCACAAGAAAATCCTGCGACAAATATACCGAAAAATGTGATAGTGAAACCCGGGAAAAAATATACAGTAGTTTTTTGTGTACCGGGTAAAGAGTTTACAAGCAACTTCTTTTTGTCTTGGTCTGAAACTATTACAAGTCTGGCAGATAAATATAACATTATTGTATCAAATAAATATAGTCCGCAAGTTAACTTTGCTAGGGCTATGTGTTTGGGGGGTAATGTCCTATCTGGACCAGACCAAAAACCGTTTAATGGTGAATTAGATTATGACGTTATAATGTGGTTAGATAGTGATATGGTGTTTAATTCAAGTATGGTGAATTATTTAATTGAAGCGTGTATTTATAAACATCCTGTTGTTTCTGGTACTTACGCACTAGAAGGGGGTGAACATATGTGTTGTGTAGAAAAATGGGACGAAGAACGTTATATGGAAAAAGGCAATTTTGAATTTATGAAAGTAGAAGATGCCAAAAATAGGGTTGATACAAATAATCATTGGGTTAAGTGTGCATATACCGGTATGGGTTGTATGGCTATCCGAAGAGGTATTATGGAAGACGACCGTATTAAATACCCTTGGTTTTTCAGAGATATTACTACAATGACTCCTGAAGATAAAGCAAAACATATCATTCGTGAGGGCACCAGTGAGGATGTTTCATTTATCCGTAATTTAATTGATGGAGGAATTATTGATGGCGTTATGGTTAACCTTCAAATACGGTTCGGTCATGAAAAAAGTGCTGTATTCTAACTTATTACTTCATAATGAAGAATATTCATTATGAACAAAACACTCTTTTTATTTTTTTATTTTTTATTTTTATACTAATTACATTTTTTCCCACATACACAACACATTTGCTGTATAGCGTGTATTTACAAAACTATGAATATGTGCTACTAATTCTATAGGAATATTTTTTTCTGCCATTATTTTTGCAAATTCTTCGGAAGCTCCATCCAGTTTCAAGAATCGTATAAAATCAAAACTGTGTCGTGGAGTATAAGCACGCTGTTCTTCGTCTAATGAATACAGGTCGTTCTTAAGAGATATTGAACGAATACACTCGTATTTATCATCCCATTGATAATCAGTCCAATACCCGCGTCTCAATGATACCATTTTTCCTTTTCCTTCATATCCTAATAATTCAATTGGACTATAGACAAACTTACTCCATAACTGACCTACATAATTTTCACTATAATCATATTGTTTGTCTATTAATTCATAATCTACATCACTTTCACTTTCATAATTGTCTGATTCATAATAGTCTGACCCATACGCTGACATATTTACTCTATTATTTGTTGAAATTATTTACCTATCATACCGCAAGAAAATGTTTTCAATTTTTAATTATTTTGCCTTCTTATACATTTGTATCATTTCTTCTTTCGCTGTTTTATAGTCAACGATGGGTGCTGGGTAGCGTGTAACATCCTTTCCGTAATTCTTATGAGCGTCATACCAGTTATGGATATCCTTTGCTGGAACATCCTTCAATTCTGGCACCCATTCTTTAATGTATTCACAATCTTTATCAAATTTCTCACTTTGTATAAATGGATTCATATCACGGAAATATGGCTTCATATCTACTCCCGTACCACTAATTCCTTGCCAGTTTCCATTATTAGAGGCTATATCATAATCTGTCAATTGTGTAGCAAAGTATTTTTCACCTACTCGCCAATCTACCCGTAGCGTTTTTATCAACACACTCGCTGCTGTCATTCGCCCACGATTATGCATATATCCTGTTGTATTCATTTCTCGCATTGCTGCATCTACCAAAGGAAATCCTGTTTTTCCTTCTTTCCATTTTTTAATATGTGTTTTATTGTTAACCCAGTCCAAATCTTGATATTTTTCTTGATAAGAATTACCTACCACTTGTGGATAACAGTTTAATACGTGTGCAAAAAATTCACGCCAATAAAGCTCACTAATCAATCCATGGTTTTTATTATATTCTGACGCAAACGAAAAGTATACTTCACGAATAGATACGCAACCAAATTTTATATACGCTGATAAATGACTCGTCTTTTTTGGAAAATAATCACGTGTATCCAAATAATCTTTCTGCTGTGTTACCGCTTGTCTTAACCTCTGTATCCCTAATGTACGACCACCACGGACCAATATATCATCATTTACAGTAGTAAATCGTGAAAGTGCATCGTTCAACTTTATGGAATCAGAATACCCTCCCTTCATTTTCTTGAATACGGTGGCATAAGGTGTTCCTACAGAAGGCATCACTCGACGCTGAATTGCATCCTTGTAAAATGGCGTATATTTTTTATACGCCTGTCCACTACTCTGCACCAATATACTACCCGGTTCGTGTAAATAATAGTCATTCAAAGATTCACATTCTATGTCGTTTGCAGAACACCACCTTTTAATCTTTTGGTCTCTTTTCTTTGCATAAGGACTATAATCTGTATTGAACATTACTTTTTCTATACCTTCCTTTTCTATCAACTTTGGAATTATGTCATATTGATTGCCATAAAAACAATACAATTCAGTTCCTTTCTTCTTTAATTGTTCATCTAAATCGGTCAAAGATTCTATCATAAACTGAACTGCATTATTTGATTTGTATTTATTTGACGAATCAACTTGTTCTGGTGTGAAAAAGAAACTACAATATATTTCTTTACATTCTTCCGCTAACTTTAATAAGCTTACATTATCGTGTATCCGAAAATCACGACGAAATATAAATAATCCTTTTTCATAATCTTTTCCCATATGTATTTATTATACAATACCAACAGAAAAAAGATATTAAAAACTAAACGCTTATCATCTATTATGGTATTATTTTCAGATATTCCACAAATCAAACAGTTTTACCTTAACATAAAGCCCAATATTGATACAATATATAACTTTGGAGTTTCTTGTGGAGTTTCCTTATTTAAATGTTATATCAATACTTACACATACATCCAGACAATATATAATCAATTATACAGCGAATACCCTTATTTTACATTGTCAATGGATAACATTGACTTTTACAAACAACTTCTTTTCTCTTGGATTGGTAATTATAATGTTGAACCAAATGAAAAAGGATGGATGCTTACCCAATTTCTAATGAAAAATAAGAAACTCATTAATAGTAAGTGTTATGAGACGTGTTTACCAAAAATTCCCGCTTATTTATGTAAGGATTTAGAATTCCTACCAAAAGAGTCTATTGATTCGGTAACAACAAAATATGATGAATCCGTCGATGCTATTAAATCTATTGTATTTGGAAGTTACAAAATACAAGAAGGATTATCAATAATGAAACTTTATGACCATTACACTTGTCGTAGTGTTTTTCGCGATATTCCTATATGTGTTGATACAATTCTACCAATTCAAAAATGCAAGAATCATTTTATCAATGTGGAATACACGCATCCAGACCTTAAACATACAATCCCTATTGATTTAACCCACATGTATTTAGTAAACAATATTGTTCTATCACCTTTATTTTTACACTATATACTATCATTACAACCCCTTTCTTACATCATTGATGATGAATACGTTATTAACATCATGGACCAGGATATTAACATGTTTCAGCTTACTTATTATAAGTATATTATATTTGACAAGGACCAGTATTATGTAAAAGAATGGAGTCTTCCTGGTAAATATATGGGTTCTGACCAAGAAAATCATATAACCACTAGTAGTAGTAGTAGTGATTCCATTTCAGATATAGACCATACTAACAAAGATGACTCTCCTGAGAAACATAGCCCTCATCCAGAGTACTCATCTGATTCAATGTAGTTTGTTTCCAAAAATATAATAAAGATTAATATATGTATTAGTGTATATAGAATCACTGTATTCTATGACCAAATACAATGAAAATGGTCTACCTCGTAGGTTAATGAATAAATGGAACCTATTTTATCATCTACCAAATAATACTGACTGGTCATTGGCTAGTTATATACCTGTAATGGAAGATATTGAAAATGCTGATTCTATATTACTATTAAATGAAAAGATTTCAGATATTGTTATAAAAAATTGTATGTTATTTGTAATGAAAAGTGGCATATCACCTCTATGGGAAGACCCCCAAAATAGAAATGGCGGTTGTTTTTCATATAAAATTTTGAACAAGCACGTTCACGATATTTGGAAACAACTATTCTTTTTAATATGTGGTGAAAGTCTTTTTACTGACAAAGATTACAATGATAATGTTAATGGAATAACTATATCCCCCAAGAAGAACTTCTGTATTGTCAAAATATGGATGAAAACTACTACACACCAAGATATCACAAAAGTTTCTCACATTCCTAACCTTATTGCTAACGAATGTATCTTTAAAGCACACGCCCCAGAATATTAAACCAAAAATTGATAAACCATTATATACTAATGTATAATTATTACTTCATTATACATTATGAAAAAAGAAGCTATTCTTATACCTGCTGTTAATAGAACTATTACATTCATTATTGGGGAAAACGCACAAGACAACTTTGATATTATTGATAACGCAAAACACAATGATATATGGTTTCACGTTCACAATGAATCATCTTGTCACGTTATTGCTTGTATTCCCACAGATGAAAAATTTAACAAAAAACAAATTAACAAGATCGTTATACAAGGTGCTTGTCTATGTAAAAAAAATTCCAAATTTAACTCATCAAAAAACCTCCAAATTGTTTATTCTAATGTGTGTAATGTTGTCAAAACACACATTACGGGACAGGTTCAAGTTGTCAATGCAAAATACATTACTATTTAATTATAATGGTGGTAAAGGCACCAAACATAACTTTATCTCACCCAATGATGCTACGTCATACTTCACAATCAAAGGTAAGTCATTTCCTAGATACATCTCCAAGTGACTACATAAAGGCGTACATTTAATAAAATGACTTAAATGTTTTAATGAAAATTCCCCCTGAAAAACATCCGATTCATCTACTCGCTGAATGAAGTTCATATTTCCATCTGACTCTGACCGTAAAATTTTTGAACTTGCGAATCCTCCCTCGCACGAAAACATTAAATCATTCCCTGTTGACTTTATTTCAATACGGTCTGAAATTGCATTCAAATCACGAATTATTTTTTGAAAATCAGTAGAAGGCATATTAATAACTGTTGAATACTCTACATCTGGAATACGCATTTCTTCCATATCTGGTTCAATCAATCGTAATTTTTGATTATAACATTGACGAATATCTCCATTATCATATTGTAACCCTAGATGTGATACAACACCATCGTGATAATCTGACCTATCAATATAAATAGATAAGGTATCATCGTTTGACATAGTTGAGATTACTTTGAACAAATGTAACGTGTTCGCACAAATTATTATTTTCTCTGGGATACAGTTATACTTCTCAAAACGGTCTGCTTGCAAGAATACATTTACTAGAATCGTATGTGTCTTGTCAAAATTTATTATCTTCATTCCATCCTTTGTGAACGTTATTGTCGCGTCTGTTAAAATATCTTTGATAGCTGTTATCATATTACGAATTGGTTGGATTTGAACGGATTTAATAGTCAATACATTATTCTCTTCATTCATTTCTATTGTCCGTGGAATATGTTATTCAATACGTTTGTTTTTATGTGTTTTGCGTTTGAATTAGTTTTTTTTGTTTTTTTTGTATGTTTTTGCCCTACGTTTTTTAGCATTCTTTCTTGTACTTTTCTTTTTAGAAAAAGAACCGCACGTTTTATTTTCTTTCTTACACGTTTTTTTAGCAAGTGCTAATGGCTTACTATCCTTTTTACACCCTTCTTCTAATATATGATAATCAATTATGCTTGATTTACCACCAGTTATTGCACTGCCTAATCTTGCTAATCCCCACGATTCTGCGGTTTGATTTGGACGTGAACCACTTGAGTAATACGCCCCACGCCCTTTATTTACTATATCTTCTAACGATTTTTTAGAACATTTTGTTTTTCTTGCTAATGCTGCTGATGGAACTAAATTATCTACATCATACATCTTTTTCGCATTTTCTACATGTTTAGATGGTTTTGATACAAACGATTTTAAAGGGTCTCTTGAAATGTAGTTTCCTTTTTTGTATTCTTTGCGTGCCTGCTTCAAATTTTTTAATTGTTTCTTTTTATCTTTATCTGACAATGATTTAGGAACATAGTGTAGCGGAATTGAATTCATTATTTTATAATATAAAAAGAAAATATTATCATATGATATACTATGGCTATTGCATTGAACAGTCAGGGTTACGAAGCTCTTAATACTGCAATTATTGACATTTTGAAGGCTGGAAAACGTGCTATGATTAGCATCTACACTAACGCAGAGGGAACCACCCCTGCTACTGATTCTCGTGGAACACTTGTTGACCGCGAAGTATTGAGTGCTAGTTTTACTGCTTCTTATAAAGATGAAAATGGACAAGATACTAACCCCTTCGTTGTTATCAAGTTCAAAGAAGGCGAATTTATTGATTACTTCACCAGTGTTGACTACGTTGAGGATCACTGGTATGTGTTGACTTCTACTGATATTCCTAAAAAGACCTTCTAAATTTATGTGTTAAAAATTGAAAAAGGTTTTTAATAAACCTGTATACAAATCAATCTCAACAAAACTTATACAATGACAACATATCACAATATCTTTTGTCATTACCCTGTTTCTAAAATTAGTTATTCTAATGACGATTTTACCCCTTCATTCATAGGCTATCTTAAGGAGCAACTTTCCTTATTCGTTAGACCGCCTACCAAAGATGAAAATAAAAAAGTTTGTTTACTATTTGACCAAGAATACATGAACACTATTACCGAACAAGATAGGAATAACGCTGTTTACACTTATCTCAAATTGAAGAGATTAAGAGCCATGTATTTACAATTAACATTTTACTTTAAACAGTTTAACATTGGTTCAACTGGTGTCATCAGCCGATATGTTACCGTTCTTATCCATAAAGTAGACGAACATAAACAATCAATTGAAGAATTTCTAACTAATTACGAACCCTTATATAGCAAAAAACAAAAAAAATATTTAAAAATTGTTGTCACAACATTAAATAACTTTGTAAAATTAATAAATGGTCGCACCAACGCTGTAAAAGATGTATTACGAACCCAAACCCCACTTCCTGAAGATTTATTCCCTGTTATTTGTGAATACATTGGACGTTAGACTATTTATTCCCTAATTACTAATGAAAAAGGTTTAGAAAAATACTGCTATATCAGTATATACTTACAGTGTATTATGACTTCTTACGCCTTTCTTACTGCTACTGAAAATGAACTTATTCAATCTCCTTTTATTGGGTTGACCGAACACGAGAAACTTGTTCGCAAATTCGCATTGGCAAAGGTTGATGACCGAAACAAGAAGAAATCCTATTTCAGTAAGAATACAAACAAGCTTACAAAAATAATGGAACATGTTGATAAACACGCCACCTCCCAATATAGCTCTGAAGAAAAATACCGTGTTAATAAATCTGCTGGAAAAAAGTTATTTTCTATGGGATACGTCACAAAAGGGTTAGAACTTATGAATACCGCTATTCAATATCGCCTATCTTGTCGTGATAAATATGATGCTGGTATTTTGTCTGATATGGTTGAATACAATACCTACCACGACCGAATGGTTCGCATTATGAACTCCAGAAAAAGTATGAAAAAATCCGCATAAACTCTATTCTATAAACTACAAAAATAAGAAGCTATTGTTTCTTATTTTTTATTAACACATTTATATAACAGTATCTGGGTTTTGTAACGATTCTACTATGAGTTCTATCTTTTCTATACGTTTGTCTAATACTTCAAAATTTTTGTTTAATGCTTCAAAATAGTCTAGTTGTTTTATTAGGAAACTCTCAAGTGTTGATGCAGTTGTATTAACAGTTGTATTTTTTATGTGTTTAGTCGTAAGTAAATGTCTGTTAAAACATGTTTTATTATCCGTGATAAAATTACACTTTTCACACGAATATCTACCACTATTAATATTTGAAATATGCTTTGGTGTTTGTAAATGTCGTTCCCAATTTGTTTTTCTGTTTGTTTTAAAGTTACAAACTTTGCACTTGAATTGAGACATTATATTACAATATAAAGTAGTTTTTATATGTTTAATTTTATTAACACATTAATTGTTTTGAAACGGTTACCTCTTTCAATACATTTCGCATAATTTGATTACGAAATTTGTTTGTTTCTTGTTCGTTTCCTCCACCTAATATATTACACGCAATATTCATGAATAATTCACATTCTTTTGAATTAGTTACCAAATGGTCCGGGTTTTCTTGTTGCCATATTGGTAGTAGCTCATAGTTTTTATTTGCTACTTTTTCCACAATAGATTGTAACTTATCCTTTTGTTCATTATCCTTTTCCCATTTATTATCCTCCTTAATATACACTGTTTCACGCTTCAAATCAGTACAATGAAGAGGGCGGTTATAAACATCCAACTGATTTAATTTATTCATGAAAATACGAGATATACCCTGCACATACCCCAGGCGACCTGTCTCTGCAATGTCAGAAGGACACAACTCTAATGTATTAATAAAGTCTTCTATATTCATTGCATCTTTACATTTTTCATTCAAGAAAATGTTCACATTAAAATTATTATTAATCGTCGTATTAACATTGTTAGTAATTGAATTATTTTTTCCCATATTACTTACTATTGTTTCTAAATCTACATTACGCTCTTCCATCTCTACAATTTTTTCCATAAGAGCGTTTTGTTTCACTAGGAACTCCTTAATCAAATGAGCATCTTCACTATTTCTGTTAGCATTGCTTTTAGTAGGCTCGTTTACCATATTCTTGTGTTTAGTTGTCTGTAAATGTTTTGTGTAATCAGATTTATTATTTGTATAATAGTTACACGCTTGACAAGAGTGTTTTTTACTATTCATAACCAATATATGTTTTCGTGTCTGTAAATGTCGTTCCCAATGGTCTTTTTTTCTTGTTTCAAAATTACAAACTTTACACTTAAATATTTTTGGGGGACAAGGTCGTGACATTTTTTACACTGTATAATTTCTAATTATATTTTATTTACATTGTTTTACGTAATATTTTTTTTTTTTTTAAATTA